AGAAATCTGATTGCATATATTACTTGATTCTGTTGAGAAACCGAAGTGAATTTATAGTTGTCCAAATAGGATTGAAAGTCTTGTGAACCTAGCCGAGTAGGTGGAATTTCTATTCTATCCAAAAACTGATTTATATAGGAAAGATAACACTCAACCGTTCTGTCCGAATAATTCAAGTACTTCAATTTTTGTTCGCAAATCTTGTAATAGTCGGTCTTTTTCATGTTCTAAAGTATTAATAATGAATCAATTAACTAGAGTTGCATATATAATATAGTTATAAAACATTTTTATCCCACACATCATATTTGAGATTGATTGTTATCTCATTTATATCTTGATGTTCTTCTGAGACAATCTCAAGTCCTTTAAATCTACCAATACCTTCAATCTCAATCCATTCATCACTCTTCTCATTGAAAGAGTTTTCATATTTAACTTTTGATGTTCTATCAACCCACTCTTTCATCCATTTTTCAATATTATTTTCCATAAAATAAAACGTTTTATAACAAGGTATATGTGAAATACCTTATAATGTTTCTACTAAATTATTAAGTTCTGTGGTAAGGTACTTCACATATACCCAGCCGTTATAAGTAATATTATTTTTGTTTTGAGTTTATTAAATTATAAGATGGTTCTCCCATATCATACTCAGCATGATTATTATACAACCAACCTTTTTTCTCAGCAACATCTAATTCTTTTCTCGTGAAATATCCCATAATTTCAATTTCACCAACTACCTCAACCCCACTATAATTTTTATGTTTATTTGGTATAGTGTCCCAAATTTCAATTAGTTTTTCTTGTGTCATAATTTAATTTTTTAATAGGTAAAACAAAAATAATACATACTTATAACAAATGATAAACAACATTAAAACGATTGTTTATCATCAACCGTTATAGGTAATATTTGCCGACACGCCAATAAAACCTATTTGTACTTCTATTTCCATCATATCTGTCAACGACAGCAGTTCTAAATCCCTTAATTTTTACAATACTTTTATAATAAGGTTTACCGTTATGTGCTTTCATTTTAAAGTGATTGCAATTAATAATCTTGAAACCCAACCTCAAAATACTACCTATAACAGCACCTAACAAAAATTGGCGGCTTTGTGGTTTATTGTAGTTCATTGCTTTGTATTTAATTTTTTTTATAATTGAAAATTTGTGCTTCGTAATCGCCAACTTCTGTTAGCCGCAAAACGTTATAGGTAATTGTTTTAAAAATCCCAACGCTCGGTTTCAGATTCAACAACTTCTAATTGCTTTTGTAATGCTAAAATTTCTTTCTCAATATTCTTAATCTTTTTCTCTTTAAATGCTTTAATGTATGCTTTTAAATGCTTTGGTTCGCAAGTATTACCTTCCGTTCCATCAGAAGATGAGAAACCAGCATTTTTTCCTCCCCACCAATTTGATGTAGCTGATAATTTAATTTTACCTTTTTTATCAATTCTAAATTCAATATAAGGTTTTTCGTCTGTTGTATTTGGAATTTTCATATTTAAACCATTTAATGCCAACGCTAATTTTTAAAACAACTACCTATAACACAGTATTGGCAAAATGCCACAGATAGTTTGTGCCTTGAATTTAAGTTTGTACTGGTGGCACTTCGCCAATACCCAACCGTTATGTTTAATTTTAAAAATTTTATGAATTTGTTTTATGCTTCGCAATCCACTCGTCATAAGTCACCATATTTTTGTTCAACCACTCCAACGCATATTTGTTATTTTCTTTAAAAAATTCTCGTTGCTCTTCTTCTGTTGGTATTCTACTTGGCCCATCAGACATTTCTCCACAAAAACATTGCGTTGGTAATTCACCAGTAACCATTGATATAAACTTATCGGTTATTTCTTTTGCAAACACTTGGTATTCTCTTTCGTATTTCATATTTTTTTATTTGTATAAAATTTTTAAAACTAAAACATAACAACAAATAAAACACATTAAAACGATGTTTTATTTGCAATCGTTATAAACAATAAAAATTATTTAAGTTTCGTCTCATCTAATATCAGGGAAGACAAAACATTAATAACATCATCTTTATTTAACCAAGGTGGATATTGTGTTTCCATTTCACTTAGAAATGACATATAAAGATGTTTTATCTTCCCTTTCAGTTCATCTCTAACTATTTGTTTCTTTTCTAATTTTTGTTCGTGTGTTAAATCCATAATTTTTACAGTTTATAACAAGGTATATACGAAATACCCCATTAAGGTTTGTACTAAATTTAAAGTTCGTGATATGGGTACTTCGTATATACCCAACCGTTAGGTTCAATCATTAATTTGTTTTGAATCGCCTATCATATTTTTAATTCTATCAACTTCTGTTAAGTGTTTTTCAATTCGTTCTTTGAATCTATGTTTATATTCCTTATCGACTTCACCCAAGTCAGTTGTTTCAAGATATTTTTTAGGTAATCCTTTACCCATAGTTTCCTTGAGTTTATTTTGAAAATACTCAAGTTCTTCGTTTGTGTTTTTATTTTCCATATTTTTAATTTTTACAAAGGTAAAACAAATTAATGACAAAACCTAACAAATGATAAACAACATTAAAACGATTGTTTATCATGGGACGTTAGCGGTAATTTAGTTTGACGTTCAATCGGTCAATTTCTTTATATGCTGCTTCTAAATCTAATTTCAATTCCTTTTTGTCATTTTGTACTATTGCAAGTAAATCTAACGTGTTCTTATGTGCTTCCACCGCAGCAATATACTGAAATAGTGGAATATGAGTTAAACTACCGCTAACAACACCTAAATCGCTATTGGCGGTTTTGTCTAAGTTTGAAGTTTTGTTTTTCATATTAATTTTATTTTAAGTTTATAATTTAGTGTTTCAAATCTCCAACAGCGTTTAGCTGCCATACGTTATAAGTAATAAAACAAAAATTATGAGTTTTTAATTTCACAATATTTCTTCTTTACCTTAACTGTATAAGAACCCATCATACTTGACCAAATTCCTTTGTAATCGTTTTTCAATTCTTTTTCCACATGTATCACTGAACCCTCTGGTATTCCATTGTGTTCTTTTATTATTTTTACTTTCATATTGTATAATTTTTGTTTTACATACTTATAACAAAGTGTAAAAAACATTAAAACGATTTTTTACACTCATCCGTTATGTTTAATTGTTCGTTCCTCACAACTACACTTCGTTAAACATAACAAAGTATAAATGAAATAAAACAAAAATTAAATCATATCCATTATATCAAATCCAAAATTTGATAAATTAATTAATTCCGTTCCAGATTCATCAAAAATTCTCATATCTCCCCATTTAATATGTGGGTCAATAATTACACTTTTTTGGTTAAATGTTCCTATTTTGTATTTTTCAGTACCATAAATTTTTGTTGACTCTTCCGCTATATACAAAGAACTATCTTTTACTTTTGTTCCAACTGCTGCACCACAAATAAAATCAGAATTAAGTTCTGAAATTAATTTATCAAATTTTTCTTGTTTTTCTCTAAAGGTTTCCATATCTGTTTAGTTTATTTTTGTTTTACTACTTATAACAGGGTGTATATGTAATGATTTTACTACATCTAATCAACCTTGTCTGTTAATAATTATATTCATTTCTTCTAATAAAGTTCAGTGTAAATCACTACATATACACCCAACCGTTAGTGGCAATGCTAACAAAACGAACAGCACCAATAATCTTTTGCATACCAATGTCTATTTTTAGTTTTACAATAGGGGCATACTTCTAAAGCACTGCCACTAACACTATGTAAAAGCAATTTAAGGCGTTCTAATTCCTTTTCTGCTTCTTTGATAGCTTCTTCTACTTTTTGTTTCTTTGTCATATAATTAAAATTAAACTGCTTTTGCATCTATACGTTAGATGTAATTGCACCAAGTGTTGCACTTCCAACACCAAGGACTCACAAATAATCCATTACCATTTTCATCTTTAGTTTTTACTGGTTCGCAACTACATCTAACAACAGATATATTCAATTGTTTTTCATAGTCTTTAACAACCTGTAATGCTTTTAAGTATTTTTCTTCTGTAATCATATTTTTTATTATTTAATAAACAACTGAATATATCTGAGTATCGTTATAAGTAATATTTTTGTTTACATAACCTTTTGTTAATGGTTCAGTCATATTTATAATTATTAATTTGTATAATTTTCATCTTCTTTATACCAAAAAGGCTTTTGATAAACTGGCCTAATGTTTTTCCAGATAATGCTTGAGTAATCTTTTCCGTCCAACATACAGAATATTATAGTCCTATTCATGGATGTTTCAAAATTAAGTATTTCAGCTATCTCCTTTCTTGATAAACCCTTGTTAGTTATCAGATTATACATAATCTCTTTTGCACGTTCTTCTCTAACCTTAAACTTTATTTTAAGATCATAGATGACATTTCTAACCCAGCTATCAAATTCATCAGGGACTTTTTCTAGCATAAGACTAAGATCTTTACCCAGCATAAGGCTTTCCCAAATATCGACATTGGAGAAATTTGTAAGGAGTCTGTGCAATCTTACATACTCCTCACCTTTTATTTTCATCCTTAATTTAGATTTAAACCTAAGAACAAATCCTTCATGATTATTTTCAATTAATGTTTTTAGCTTCCTGTAGTCCTCTATTCCATAGTATTTTTTGACTATTTTAAATCCAATATTGTTTATTAGATTTTTTAATCTTATATCATTACCATCTTCGTAAAGATCTACCTCATACCCCGTTTTGTTTTCTATCATCCCAAGTAAAACAAGATCCTCAAAATCATATTGACAAACTATACGGTTTTCATTATAGATAATCTCAAAGAGGTAGGTATAATCCTTATGTAACTTTTGGTAATCATAAGAACTAAGCATTTCAAATCCTTTTACTGCTTGATCGGAAGAAAAAGAACCTTTTGTAGATAATATCCATTCATTTTCATAATAGAAAAGTATCCCCAAAGATCCGTCCATTTTTTCAAACACATCAAATTCTTCATTGGGAATTGTTTCCATTTCTTCCATATTAAAGAATTTAGGAAATGTTCTTGCTATCAGATTTCCTTGCGTATCGAGAATAGTACCTCTCATATTTAAGGTAATATTATCCCACTTTTTTTCAAACTGACAATCCCTACTGTAGTTGTAAATAGAAATAGGATAAACTGGATGGTCGTTTTTTTCGACCAATCCGGCATCAATATATTCCTTAAGTATGTTTAAATCGTACTTCTTTTCCATTTCCAGGATTTTTCTAAATTATCAATATCAAATTCTTCTAGCATATTATCTGCTGCTCCAAGAAATTCTAGTTTACCCCAATGAGGTCTACTCATAAACTCTTGTTGTTTAACCCTTCTCATCTGATCAAACTGATGAAATCTCATATGATCTTTACAAAGATTTGCAACAGTATCAACGTCCGCCCCTAACCCTTTAATCCATTCTTGCACTTCTTCATTAGACCAAATAAATTTTGCTACTTCGGTATCATGCCCAGGACAGGTTGGAAATCCGTTCTTAGGATTAATCTTTACTGTATCGTGTTTAAATAGATCGTGCAAACATCCAGCTAAAATAAGATCAGGATCATTAGTCTGCATAAGTCTTTCAGTCACAATCTTAATATGCTCGAAAGCGCTTTCCTCTGGATGGAAATCAGGTCTTTCTCTTAACCCCTTTAATGCTTCTAAACGAAACATAACAGAGTGTGGAGGATTTGTATTTTGCAATAGCTCTAAAAATGTCATAAACTTCATACCGCAATTATAATAGAAAATTCCCGAATAAAAAACCCGATTCTAAAAAAAGAATCGGGCTTTTCGGTATATGGAGAAGCAAGAAAAAGGATTTTTAAGCCCTTAAACTGCTGGAGATGTATAATATACTGACATAAACATAAAAAATTTCAATGTTCTTTGAAAAATTCTCGGAGTTCGCGAGTAGAATGAATATATAAAGAAAACAAAAAAACGATATGGAAAAATATCAAGCGTTTAGAAAGATCCAAGAGGTTAGGAGACCAAAAAAATGCCCGGTTACTAATTTTAAACCTATAAGAGAATCTGAAATTTATAAAGATATGATTGCAATGGGATTTGTTGAGAGATTAGCAGATAACCCAGAAGGAATTGAAGTTGTAGGAACAGAGGAACAAAGATACTTTAAAGATAGATTGGGTAATATCGCTTTCTTCCATCCAGCTTTAGCAGGAAGTAAAAAGAACTTCCCTTATTATAATATCATGCACAATGGAAGTATTAAGATATGGTCAGGTACTTCTAAATCATCAGAATTTGCAAGATTAAATACAGATCTTAGAAGAGCTTGTATGACAGTAGAAGATTACTTATATAAAATGAGTTTTTTAGTTAAGTATTTGATCCAACGTCAAGGATTTCCAGTTACCGACAACGATCTTTACAACAACGAGTCTTATAAAGAGCTTATTAGAAGAAAAATGGAGGAAGATCCTTCATCAATTCAAAAAATTGAATTACCTCCTAGCTTGAAGAAAGAGGAGCTTGGTCAAGGTGCAAGTCTACTTAAGAGATTTGGAGGATTTGAGGACTAATTAAAATAAAATACTAAATTGGAACTGTTACAAATAATTATAACTGGAATTTTTTCACTTGCTGTTGCATTAGGATCTGTCTGGTTAAAGCATTCATTAGATGTCAAAAAGAAAGCTTCTGACGATGATAAGTATGAAAGCATATCACAGAAAGATGTTGATACAATGCTCGAAATACAAAATTTTATAGATTGCTTTAGAGAAAAGTGGAATTTAGATAGGATAGGCATTTTTCAGTTTCATAATGGTGGTAAATTTTTTCATGGTGTACCTATGAAGAAATACTCACAGACTTTTGAATCAGTTTCACACGGTGTTTCAAAATCGAAGGAACACAACCAAAGTGTTTTTGTTACTGAACACCCATCTTTAATTAAACATCTAAGTGAGAGAGAATTTTTCTATGTTAATGCAGAAGATCCAGTGTTAGATTATATTAGGGGTAAAGTAACAGACGAAGGTATCTTACAAGTTATATCTGCACCAGTTAGGACCTTATCTGGACAATTAACAGGATTTATACAATTACATACAGTAAAGCACAAAATTAAAATAACCAAAGAATTAGAAGAAGAGGTTGTAAACCTAGTATCTAATATTTCCGGCTATTTAGTTAAGTAATTTAAAGGGAAAAGAATTAAAATGGCAGATCTAAAGCTGCCTTTTTTATGTGCTCTACTTTAGCCCCATACTTCCCCATAGCCTCTACCATTTGTCCTTTGGACATTTTATTGAATAGGGAATTCTTATCTTCAACTATACAATCTGCTTCTTCGTCACCTAATGAGTTATCCCACACTTCGTAGAAATATCCTAGTGCATGATCCCATCCATAAACAAATTCTTTTTGCTCTTCGAGCTTTACTACATACCTACTCATTATTATTCATTTTCTGGTTGATTAGTTTCTATTGTCCATGGGACATGAATTATTTTAGGTTCTACTTTTATAGAAACCATTTTCATTTTTTTCCCGTCGATTTCAATTTCTCTTTCTTCCCTTATACCTCTTTCGATGTCCAATAAGTGCTTAAGCCTTTGCGGTATAGGTAAAAGATCCGAAGGAGTACATGTTTCACAAAATCTTTTAGAATACCACTCATCTGGGATTCTTTCATCCGCAACGATGGCAATTCTATCAGATAACTTAGAGATCTTTAAAGGAAAAGAAACCACATTATCCTCTATAAGCTTTTCTAGATTTTCATAATTAAAATTGATTATCCTGTAATCTCTTTCACCTTCTACAGATACGGAAAAACAATTTCCTCTTTCTCTTGGATAATCCCCAAGAAATCCGACTAATGTTACTGTGGTAATGTCAGTTGCTAATTTTAAATTTTCTTTTATATTCATGGTATTATTTCTCCTTGTTGGACTGAATCTAGTATTTCTCCTCCTATAACTTGTACCTTGTACTCAGGAAAAAAATTACCCTTCCTTGATTCAAGTATAATCGCAGACCCTCTTTTCTTTGTTAGTTTTACTGCTTCACCTTCCTCAAATTTTCTAAAGGTGATTTCAGCAGTATTCTTTTTTAACCACCCATCTAGATTCTCCCTTTTATCATTCTCCCATAATTCCTCTTCTTCGTCATATCCCCAAGCTTGGATAGTAAATTCATTTGAGGGTTGGAATTTTTCTAGACCATCATTGCATCTTTTACACATAATGTTTTGTCGGTGTCTTCCTACTTCTTCTTCTCCTTTGAATATTGTATATTCTATAACGTTTGCTGATGTCATGATAATAATTTTACTATAATATTAAGATCTATAATGTTTCCTGTAAATCCATTTTTTATAATTGTACTGAACTCACCTCCGTTATATCTAAAAGTGTTCGTTTCAAGATCATACTCAAAAAGATAACTAGGGAAAGTACCAAAAACACCATCAACTATCCGATGAGTTGCCCATGTATTTTTATTGGTGTATGGGTTTTTCCATTCTACCCATCCTGATTTTTTTAATGTCTCCTCACTTATTATGAAATTAGAAGCAATTTCGTTACGTAAAATCTTTGATATCTCCTCTACTGCATCAATCCCGTAATTTTTATCTAGATCGTGAATTTCTTCGTGAGTCATCTTAGCAGGTATAGATTGACCATATTTTAATGCGATTTTGTCATAATCCCGGTCATAGTAATCCCCGTTTTCTTTTTTGTGCTTCTTAATCTCCTGGTGTAGAAGTATTTCTAATAATCCAACTACTGAGCAATCTCCTTTGTCCCATGCCATCCATAGGTTGAGTATCTCAGGATCTTTCTTATCTATAAAAAACTCCAAATCGTGCCTTGGTTCTAATCCGTTCATTATATTAATATTTTTTGTTTGTTTTTAAGCTCACTATTGAGATATTTTGCTATTACTTGACCATGACAAAGGAAATTCTTCTCAGAGCCGTCTGCAGGCTTATTACAGCACCAACATCCAAGGACTTTACCCTTTAGCTCATCTATATCATTAATTAATCCTGAGGTATGTAAATACCTATCAAAATTATCAATAGCCTCTTTTCTAGAACCTACCTGAAATTCTGCTTGAGTCTTATCCAGATCCTTGTGCGTAAATGGATTAGCCCATTTAGATGGTCGTCCAATATAAACATCGTGATTGTACTTTCTAAAATGCACAACGTATGTTATTCCGTCTTTTCTTTCAAACTCCTCCATGGTTGAACTCTGATTATACTCATACCTTTTACCGTACCTATTGAGAATGTTCCATACTCAAGCATTAACGAGTTTGCTTCACAATACATGTAAGCAGTCCATCTTTCTAGAGGCATTCCATTGGCTTCTGGTACTTCAATTATTTTTTCTTTCACAGAGCAAGAGTAAGAAAATTCTACGGAAGAAAAAAATCATTCCTTCTTTTTTCCAGCTATAAATTTTTCAAACTTTTCTAGAAAAATGGAAACAGCAACTAATCCTATAGTTAAAACAATAGGTTCTGCTATATAGCCTAATCCTGCCATAATTCCCATTGAGCTTGCAACCCACACAAAAGCTGCTGTTGTTATTCCTTGAATCTTATCGTCGTTCTTTAATATCGTTCCTCCGCCTAAAAATCCTATACCGGTTATTATCTGTCCTATTATTCTAGTAGGATCAACTCCTATAATATGGATAGCAGATTCCTTTGATACCCAGGTTAAAACGGAACATCCAACTGATATAAGAATCATAGACCTAATACCTGCTGGTTTTCTTTTTAACTCCCTTTCAACCCCGATAATAAAAGCACAAAAAGCAGATGTTAATACTGCATGCCATAAATCGATGTGTGTAAATATATTTCCCATTTCTTATTATATACTTAGAATGTTCTGCCTCTTTTCCATCCTTGAGATTCATAAAAGAATAATTCATCTTTTTTAATCTTTCTTGTAGAAAATTGTGGATGACAAACCCAGAAGGTTCCAAATTGCGAATTCTTATTCCCTGTCCTATCTACATTTCTCATTTTTTCTAATGACTCTTCTTTATGTTTTTTTCCTTTAAACGTATCAAGTCTAAATGCACCAGCTTCATAAAGTTCTTTAGCTCTCTTTCTAGCTTTCTCTCTACTTTTTTTTGTTTTTTCTATGAATTCTTTTTTATAATTTTCGTTCTTTAATCTTTCTTTAAATTCCTTATTACCTGCTATTAGAAAATCTTTAGCATGTTGTTCATTTATAAATCCACCCCCTCCCCCTATCTGTAGATTCATACACATAGGATCATTTAAAAGATCCTCATTTACGATTTCTTTTTCCCTGTTTTTTAATAAGTCCCTTGATTTTAGAAATTCTAAGATTTCTTTTTTGTGAATGCCTTTTCCGTATTTCTTTACGGAATTTTTAATTCTTTTTCCCCCTCCAAAATAACCATCATCTAAGTTATCAGTAGAGTGCATTCCAATGTAGTATCGATTATTCTTAAGACATGTTATCTTATAAATATAATGATACTTTCTTTCTTTTCTTGCCATAATCGTAACCTTTATTTAGACTATATATCTAAATAAAGGTACGAAATGGGGGCTGTGGATCCGAGGGGATTCGAACCCCTGTCTTGTTCAATAAGCTAATTGCGTTCATTCACAGGCTTAGATCCGGTTTATCAGACTCCGGTCAAACTGTTTAACTATCTTTTTTGAACTGGCTTTAGCCTCAGCCAGCGAACCTACACTATCAGCGCTCCTTGGATTTCTCCGTGGACTGTTGCCTTTCGACTCAGGGGCTCTGGTGTTTTTCGATTGTGGGTAATATAGCCCCTTTTTCCCCGGTTTTCAAATTTCTGTTCCTAGGTAATTGAGACCCGATGGTTAAGCTGCTAATAGCATCTCAACTTCATCTGAAACCTCGTTAGAGATCCCAGACTCCATGATGTTCATCACATCAAGGATATTATAAACGTTGCCGTTTGTTGTTTTGATAGGTAATTAAAGTGTTTCCATCTAACACTGCCTGTATCACGTCAAAGAACTTTCATTGCCAATCAATTCCGATCGGACCCTTATTATATATATTTACTTACTTAAAAAAACCTCATCAGCTAATCCTAGCATAACAGTTTCTTCAGCAGTTAATATCGTATCAAAATTAAGCATCTCTTTTAGAACTGCTCTAATCTCTTCTCTCCTAGAAGATATGCTTCTAGAAAATTTGTAATTAATCTCTGCAGGTTTTGGGTGTTCTAAAGATTTCTGTCTGTTCATAATTGAACTCAAAACCTTAGCCATATACCCATTACCCTCTTCTTCGTCTTTCTCCATCATGATATCAAGATAGATGTTCTCCATATCATAATTAATCCTTTTACCCTCATCAGACCATTTTTCAAATATCTTTGTATGTCCAGAATTTCCATTATATCCATAATGGATCATGAACTTACTGTTAGGCATCATTATTCTACGATCTGCAGATTGTAAGATAATACTTCCCATACTCATAGCATGTCCGTACACCTTAATAGTACAATGGCAATTTGAATTTCTAATAGCATCATAAATAGCCATTCCGTGATACCAGTCACCCCCTGGATTATTCATAACAATAAAGATTTCCCTATCCGGACCTCTTGACTCTAATAAGTGCATAGCCTTAATAAAATATTCAGTCATGATGTGATCTACTCCAGTCTCTCCCCCTTCGTAGTTATATCCCATACTTCCCATATAGATAGTTCTAGTATCTAAATCAAGGTTATGTTCAAACCAGGTAAGTACAAAATCGTTATCGCGGAGTTTTTTTGCCATTACCTATATTATACATTAAAGGGAGAAGGATGTTTCCACTTAAAGTGAAAATTCAAAGCGATCTTTCATTGCTTGGATTTTATCATCAGGTACTCCGTGAGTGTTTTTACCTCCGTGTCTGTTTTCTACAATTAAGGTAAAGATAGTGTATCCTAATTCTTCGCCAAGAAGTTTATAAGATTCCATTTCCCATTCTTGAGTAAAGGTATTAGATACTACTACGACTGGTTCATCATTCTTCATAGCATCCATTACTTTATGTCTACACCAATTGTGAGCATCTTTTAATTTGGAAGGATCAAATTTATATTCGCTATTTTCGTCCATGAAGAACATATCAGCTTCATAGTGAACACCGCCTAAGGATCTAGCAAATGTTGATTTACCGCTTCCTGGTAAGCCTCTAACTATATAAAGTTTTCTTTCCACTTATTCTTTAATTTCTGTGTAATAATAAGGTCCTGCATAAGTTGGATACTCTAGCGGATACATTTTTCTTCTTTCTAAATCCTGTGATAATTCTTCAATCATTGGTAGGATCTTATTTAAGAAAGATGGAGTTAATGGACCCCAAACATTTCCTAAAGATATACCACTTGGTGATATAATCTCAGTAACTGTAGAATCTGACTTCTGTGTTTTGAATTCGAATTTGCAGCATAAAGAATGATCCTTTCTTAGCCTAGTAAGAAATAATGTATCCGATGGCTCCTGCCATTTTACTAACAGTTGTATTTTTTCAGATGGATTTTCTTTTGAGAATGATTTAAAACTGCAAAGAAGAAAAATTAAAAATAAAAATTTATTCATATGATCTTTTTTATATCTTATCTAGGTTATTCAATTTTATTTCATTCCTAATTCGTTAAACATTTCATTTTTTATTACTTCTTGATCATCAGTTAAATAATCCTTAGAAGAAAGCCAAATAAATAATTCTCCAATACTGAATCCATTTACAGACTTGGTCATTTTTTCCTTATATTCTTTTGACCTATTTTTAAACTCGTGCCCACATTCACAAGGGGTGGACCAGCATTCTATACAATCACTAAGTGCCATATTAATAAACCTTTCTAAATAATTCAATTACGTCCCATGAATCTTCTAATGAGTCGTGGCTCACAAATGGATCTAGTCCCGCTCTTTCTTTACAAACTGTTAAATCAGGTAAAGCTGTATCATTGTCCCAATCAGCAAAAAGAGGACTAGGGTCTAATACTCTTTGACGGATTCTTGTGTAATGATAAAACTTTTCAATATGATCAATAAACTTCTTATCAAATGTTGCAAAGTTTTTACCCGCAGCATTAATAGTTATTGGGCCATTAGATTCTCTTAATGATGATACTTGCTTAATTGAATTCTCAGTTGACTTTTGATCCATCCAATTAATTTGTTCTAACAATGAGATATGCTCTTTTTTCCCTTCATGATATACTAAATTCCAAAGATAGAAATATGTAGGAATTGCAGAAGGGTATAAGAATACGCAATTTAACGAATGTCTTAATCCTTCTTTATCCTCTACAGTCTTAAGAGTTTGATATCTGGAGATTGCTGCAATAATCCTAGAGTTCATATTAATAGCAAATGGGCTACCAAGGATTTCGTCTCTTAGGATATAGATGTTTAGCTTTGGACATTCCTCGAACGGCAATTTTGTTGTTGTGTCTTCTAGGATTGCTGAGAATGTCAGGATCTGGTATTTCTCCGAATTTAAACCAGTTGTTTCTAGGTCAATTGATACGTACTTCATTTTGTTTTGGGATTAAAATTATAAACTTTTTCTGCATATCCATTTACACAGGGTCTACCGGTATTGTAGCACCCAAATACAGTTTTCCAGTTACCATATTTGTCGTATAGATGTCTTAGTAATTTCATTGAGGTTTCCACATTAAAATCTATATCGCAAAGTATTCTTTCTTTGGGTATCTTTTTTTTCCACATCATCTCTGCGGTACCTGGCATAATCTGCATTGGACCAAGTGCTCCTGCAACAGATACCCTCTCGGGATTATACTTCCAATCAAAAGGACCAGTGTACCTAGTTTCTATATAGGCAACACCTAAGGCATATCTAAGAGGAACATTATAAGCTTTTGCGTGTTTTTCTATTGAAGAAAACATAGCAACACATGCTGGTGAGCTTTGCTGAAAAATACAGGAATTAGATAACCCCTGATTTTTTTCTATCTCTGTGGAAACATAATGTCTTATCGGAACACTTATGATACCCAAGATTGCAAAAAAGAAAAGAAGATTCCTATACTTCATGGATTTTTATTTTAATGGTTGTACATATCTAGACTGAATACTATTAGCGTAAAGATTAAATATAGATCTTCCTACTGAATCCTGGTAGATCGTATAATCCCCACTTTTTCTATCAATGACCATCAGTTCACCTCTTTCATTAATAGCTACCGATGTTTCTTGAATAGATTTAGTCTCCTTTGCAGTTGTAACTGTCTTTGGTGCTTTTGTAAAATGATAAATCTCACAAACAGCATAGCCAAGAACTACTGCAATACTAAATAAAAGGATTCTTCCAGCTTTTTTAGTAAGCTCGGTCAACTTTGAGATAATTTGTTGCTTTTCCATCTTTGTTCAATTTATAGTTATGAGGCAAAGATAATAGAAAATTCTATAGGAAAAAAATGTTTTCCTAAATTTTTATTCAGAGTCCTTAGTAATAATGATTTTAGATTCTTCTTTATTACCGCAGTTAGATTTAAGATCCTCAGGAATGCTCTTAGCTTTTTCCCAGAAGAATTTAGGTACCTTACCACAAGTTTTACAAATAATTATTTCAGCAGGAAGAAGCTCTTCTTGCCCCGAAGGACTAACTAAAGGGGAAAGTCTTTTGAAAAGCATTGAAGATTCCCAAAGAAGATTCCCTGCCTCGCATTTTATCCATGGTTCTTGTGAAAGATCTAGTTTTAATGATTGATTATCCATTCTGGTCTATTATTTTTTTATATTTTTCATAGTGTGGTGAATTCCACTTATTAGTGAAAAGAGACACGTAAGTTTTTATGCTATTATTATGATCCCCTCTGTTTTTTGTATTGTTGGATACCTTTATGCACTTTAAAAGATCCATAACAAATTCTTCGCTTTCAGAAAGACTTTCTTTTAAAAGAGATCTTCCCTCGTCTTCAAGCTCAAAAAAGCAATTAATAAAATTTCGGGATAGCTCATCAGAAGTAATATGAGCATCTGGATTTAATATCCATCTTTTAAAATCTCCAAAATCATTTGTTTTGGAGCGATCAATTATCTGATCTTTATTGTACCATCTTTTGTGAAACGACATATCTAATAAACTTATCCTTAAATTATAGGACAAGCTTAAAATTTAGTTTCGTATCAAAAAAGACCTCCGAATCTGTCTAGCAATTTTGCTCCTGCTTCTAGATCCTTATCAAAGCCTTCTTCTGGCGGTGGTAAAACAGTTACTAGTCTTGGGTCCTTGTTTACTAATTCTTTAACTAAATCATCATATCCGGAAGATTTATCCTTGATTGATTTAATCAGATTATTTGCTTCCGCTTGTGAATAACCTACAGATAATATAATTTTCTTAATAAGATGGAATCTTATGTACTCAAGTTTTATTATTAAATCTTCTAACGTATAAATTGGTCTAACAAGTTCTGGGTTTCTTGTCATTTGAGCAGGCCTATCAGAATATGAAGCTATTCTTCTGATGTATCCATTGGTAAATATTGCAACATTAGCTTGGTCAAAAAAATCATTAGACAGAACTAATGTTCCCCTTTTCTTTTGAATATCCTTAGAAACTATTTTAGTCCCCATCCTTTCAAGGGACTTCCAAACTGGAAGATCTGTAAAATTAGTATCAAATGGATTTAAAAATTTAGAATTTTTCCTAGATGCTTGTACTAATCCGTCAATAATTATTGCTAATATATTTTTTCCGTCCCTATCAATTCCACCATTGTTATAATAATCAGGCAATAATAAAATGCCATTGTCTCTAAGATCGCTGAATAATTTTAGCCAAACATATTCATCTACATTTAAAGCATTAAAAGGGATTGTTGAACTTAATCCTGCCATTAATCCAGGAATCCTTATATCTTTTCCAGCCCATCTAATTACAATAAACCCTTGTGGATTGACATAAATTCTTTCAAAGTTGTTATCAGAAACAAATGAAGAAAACTTTCCTTGAGATGCAATTTTTGGAACAATGTATTTAAGCTGATCCTTAGTTAGCTCTACACCATCAGGATATTTTAATGCTTCATTTAAAAATTGGGAAAACTTAAGTATATTTCTCATTTTAAAGATAGAAGATATTTAAGTTTAGAAACACTACCAATTAGCTCGTCAGTCATATTCTGAAGATCAGATTCTTTAAAATACCCTCTTAATGTTATAAGACATTCTAACATTGAAGCTAACCAAGAATTATTATCCACGCTAGAGAAGTTTATAAATTCACATGATGAACCAAAATTTATTCTTCCGTGATATCCCTGGTATGATTCAACCAAAGTATCAAGACCTTCGTCAATGGATGAATAGGTCATTCCATAAGCATTATGTTGTGCATATGATTCTGTACCCCAGTGCATTATTTTTAGCTGTGCTTGAAATAAAAGCAAATTAACAAAATGATCATCTATCGATTTTTCAGATAGGATTGGGTCATTAGATTGTACTGGTGTATCGGTTTTTTTAAATTCTTCAAATGTCATTCTAAATATTATTTGGGTATTTTATATATCCCAAAATATAATCTAGAATAAAGCCCTAACTAGAAGTAGGTTTGGTGAAAGAGGTGCATACCCCATTGCTTCTATAAATCTGTTGATCGGATCTAGAATTACTCTATTGAATTGCTCATCAAAATCTACAGGAGGAGCATATTCATAAGGATAAGACCCATTAAGATATCCAAATACATTATTTTCAGCTTCGTTCTTTGTTTTAACATAATAAAACTTAATCTTCTCTGATGATCTGATTAAACTGTATTTAACTTTGTATTTAGAGTTGTTCAAAACGTAGTTGTGATATCCTGCTGCTCTTACGTGCATTGGACATCCTTTAGCAACCTCAAATTTAGTAGTATCGTTTACAATAAACTTTTCAATGTTGTTTACTGATGTACCTATTGAGATCTGGTCTGGATTCTGTATCTTAAACTCGTTTTTAATGTCCTTTAAGATCTTTACGAACTCACGTATATCGAAAGTCTTACCTTTCTCGAAAATGTGTCTTAAAAGGAACGTAAGCTTCTCTCTAGCAAACGGTGCAGTACCACCTTGAGCTAATTCAATACCAGTAGATTTAATTTTAGAAAGTCTAGGAAAGAGATCTTTGTTGGGATCTTGCCATGCAATGTGCAATACGTATTTTTTCTTACCTAAGAAGACACCTGCATAAGAAAGGCTTTCAAGCTCAAAATCCTGATAGTTATCTGTATTCCATTTCTCTGCATAAATGTCATAGCACTTTTTAATGTATTCTTTTAGTCTGTGCTCATTAAGTCTTTTTACAAATTCAAAATGGTCATAGTTAAATTCGCAAGAATCCATTACAGCACCAAGATTGATATAGTTAGAGTCGGTATCTCCATAGATAATAAAATCTAGGTTAAGCTTTCTTACATTACTAACCCCCATTTTTTCATGTAGCTCAGTATCTAAATGCCACATATCATTAAAATATCTATTAATGATTTTTTCTGCAAACTTCCAGATATCTTGGCCCTGAAGAGTTACGCTTTCTGCTACGTCAGGATTAAACAAAGCAAAGTATTGATTACCCGTCGCTCCGTAGATACTGTTAAGTGTTAACTTAATCCCCTGCTCTGTATTATAGAAGTCAGACGACTTCTTTTGCATCTCGACAAGCTTTTGTTTAAGCTCATCGAGATTCATTGACATGTAATCTATTTCTTCCATATTATACCTCTACTAAACCTATTGCAATCATTGAATCCGACTCTGTTGACTTTACAAGAACTCTATTTTCGTGAAAATGTATTTCCGAATTTTCTTGATCTATGTAAGAGAATTGATTTTTATAAATTGTATAGACTTTAGGATCGGTAAATCCGGTGGCAGTTTTGCCTTTGATTATCATATAATGGAAAGAATTACCTCTTACAGTAACTCCTTCTGAATGTACATCAAAATGAAGTAGCTCTTCTGAATTGGATTCAATTCCAGTTAAAGAAGATATTTTTTGAAAGCTTTCTCTTGAGATCTCAAAGCTAACCTCAGATCCTTCAGTTGAATGTATGCTTCTTTGAATATTATCATCTACATAAGCAAGCAAACTAATATCTGCACATTTTATAAAGATGTTAAGTGATGAAGATGAGAATTTAATACTTGTTGCTATTAAGTCACCCTCGTATGGCTGAGATTCAATAATTAAACTTATTGATTCTTCTGGTCCAAAATATTTGAACACATCAACTAATTTACCTATCTCAAGAAGGCCAACCTTTAATCTATTTGGTGGAAGATCGCCTTCCAGAATATCGTTAAGATCTACATTAACATATTTGATTACAGATTTGTCAGGTGTTCTAACTTTACCAAATAAATTATTTCCTTCTAATTCTAACGGAACACTCTTATCAACTAATTTAAGCTTCTTAAGAAAAGCCATAAAGTTAGAGGAGTTAGCTATTTTAAAATTCCAAGTTTGTGTTTTTTTACTCATTTTCTATATTTGTTTCTAATGTTTCTAATGTTTCTTCTTGTTCGTCCTCTGGATTAAAAATTCTTATTCCGTTATGAAATTCATCCTTTGTATCTCCCATTAGAGATGTTGTTCTTGATGTTTTTCTAGAAACAGAAGAGTTGGCTTTCTCTGCTGCTTTTGATTTAACCTTCTGGTCTTTAATTTCCTGAGTCTTAATCTTTATACTTGATTTACAAGAATTAATTTCTTCTTTTGTCTTATTAATTTCTTCTTTTGTTAGCTTGGTAAGAGGAATTGATTCCAATCTTCTTGATATTTCTTTCCTGTAGGGAGAAAGAAAATCTAGTACATCATCTGCAGATCTTTTTTTATCTGACATAAAAGTTAGAAACTTAAGCTTGGCTTCAAGGAATTCAAGTTCGTCAGTTAAATAAACAAGATCTCTTTCATATCTTTTTAAAATTGTATTTTCTCGGTGTACAATAAAATCCTCCAGATAATCATCAATCTCGTCATATTCTAAAACATTACCATCTTTTACAAATACAATATTTTCAGTAACTATCTGTTTAGTCTCTTTTGCTAATGAATCGCATATAGTTTTAAACTCCTGGTCTGTGCATCTAAATTTTATGCTGATCTTTACTTCCTCTGTTGAGTAGTTGTCCATTTTATAATTGAATCCACTTTTCTCTAAAGCAATATTTAATCTTGTAAAAAATGACTCATATCTTTGTAAAGGAGATATGGAATTAATCTTAAATGTTCTTGCTATAGGATCTATTTCAGTTTCACCCTCAATCAACCATGCGGATCTTAAAGAATCCATTCTTGTAACCTTACCACTAAATCCCTTAAAATAAGGTTTAATTTTTTTTGATCTATTACCTTCAAGGAATGCAACAATATCTTCAGGCTTTCTTGGTAAGATGTTTGACTTGTATCCAACGGCAATACCAACAATATGTGTAGATAAACCAACTGGGTAATCAACATGGATCCAATCAAATCCTCCCTCCTCATTGGCAACATTTAGATCCTTATACTTTTCAATAAGGTCTTTATATTTCTGAGCAATTTTTACTTGAGTATACCTAGGGGCGGAAGGCGAAGGATTAACAGGTGTCCCGAAAAATCCGTCTCCTAGAAGTATTTGGTCTGCGCAGGAGAATGGCCTTGCTAGCTTAGATATTGCTTGAGACATTGAAGAGTCGCCGTGGTGATAAAGTCCAGTACTAAAAACTTCGCCTATAACACCCACAGTCTTTTTAAAAGAACTTGGAGAATTCTGTAGGATTAATCTTTGTACAGGAGTAAGAGCATCGTAGAAATTTGGTATTCCTCTGCTCTGTATGACATATAGGGCATATTTCCTATAGTCATTATTAATTTGATCTGAAATCGTTATTCTTTTCTCCACTAGAATTGTATTTACTTTTTCTAGGGAGCTAATAAAAGAAAGTTTCTTAGGTTATCCTTCCTAATTTACTTAATTTGCCTGCTTGGGTAGATGTAGCTCCTGTAGTTCCAGTAGTTCCTGTAGTTCCAGTAGTTCCTGTAGTTCCAGTAGCTGATGGTGCAGTGGTAGCGGCTAATGCAGATCCAGAAAGGGATTCACCTCTTATGGCTTTATCCATATTTTCTTTACCTATATCGTCCAATTGAATTAAAGCATAAACAAATTTGCCGTTATTCATTTGTTCTTTTTCTGCTTTTGATATAAATTCTTGGAATTCACTATAATCAGAGAATACTTGACATCCCGCTGACCAAGGTCCTACACATATACCTACACCTTTAGTTGATGATCTGTGTATTTCCATACCGCAGTCTTCGGTAGTAACATCTGCTGGTTTATATGTTTCAAATTTAGTAACTCCTACTGGATATCTCCCAACCTTAATTTTTTCACCCTCGACCATCATCTTATATGTTCCGTGACCTAATTTATGTTCTTTAAGGAAGTATAGTGTGTCTCCTGGCATTTTTATACCAGTACCTTTAGGATTAAGAGGATCTTTACCGTAATATGCTAAGCTAGGAACTGTTGTAATTTGATACGGGGTTATATTTGGTCCTAGATTTACTGCTATTGCTCCTGTAGATCCTGTAGAGCCGGTAGCTGCAGCAGTGGCTGCAGAAGGTGTTTTACCTCCAGATGCAATTTTTTCTCTTGCATCTTTCATCTTTTTAAATAAATCGTCCTCCTCGTTTACATTAGAGAATTTATCAAAAGAAATTATATTGGATTCTTTTGCAGCAACAGTACCAGTTGATCCGGTAGCTCCTGTTGTAATATTACCAGGAATAAAATAAATTGAATCTGTAAACCTATCTTGATTTGCAGTTTCTTTTTTTACATCAATAAAATTTCTAACCCCTATTATTACCGCTCTTTTCTCATCTATTTCTTGAATAGCTCTTTTATAATCGCCAACTCCTTTTTCTTGTAGGTAGTTAAGTATTGCTTTAAATGCCCCTGCTGGTATAGGTGTTTTTTCTAACTTAAAAGGTTCAGAAGCTCCACATCCTCTGTATGGGACGGAATCTTTAACCTCTTGAGTTAAAGCAATTTCTCCATCTATAGATCCAGTAACTCCTGAAATATCTCCAAAAAGATCTTTAACCAGTCCTGCAGCAATTCTAGATTTAGCCTCCCTTTCAGTTTCAGGAGCTTTTGGTCCATCCGTACCTGTTGTAGAAATGGTAGTAGCGGGGGTAACTGTTTCCTGTTCTAATATGTATTCCTGAAAGGATAATAATGGCTTTCTCATAAATCTATATATCCCTATTTACCCTTTTTTATTATAAGGGACAAAAATACGGATATAAAAGAAACTAATCCAGAACCGATAAAACCCCATAATAAAAAATCTAGACTTAGGTCAAGTCCAAAGATATTTTTTCTAATTGTATTTAATTGTAGATCATTGAATACAAAGTACAATATAATTGAGGTCCAAAAAGAAGTGCATTGATAACACCCCAACATTTCTCCAAAAAAACTAGATTTAATAGTAACCCAATCTCTAAAAGAGATTAGAATTTTAGAAGAAACTAGTATATGGGTAAATCCCCATACACACATTATATAAAAAATAAAAGCTGTTATCATTATTTGAAAATATCTAGATTTTTAAGGGACTCACAAAACTCTTTTTCCTCCTCGTTAAGATCCTTTGGTACCTTTATATGAAGTTCTACTAAAAAATCTCCCTTGTTTCCATATCCTATATTTGGTACTCCTTTGTTACTAAATTTAAGAACGGTACCAGATACCGTTCCCGGATCGACAACAGCCTTAACAGATTCCCCGGTAGGCATATCTACATCGACGTTAGTACCTAATATAGCATCAATAAAACTTATCTCCTTGGATGTGATTAAATCTATACCTCTTCTTATGAATTCTGGGTCTTGTATTTCTCGGATCTTTATAAATAGATCTCCTGCTTTACCGGGACCTCTAGGATCGTTTCCTTTTCCTTCCACTACGAATTGCATTCCGTCAGAAGCACCAGCAGGAATTTTTATATCAACAACATCTTCAATACTTTTAACACCTCCACCAAAACAAGTTATACAGTTTTCTAAAACTACTTTGCCAGTTCCTTTACAAGAACCGCATTCTTGAACACTGTTTATCTGTACGTATCCCCTGTTTTGGTTAACGGTAAAGAATCCTGATCCATTACAATTTCCACACGTTTGAAAAGACGTTCCTCCATCTGCACCAGTACCATCACAGGAAGAACATTTCTTATTTCTTTTAAGTTTAATTCTTTTGTCAACACCTTTTAAAATGTCATCAAGTGTAATTTGTAAAGTGATATTTAATGATGATCCTTTTACATTACTTTGGTGTGTTTGGCCAAATGGGTTATAATGGGACGCAAAAGGATCTTGTTGGTTTTGCCATTTTTGATTAAATCTATTAAAGATATCATCAAATCCTCCATTCCCACCCATCCCCTTAGTGATGTCATATTTTCTTTTCTTTTCGGGATTACTTAAAACCTCATAGGCTTCAGCTATTTGTTTAAATTTTTCCTCAGAACCTTCTTCTTTGTTCCTATCTGGGTGATACTTTTTAGCATTTACCCTATAAGCTTTTTTTATAGTATCATCGTCAGCATTATCTTGAATGCCTAATATTTTATAATAGTCTATCACTTAGATATTTTTTTTCTTATATAGGAAACTAATGCACCAAGCATTTTATTAATTTCTAAGAATGCTACAGCACCAAAAATTAAAAAACCTAATACAAAAATCCCAACGCTAAAAGCTAAATACTTTATTACTTTTCTAAACCACATTATCCGGATATTTTTCTTCTAATACTTTAAGAAACTTTTGAAGCTTCTCGTTATCTAAAAGATCTTCAAGAACGTATCCCATTAGATCTAATTCCTTTTTCATTTCTGATTCAGGATAATTTTCTTCTATTGATTCTTTTATTGAATGTAAATAGATTCCGCTATCTAAACTCCAATTTGCTTTTGTTAAATCTAGGCCTTCTTCCATGTCTCAATATATTTTAATAAGGCAAGATCCTTCATCTTTACCTCTAATTCTATATCGAAAATTCTGTCATAAGTTTCTATCTTTGACCAGATCCAATCGGAATGTGCTACCTCCTTAGCATTGGAATCTTCAAATATTTTTCTAGAATCTGAGAAATGTGTTAAGGCAGAAATACCATCTGGCCACGTAGATATACAAAGATCTAATGCTTCTAATTCAGTTAATAAATCAGGATTACATTTATGATGTAAAAAATCGTATGTAATAGGGGTTCCGGTTTTTTTGTAAAGAAGTTCGTATAAATCTGTAGGTGTAAATTGACTTTTTTTATCGTCGTTCTCTACAACAAGTCTAGATTTAACTGACTCATTTAATAGATTGTACGAGTCTATAAATCTATTAGCAGCTTCTTCCTTAGATGGCTTTGTAGTATTGATGTGTATATTTATAGGGTAATTGTGGCTTCTTTCTAATCCCATTAAATCCATAATCTGTGCATGTTGATTTAATTCCTTTACTGATTTTTGAACTACGTCTGATCTTTCAGAAGCAATAACACAATAATGAGATGGATGAAAGCTCAGCCTTTGTTTTAGCGATTTTGCTAAATCCCCAGCTTCTTTTAATTTCTCGTGTATCTCTTTAAAATCTGGTAAATCTTCTATTTCATATTCTGAGAACCAGGGAAACATATCAGAGCTCATACGATACATTTCAATCCCGGATTTACCGTTGAATTCTATTATCTTAACTAGATCTGTTACGTTCTTTAGAGCTAACTCCGAAGCATAGTCCAATCCTTTTTCTAGGAAGGTTCTATTAACCATTCCCCTATTTGTTGTGATACCTTCTAGCGAAAGACATATACAACAATACCCCATTCTGTTTTTGTAGATCATTCTACAAATGTAATTAAAAGTTTTTAAGAGACTGTATAATTTTGAATCTTTCCCTCGCAGTAAGTTCGTCAAGGGTTTCCTTACCAGTTGACCTTCTTATGATCTTTTTGAATTGTACAGGATCTGATGTTACCCCCGCTTGTGTTGCAAATTCTCTTACGTCTCTTCTAGAAGGTACCAAATCAATTACCCAGGCTTTAACTGGAATGTTATATTGAAGTGCAAGATTTACTAACCTATTTCCAGAAAATAAATAATAACTTGATTCAGAGGATGTTCTAGTTTCGCCAAAGTTTATGAAACGAATTAATATAGGAGCTGGCAGTGTAAGGCTTCCCGATTGTTTTAGATCATCTGCTAATTTAACAAGTACATCTCCATATGCTTTACCATATGCTCCAGAAGTGATATTGTCAAATTCATAAGCCATTAAGTTCTGGATTCTGTTTATATTAAATTCATCATCAGAAAACAAAGGAACTGTTGCAAAGTTTCCGTTTTTAAAAGGAGATGAAATATATTTATAGAATTTAGTAGACCTTGGAGCTACCTTTCCTATATCCTTATTACCTATAGTAATGTTATGCTGATAAAACTCTAATTTTGCTTTATCATCATAATGCTCAATATCTTCTGCAAGGTCTGGTTTTACCCAATTGATTTTTAATTTCCCCGCAGGAATTTCTTTGGGCTTTATTTCTTGCCCCTCAGCAGAATTTCCTTCCTGCTCTACAACGAATTGTGTTAGACGTAAAATCATTAGAGTATATATCTTTTTCTACTTTTGATTCGAAAGCCACCTTTTTCTTGCTTCTGAAGAATCTCCAAAAGCCATTTCTAGCTTTTCCTTACTATCTTGACTATCCTCTATAATTAAAAGCGATTTATCTTTCATTACCCAATCCCAGTCATCAAGAGCTAAAGATCCTAGGCCTTTTAAATACCTAACATTACCAGAGGGCTTAGCATTTTTAAATTCCTCTAAGTCCCAATAGTATTTCCTTTTTTTGCCATCCCCAACAGATACCAGTGGGATTTTTAATGAGCCTAATCTTTTATTTCTAACTACTGTGGGAAACCATTTATAGAATAAATTGATTATTAAAGATGTAATGTGTGAGCCGTCAGGGTCAGGATCGGTAGCGATTACTATTCTTTTATAACCTACAATTTCAGAATTTCTTGCAGTTGGGTCTAATCCAAGAATGTGCATTAGTTCTAATATTTCTTTGTTGTCAGAAAGATCCCCAATGTTCTTACAGTTTTTTATTTTACCCTTTAGTGCATAAACACCATCTTCCTTTGGGTTTCTTTTCTGTAGGATAGATCCCATTGCAGAAAGACCCTCCACTATAAATAGATTTTCTGCTACTGATTTTTGTGCTGGGAAATATTTATGAGAATGCTTAAGATTAACCTTTTTCTTTTCAGATCTAAGTTTCTTAACATACCCATCGTTCTTACGCTCTTCTACCTTTTTTAAAATATTCTCATACAGTTCAGTCTTAAAAAATGTCTGTAATTTGGATCCAAACTTGCTCGTTAAGACACTTTCGATCTCTTCTCTTGTGGTAACAAACCTAGTCTTGTTTTGATCGCCAAATTTGACATATTTAGGGGGTAAGTTTAAAACTATAAGTGAATCATAAAAATGGTGTCCTAAAGTATCATCAAGTTTTTCATTGATAAAATCGTTTACTATTTTTTGGTGTATTCCTGTACAAAGGGCGGAGTTTACAAAACTTAAAGAACCGGATCCCTCATATTTTTCCCATATAGTAATTTGTCCAATTTCAGTATTGATTTTAAAAGAGTCTTCCGTTACAAAATCTACATTAAGATCTATACCTCTTCCGTCCCAATTTAGTTCTATCTCAAGCTTTCCTAATACAGGATCTCTTTTAATCAAGTCATACTTTAATATTAAGATTGAGGATAAAACCTCTTTATCCCATTTAGAATGTCCGAAAACTTCAGATAAAGGTATAAAGGAAACAGCCGTTCCTGCTTTCATTCCTGGTGTTTTACTAGATTTTTGAGGATTATTAGCTTCGTAATTTTTCCAATCTTGAAAATAGTAAAATTTATCATTTATAGTTTCTATACTGAAGTATTCAGAAAGAACGTTAACTAAGCTAACACCCATTCCATTTGTTCCAACTAGTGATTCCTCAATATCGTCATTATCAAAATTTGATCCTGCCCTTAGCTGTGAAACCGCTGTTTCAATATTACTTTTTCCACTTGTTGAATTTATTTCAGTTCCTTTGTAGAATCCATTACCAGTATCCTTTATTGAAACCGAATTTTTTGATGAGTCTATGTTAATGGTAATTTTTTGCATTTTACCACCCATCCTTTTAGCCTCGTCTAATGAATTTGAAAAAACTTCATCAAACAGTTTGTACATACCTACTGATATGGTTCTTTGCTCTACGAATAATTTTTTATCCCTTACAATAGGTAATTTTTCGTCTGTTGGTTTAACACTACCTACATAAACAGTAGGTCTTAAAAGGATATGATCCCTTTCTGAAAGTACCTTAATTTCTTTATTTGCTTGCTTAGCCATTCAACGATTCTTTTAAAATTGAAACATATATTCCTTTATACCATCCAAAAACTTCATATTCAAATTCTTTACGTGCTAGGAATAGATCGGTATCAACTGATAGCTCTTCCCAATAGGATTCATTAGGAAATCTTACCTTTGCCTTTCTGGTCATAAAAATTTAAGAGTGAAAATAGGGAAAAGTTTCTTAAAAGTGCCTATAGATTAGCCCTTCGCTGATATTATTCTTTTTACAGGTACCTCCTAGGAGCTCTACTACTGTGTCTGCCGATTCGCATTCGAATTTCATACAATCATCGCTTTCACAAGGATTACAGCTATGAAATATTTTTTTTACCTTTCCGTTTTCTAAAAATAGGATATCTAATGGAATAAGACAATCTTTCATGTGAAATGATTTATGTCCTGTTGAATCAAAAGAAAAGAGCATCCCTTCATTTTCGTGGAGATGCTCTCTTTTTGAAAGTCCTTCAGGGAAGTTTTTACACTCCTCTAAAACAAATGTATTATTACCTATCTTTACTAAGTGGAAATCTAAACAATCGTTATCTTCCAAATAATTCATTACTTAATAAAAACTTCGTCAATTGCCTCAGGATCAAGTTCTACAACTATATTTTTTCTCTTTAAAGAGTATGGAATACCTAGGATTACACCTTTTGTCATATCTATGTCCTTAACAATAAACTCAGAATCTACAAAGATATTTCTTTCAGGTTCTTCTACGCTATACTTAGCTTTAGTGTAAGTACCTGTTTCTGGATCGTAAGTATCATCTTCTTCTTCACCTTCAATCTCATCTCCTTCTTCCTTAGCTTTTTCATATCCGCTAATTCCCATTTCTGCATACATATCTTTTACATACTGAGGAGCATTTTTTCCTTGAGATGGTATATCGGCAAGAACTGTAAGTTCTGAAATAGATCCTGTCATTACTTGACCTAAAAGATCTTGAAGTTCTCCAAGAAGTTTATTTCTTTTTAATGTTCTTTCTGGATTAAAGCTTGTTCCTCTGTATAAAGGTATACCTGATTCGTTTAAAGAAGAATTTGATTCATTAACAAATTGGGCAAATCTTAAAATATTCATGATATAGATTTTTATTCTATATATCTCATGACTCTATCGGTTCTTCTATTTTTTGCTCCTGTGGTGTTAAACTGCTAGTGTAATACTCCATATTTTTAGAAATTCTTTCCTTTTCAAATCCTGGTAAAGATTGGTAAATAGGTGAATTTATAATAATTTGTGTAGTCTTAGCAGCTTCTTCTGCATTACCATTATAGTAAGCCAATACAGAATATTCATCAGGCATTCTCCATTTCCAAATATCATCTTCTACGAAAAGAATATCAGAACAAGGTCCAGTTTTCATTCCGATAGTTGAAAGTGCAAATGCCAAAGCATATCTTTTTCTAGATCCTAAGAATTTAATAAGGTGGTATAAAGACTCCAATCTATTAGGGCGATATTCCCATGCGGCTAAATAAGCATCTATAATTTCGGAGTCTGGTTTATTTTGAGCTTGCTTTTGTTTTGCAATCCAATATTTAGAGATATAAACCTCTTCTTCCCATCCTCCCAGATCTACTCTTCTTTGATAAGCATCTATAGATCTGTCAAGCATATTAGCATCTCTATAGCTTTGAGCCATATAGAAAACATATCTTCTTTCCAAATCAATAGGCATTTCTTCTCTTGGAGTTGTGATAAGAGCTCTTTCAAAAGTTAATGCGTCATTATGATATTTGTCTTTTCCTTTAATGTCTCTAGTATGTCCAGAAACTCCTGCGTGCATTTCTACGCCTTCAAGAAAATCCTCAGTTAAAGCAACCCCTTCTGGTCCTGCAATATATTCATGTAAAACCCCTACATATTTCCAATCTTGATTTCCTCTTACCACTTGAGTTCTGTAATATGCTAAAGAGTTTAATCTGATCTTAACTTTATAAGAATCTTCCGTTAAGTCTTCAAAAGGATTTTTTCCTTCCTCTACAACAAGAACATCGTCAGCATCTATAACTAATCTATAGTCTGCTTTTCCTTTAGAATATTCAAGACTTTCTGTTCTATTATATCCAAAGTCTACCCAAGGTCTTTCGTGTAGTTCACCGGGGATTTTGTATTCTTCCATTATATCCTTAATCATATCCTGTGTGCCATCAGTAGATCCTGTATCTACGATAACCCAATAATTGATATAATTTTTAACAGAATCGATACATCTTCTAATAACGTTTGTTTCATTCTTAACAATCATTACGAGACATACTGATGGGTTTGTGTTAGCCTCTTGGTTAGCTATTTCTTCCTTTTTTGTTTTAGACATAATTTTTTATTTTAATTTTTATAGATTATTGGTTGTATTAAATTTCATCTAAACTTGCCAAAATATCATCAGTTATTTCTTCAAGTTCTTTTTCTCCATCAATTTCTTTAAAGACTTTTAGTTTCTTCATACTCTTAATCATTGGGAGTGTTTGGTCGTTATATTCATTCATTCTGATTTTAAATACCTCTGGATCCTCATCATCTTTTCTTCCCGATGTTTTACCTCTTTCCTTTATCCTTTCTTTTAGAATTTTATCGGGAACATTTAGATAAAAAATATTATTTATTGATAAATTATTCCTGGTTAGAATTGTATCCAGCAATCCTTTCTGTTTTAAATTTCTTGGATATCCGTCAAATATAAACCCCTTTGAATCCTTATTTTCTTTAAGATACTTTTGAAGTTCCTTCCCAACTAATTCATCAGGAAGAAGCTTACCTGTCCCCATCATTTCTTTAACCTCCGGGTCTTCAGATTTTCTAAGTATATCGCCAGTCGAAATGTGATCATATCCCGTTTTTTCTGCTAATATTTTAGACTGAGTACCCTTTCCACATCCAGGAGGACCTACAAAGATTATACAAGCGGTTTCTTTAGAACCAAAATCTCCAAAGTTTTTAATTCTCATATTAAAAATTATTTATGATCCACAAGCTTCACAATCTTCCGGATTGTCAATGCTACATGTTAAATCGCTATAGTTTTCATCCTCGTTTTTTATTATAACATCGGATTTATTCATATCAATTCCTAAACCTTTAATTGCTGTTGCAGCAGCTTTAGTTCTAATATAGTAACTTCCTGTTTTTAATCCTTTGCTCCATGAATAAAAATGAGCGGATGATAGCTTTGCAAAATTAGCCTCCTGAACAAACAAGTTCATACTTTGACTTTGACATATAAATGGTCCTCTAGCTGCAGCATGATCAATAATTATTTTTTGACTCATTTCCCAAGCTGTTTTATAAATAGCTTTTAGATCATTAGGAATGGCATCAATTTCCTGTACTGATCCATTATTGATAATGATCTTATCTCTTAATGATTCGCTCCAAAGATTTAATTTAACAAGATCCTTAACAAGATGCTTATTAACTACTGGGAATTCCCCAGATAATGTCTTTCTAATATAGATGTTAGATGTAAATGGTTCAAAGCATTCATTATTACCTAAGATCTGACTTGTTGATGCTGTAGGCATAGGTGCAAGTAATAAAGAGTTTCTAGAACCTGACTTAACCACCCTAGCTCTTAATGTTTCCCAATCCCAACGATCTGAAGGGGTTTCGTTCCATAGATCAAATTGAAATAATCCTTTAGACAAAGGTGATCCCTCAAATGATTCGTAAGCACCATCTTTTTCTGCTAGATCTACTGAAGCTTCCATAGCTCCATAATAGATTGTTTCAAATATTTCTCGATCTAATTGTTTAGCTTCTTCTGAATCAAATGCTATTTTTAAAATAGCAAAAGTGTCTGCTAATCCTTGAACACCTATCCCGATAGGACGATGTTTCATATTAGATGTTTTTGTTTCTTTTGTTGGATAGTAATTTACATCAATTACACAATTCAAATTAAAAGTACAGACATAAGCAATATCTTTTAGTGCTGCAAAATCATACTTAGGTTTTTTCCCAGGGATAATAAATTTAGGGAGAGCAATAGAAGCTAAATTACAAACTGCAGTTTCTTTAGAATCAGAATATTCAATAATTTCTGTACAAAGATTAGAAGATTTAATAGTACCTAAATTCTTTTGATTCGATTTTTGGTTAGCAGCGTCTTTATAAAGAATATAAGGAACTCCAGTTTCTATTTGAGCTTCAATTATTTTGTACCAAAGATCTTGAGCTTTTATAGTCTTTCTTCCTTTATTCTGTGATTCGTATTTTGTATAAAGTTTTTTAAATTCATCACCACAAGCATCTGCTAAACCTGGTGCTTCATCAGGTGAAAATAATGTCCAATCCCCATTTTCTTTAACCCTTTCCATGAATAAATCAGGAGTCCATAAAGCTAAGAAAAGATCTCTAGCCCTCATTTCCTCTTTACCGTGATTTTTTCTAAGATTTAAAAAGTCTTCTACGTCACAGTGCCAAGGCTCTAAATAAACTGCAAAAGATCCTTTTCTTCTACCACCGCCTTGATCAACATATCTAGCAGTTTCGTTAAATACTTTTAACATAGGAATGATCCCATTAGAATTACCATTTGTTCCTTTAATATATGAACCTGTACCTCTAATATTATGGATATGTAAACCAATACCTCCTGCATTTTTCGATATTTGTGCTACATCAGCCAAGGTTTTATAAATACCTTGAATTGAATCATCTTGCATTGAAACTAAAAAACAAGAAGATAATTGTGGCCTTCTTGTCCCTGAATTAAATAGAGTAGGTGTTGCGTGAGTAAAGAATCCTTGGCTCATTAAATCATATGTTTTATAAGCAGAAGCTAGATCCGTTTTATGTATACCAATAGCAACACGCATAATCATTTGCTGTGGTCTTTCTGCTGGGCTACCATTGATTTTTAAAAGATATGATTTTTCTAAAGTTTTATACCCAAAATAATCATAGTCCAAATCTCTATCAGTAATTATCTGAGAATCTATATCTTTTGAGTTATCCATAATGATCTGATAAACATCATCAGCAATCATAGGAGCTTTTTGCCCAGTATTAGGATCAACATAGCTATATAGTTGCTCTATAACCTGTGAAAAACTTTTAGGAGTTGTTTTATGTAAAGAAGTAATTGAAATTCTTGCGGCAAGTATTGAATAATCCGGATGTGTCGGGGTTAAAGCTGCAGCAGTTTCAGCTGCTAACGTATCTAACTCAACGGAAGAAATACCATCATATAAACCATGAATTACTTTTTTTGCAATTTCCATTGGCTCGATGTAATCCATATTTAAGCCATAACATTGTTTTTTAACACGATTTAGGATCTTATCTAATTTTACCCTTTCTTTTGATCCATCTCTTTTTATTACTTCCATTTTACTTGTTGTTTTTTTTTATTTTAGGGACTTTATTCCCCACAGTTTCTACTTTTTTAAAAAAATTAAATTATTAAATTATTTAATCTGTATGATGTTCATAAACAAGGTCCCCGTTGAAACAACTGCATTAGACAATGACGGGTTTTTTATCTTAAGAGTAATTACATCTCCCGATGTGAAAGAATAAAAAGCTGACCATGATGCTTTTTCATATGATACATCAAATGTTAATTTTGGGTTTGTAGCAGTATTGACTAAAACTTGTATAGTGATAGGATCTACAGTTAATCCAGAAACTACAAGATTTGAAGAAACAGAAACACTATAAACACCGGTATTTGAAATTTGTAAAGAGGCATTAGTAGTACCACTTACTCCGTTTGTTCCTGTTGTTCCGTATGTTTCTCCAACTATTCCTGTATCCCATATCCAAGAAGCACCAGATAATAAACCAGTACTAAAAGATCCTGTTGAACCATTAGAATATAATTCTCCAAAATCTCCACCTAAGAAAGGACCGGTAGCTCCGATAGCTCCAGCCGGACCAGTTGCTCCTGCAATTGATCCGTCATCGCTTAAGTTCCATATACTATCTATAAAATCTTCAAAATCTTGTTGACTAGGTATAGTACCTTGGGTAAAGATTGACTTGAGCTGGGTTCTGGTTTTTTGAGACACTTTTAATATTTTATTTTATATATCAGGATAGATTATTCTAATAGAAATTAGAAATCCGCATCCATAGTGAACGATTTAGTATTGTTATTTCCTTCTTTTGCACTATCCATAACTCCAGATTTTTGGTATGATCCCACTCTTCCTTCAAAGAAATTTCCTTTGTTTTCAAGAGCAATATTTGTCATGAAATCAAAAGGACATTTAGTACCATACATCTTAGAACAACCTAATGAAAATAATAATCTGTCTGCAACAAATTCAATGTACTCGCACATTAAATCTGAGTTCATACCAATTAATCTAACAGGCAATGATGCAGTAACAAACTCCTTTTCAATCTCTACAGCTTCACCAATTACTTGTTTAATAGTTTCTTCTGGGATTTTCTCTTCAATGTAGTTAGTGTAAAGTAAACAAGCAAAATCGCAATGTAAACCTTCGTCTCTAGAGATTAATTCATTAGAGAAGGAAAGACCAGGCATTAATCCTCTTTTCTTTAACCAAAAGATAGAACAGAACGATCCGGAAAAGAATATTCCCTCCACGGCTGCAAAAGCAATTAGCTTTTCTGCAAAAGTCCCATTCTCTACCCATTTAAAAGCCCAATCAGCTTTTCTTTTAACAGAGGGAACAGTTTCTATTGCATTAAATAAATGTGTTTTTTCTTCCTCATCGGAAATGTAAGAATCTATTAAAAGAGAGTATGTCTCCCCGTGGATGTTCTCCATCATCAATTGAAATCCATAGAAACAACGTGCTTCTGGATACTGTACCTGATTAAAAAAGTTAGCGGCAAGGTTTTCATTGACTATGCCATCAGAGTTGTTAAAAAAGGCTAATACGTGCTTTATGAAATATCTCTCATTATCGTTTAGCTTATCTCTCCAGTGAGTAATATCTTGTGCTAAATCAATTTCTTCAGCAGTCCAGAATGAAGCTTCTGCTGTCTTGTACATTTTCCAGATATCCTGGTGTTGTACTGGTAATAACGAAAATCTTTTCGGATTTGGTTTTAATATGTCTTCCATGTTTTTAGTATCCCCTTTTTTGTCTTTGTTTGTTTTCCTCGGCTTTTGCGAAATAATAATTGTAAACGGTTTTAGCATCTAGTCCTATAGAAGCCGCATAGTTTATAAAAAAGTGTAAGATATCTATCCACTCCATGAAGAGTTCTTTCTTGTCATTTTCAGAAAGATCTGAAATTTTCATGGTCTCATATTTCTTATGATCTTTTTTCCAATATTTCCATACTGCGTTACCACTCCCATCCTTAATACCTCCTAGAGCATCAGTCATTTCGTGGATCTCGTCAATCACTGCATGAGTGTTAACATGCCAGAAATTCATAATGTCCTTAATTGACATTTCTTCAAACTTAATTCCATAAGTTTCTTCTTGCATTCTTTTCTGATGTTCCATAATATCAGAAAGGTGTGAGGTTGATTCCTCATAAAAATCCTTGATTTCTAAGTCTTTACATTCGTTGTCTACGTTTGCCATAATTATGATTTTGATTTTATTGCTTTTTTAATTTTTTCAATTTCCTTTTCACATTCGAAATACTTCTTTTTAGTAGCCTTTCTTTGTGTGTATAATCCCTGTAAAATTTCTCTTAACATTGGCTCTTTCCCGTCTTTACTATAAAAGACTGCCCCTGAAGAAGTTTTAATAGCTCCTTCTGGTATATTTTGTAAATTCTTACCTAAATAAATCTCAGGTGATATCCCCCATTGCATCATCGTATTGGGATATAGTGAAGCAAAGTCGTAACATGCAATCCATTCGTAAAGACCTTTTTCTGGCTTCTTTACATATGCTCCTTCAAATTTTACGTGTGTTTCTTCTTTTCTCTCGTTTATAATTACTTGTTTTCTATCCAAGAATTTTTTAAGCATTAGTACCTCTGTGGTCCAAACTGGTGAAAGTGCTCTATCGATCTCTACCCCACTTACTTCTGCAATCTTAAAGAATGTAGAAAGTGTATCCAATCTTCTGTCAATATAATGTACTAACACACAGTCAACTGCGTTATAGAAAATAAACGTTTCAAAATCTGATTCGTATAAATCCTTAAGAGTTCCTTGGTAGTGAATTTTTTTAATTCCTATAGCTTGAGTTGCAACATAATCCAACGAATTAGATTCTCTAACTTTAATTACCCTATCCCATTTTTTATAGATCTCTAGATAATCGACCATTAAAATGTGCATTGGCATTTGCTTCTTGCCTTTTAATACACCACTTGGAGAGCATATACTTGGTTCTATACCTAATCTTTTACATCTGTTTACAATGTAAGGCCAGTCATATCCAAACCAGTTCCATCCAGTAATTAATGGCATTTTAGGAACCAGCTTAGATAGAAAGGTATAGAGCATATCAAATTCGCTTTCAAATTTTCTATAATTGAAAGACCAATCCCCTTCCTGTCCTTTAAAATGCTCCTTAATTCTTTTTTCTATTTTAAGTATTCTTTCTGGCTCTATATCCTCCAGACCAATAACAAGTATCTTCCCGTGGGAAGAAGCCATACCAATTGAGAGAATTCTATTTTTAGCATTTTCTGTATCTAAAGAATCTGCCCGATTGTCGGTTATCTCAACCTCAATATCGACAAAGTACTTTTTAGGGGTTTGATATTCCCAAAGAGGCTTAGTTATTTCCTTATCAAAGGATTCTAATATTTCAACTACTCGATATTTGTCAAGTTTATAAGTACTAACTTTTTTTACTGGTAATCCATCCCACGAAAGCCATTCTTTATCTCTGTTTTTATCTGATGCTGAAGTTTTTTGCCATACAAATTGTTGAGATTTCGGGATCGGTAATTTTAAAAATTTTACCTCTCCTTCCTCGGTATAATGGGAGACAGAGAGGTTAGATCCTGATGTTTCAATATCTATTATCATAACTATCTTATAGCAATCTTCAGTAGAGGTTTCAATCTATTACGGAAAAGAATATATAGGATGTGAAAAATATTCTACCATTCAAACTTTTTGAGCAAGTTTATCTAAACGACATAAATCCTTTTGCTAAGGGAAATAAACATCCCAAAGGACTAAGATTCGTAAACAGAGATGAGGCATTAAGATCCGTAAGAAGATTACAGGACATGATTGAAAAGAAAGAGATAGAAGTAAAAGATGCTATAATAGCAGCTTACATTATGTCGCAAAGAGCGGAATTTCATAAATTCCCAAAATCAGGAATAAAAGACGGACTACAGGTTTGGAAAAACTTCTTGGAAGAATTAAAAAAGAAGGAAATATCAGTTTCTTAAGATTTCTTAAAGAATTCTATAAATCTGGTAATTAATTCTTCAAATTTAAACTTATCACTTTCAGAATTTATTTTAATATTAGGATTAGACTTTTCAGAACCTTCTTTTGTATATTTTACTAATGCTTTAAATGATGCAGGAAGTTGATCTGCATATTCAGATTTTACCAATGCTTTTAATGATTTAGACATACCTAGAATGAATCTATTAGCTTCTTCCTTGTTTTCCTTTTCAATATCAGAATAATCGAAAAATATGGCTAATATTTCCCATACGGATACTGCATCAATATTATCAAATACTTTCTTTGCTGTTGTTTTACCATCCTTAGAAATTATGGTACATTGACACAAGCTTTTTTTATCAGGGGATGCTTCTTTAGAAACAAAAAATTCAAGTCTAGATTCCTCTTCCTCCGAATTTTTCTTTTTATAAACAATTGTAAAATTACCCTTTTGGTTAAATACTAAATAACCGCCTTCTTCTTTCTTTTGGAAAGATCCTTCGTCGTGTATTAAAAACCAATTAGATGTAACTGCAACTACACTTTCGTTTATAGACCTAAAGCGATTAAATTCTATTAAATGTTCCATAGTGTATATATTACAAGAACAGAAAATATAGTTTAATCGCTCTAGCCTTTATAGGGATATTAAGAAATGTCTACTGTTGTTTGTTTACTTCTTTCAGATTTTTTAAGACTAATATAAAGTAAACCATCTTCAACCTTAGCTGTAATTGGATCGTCAGAATTTAAAGATCCTGCAGGTAAAACTATTTTTTGATCAATCTCATAGGCTTCTCCTAATATCTCTTTTTTACCGGTAACGCTCATTACGTATCCTTCTAAAGTAATCTTTAGATCAGATTTCGTAAAACCTGGTACTTCAATTACGATTGTACCATTTTTTATTTTGTGGCCATTGATCGTATTTCTTAAGGTCTTTAAAAAGAAAGGGATCTCTTTTTCAAATTCTATAAACATATCTTTTATTTTTTATAGTTATTATTACAAATTAAATACCAAATGATACAAAACAAAAAATCCAAGCAATTTTGTCACTTGGATTTAATTTTATATGTCAATTTTTCTTATTTATTCTGATTCTTTTTGCTGTTGTCCAAAAATGTTTTAAAATCCATCAATGAAGTGGAAAGTGGGTTTGGCGTTTTTACTGAGGTAGTCTCTGTCACAACTGGTGTTTTCTTTTTCTTCTTACCTTTAGCTGCAGGTGTTCCCACAGTAAGACTTGGGAATTGATCCCCCGATCCTTCGTGATCCGGTGTTGGAGGTACCACATTTCCCATTCCGGGGGTTCCCGCTAAAGAAGCAAAAGCTCCACCGCTTTCGTCCATGATACCAGTGATTTTATTTTTAAAAACTCTATAAGCTCCTCTATCGCCTTCAATAACATATCCAATAACTTCCCCAGTATTATTTCTGATTGAATCATCAACTAGACCGCTTCTTCCGTCAGTTAAAGAAACTCTTTTACCAACTAAAGGATCTTGAGAGTATTTAGGAGTACTACTTCCTGTATAACTTCTGATGTTATCTGTAGTGGATCCACATCCACAGTCTTCGTTTAATTCTTCCATTTTATTTTTTTATTTTTGATATGAATTCTCTATAATCTGCAAGATTTTGCATTTTAGCAGATTGTGATTTCTTTTTTGGTTTATTCGATTCTGGATTTAGATATGGATACACGGTAGGAACTGGTCCAGAATTTCCCGAAGGTGTTTCAGCTCCTTCTTTAACTTCTGGTAATTCTTTGTGTTTTGTTTTTGAAACTGTTGACATATCTTAGCTATCTGTAAATTTTGGCTTCTTACCTATATATTCTTTCCATGACCAGATAAATCTTCTGTATCCTTTCTTAACTGTATTAAATCCAGTATCTCCTTTTGGGATTTTTACTGGGGAAACAGGTGGTTCATAAGAACTAGTTTCCGCTGATTTTCTTTTTTTTGTCATACAAATTATAATTCATGGGATACAAAAAATCCCAGTAATATATTATATATCTTACTGGGACTTCTTAAATGATTTTGATCTTATGCCTTTAAGTGAACTACAGACTCAATTTTAGATTGAGCTACTGAAGTTACTTCAAAGTCAAGATGTGCTGTTGAAACTTCGCCAGACAAATGCTTATTTAAGTTTGCCTCTGCTTCTGTTACACTTTCTGCTTCTACTAAAATTTCCGATTTCGAAGCTTTTGCTTTTCCGGTAGATTTAGAAACCTCACCAGAAAAAAAACTAACTTTACAAATGTAGTATCCCATTATAATTAAGATTTAGTGTTTTTAGTTTCTTGTACATTTACTCTTAATTCTTGAGCTAATTTTTTAAGATCTTGGCAAGCAGTACGAACTCGTGTACCAGCAGATTTGTTACCTTTTACGTAGAACGCCTCAATGTCTTTGCTCATGCTTTCTACCAATTCCTGAATTTTTGTGTAATTTTCCATTTTTTGTTATTTTATAATTTTAGTTTGATTTCCCTCAGTTGTTTCATTAATTTTTGAAGATTTAAGTACTCTTTTTCCTAAGGGGGTCAAAGAATAATAATTTGCATCCTCTTCTTGTATCTTATACTTCACATACTTCTTATGGTTTCGAACCCAAGATATATTAGGTTTTTTCCCAGAAGCATCTTCAGGTACGCTTTCCAAGAATTCAATTAATTCTTTTTTAGACACCTTTTGTTTTTCATCAATAAAAGAAAGTATCTTTGTGGTTAACTGCGAAGGCTTAGCCCAAGCAATAGGAATTCTTGATTCGTTTATAAACTCGTCAAATTTTAATATATTAGTCATGATCTCTTCTTGAATAAACCAAAGTCTTATTTACTGAACCCTCTTGTAAGCTCCATTTATTATAGCTCCAAGAATCCATTAAACTCTTAACATTTGATTTATAATCATCAAAATCCATATCTATATTTAATGGCATTTCGTCGTATATAAAAGTTACCTTAGGATTGCTTTGTAAATAGTCTTTTATACACTCTCCAGCTATCTTATAAAAGCGCATAAACTCCGATTTAGTAAGCGTAAACACATCATCTTCTCTTGACTTAAAATCAGAGTCTTTAACGAGATAATCGTCCATTACAGCTTCTTTAATTGGCTCTACGGAAAGAACTGCATAACTATTTTCAGCAGATTCTATATTAGTATTTCTTGATAGCTTACCAAGAGAAACTACAAATCCTAGATCATCTTCCTCACCTTCTATTTTGAAGAAGTATTGCATCAGTTTACCTGCTTTTTCCTTTACGAAAAAATCTCTTCCATATCCATCTTCATTTAAGAAATGTTCGAATAATTTTATATGTTTCATATTTTTAGTTTCCTTTATTTGGTACTATAGCTGATGTATTAGGGATATATTGATCTTTTTTTCTTCTCTTAAATATCTCTCCTCTAACTACATTACCATGATATTTATCTATAAGATTCCAAGCTTCCTCTAGTTCAGTTGTATCTGCATCTTCAAAGGAAGAGAATTCTTTTCTTACCGAATCAATCCTATCTCTTGCCTCTTCTAGAAGTCTCTTACTATTAGAAAGGTCATACTTTTTGGTATGACCTTCCAGTATTTTACTGAACTTCTTCATTCAAATTATAATTCCGTTCCAAGTTCTGCACCCCATTTACCAGCTAGTGGAGCGATACATTGAATTGCTTTAGCGTCTTTTCTTAAGTAAGTATGCTCTTTGAATAGGTTTGCAATAGCAGCGTTACCCCATTCTGGAGAGTTAACTCTTTGTAGATAAGAAGCAAAGTTACATACTTCTTTATCCGTAAGTGTAGTATCTTTACTTTTTCTGATAATAGCAGAAAGTAATGCGTGTGCATAATCAGCTCTAGGTCTTCCAGACTTAGGATCTTTCTTATCATCAGGAAGAGGTGCTTTATCAGGGTTAGTGAACGGAAGCATTAAATCTTTAACTGGAATTTCTTTAGCAATTTTATAGAAATCTAGGAATGCAGCAGCAGCTTCATATCCTACTTCTACTTGAAATGCACTAATAATATCTTTATCGGATAATTCAGTTACACCTTCAGAAGAAAGTTCGTCCATAACTCTTTTTAATCCAATTGCAGCATCAGTCCAAGCTCTAGGAGTTGGATATTTAATCATTTGTTTAGCAGGATCAAGGTTGTGGAAATATTCTTGTTGGAATTCTAAAAAGTCTAATAATTCAGGAATAACAACATCTTTTAATCTTCCACCTTCAATATATTTTCTTAGACCAGCAACTGTAGGTAAAAAGTTAACAACTGAGAAACGATCTCTAAGAGCTGTACCCATTTGCTTAACTTCTCTTGGATCATCTTCTGCTCTATTACCAGCAGCTACAATATACCATTTATTAGGAATATTATAAGTTTGTCCAAGTCTTCTGCTTTGTGCAAGCTTCATAAAAACTTTAACAACCTCTTGTGGCATACGGTTTAACTCATCAATGAAAAGAATACCACCCATATTATCTCTACCGTTATCATTAGGTAAAAGGTTAACAGATACGTTAGATCTAGTAATACCTTTTCCGTAAGGACTTTCATCACTAGGATTTTCAACGTCTACTACTGAAGGTACACCAGCAAAGTCTACTGGTTCTGCAAACTCACCATCTACAAAAGCCAAGTTTAAAGGCTTACCGTAAAGTTCTCTTCCTAATTCATCACATACTTGAGCAACGATTTGTGTTTTACCAATACCAGGAGCTCCAAAGATAAAAATAGGTTTAACATCTAATACTCCTTGAATATTATCTTCGTCCCCAGCTTTTAAAACTGCTTTAAGGCGAGTTTTAATCATTTTTTTAAGCTCTGGTTCTTTTACGTCTAAAACGTCTTCAGATTTTGGATAAGCTAAAGGAACTTGAGCTTCATTTGTTTCTGATGTCATTTCAGCATAAGGTGTTCCTTTAAAGAAATCTAAAAGCTGAGCTTCTATTGATCCTTTATCAGGGTCAAATGCAGTTGCCATTGGCTTACCTGCTTTAGCACCGGAAGGTATTAATTTTACTAATCCAGATTTAATAGCATCTTTCATAGATTTTATCCATCCAGTTACAGTGGATCCTATTTTATCGAGATACCCCTCGTTGACAAATTCGTTAAAGTTGTAAATGCGTTTCATTGATTATTTTTATTTTCTATTGTATATATCATTATATAGATCCAACTTCCTTGTTGGGAAGTGTAATATCTATTCTATTCCCAAAAGGAATCTCATTAGGGAATGGTTGTCCATTCCATGTTAGTAATACCCAAATACACTTATCTTCGTATTCACCAATTCCATATTCGGAAGGTTTAGGGAATGTCGCTTCACCGTCAGTAAAGTACATAAATACAGAAGGCATAATTCCTTTTGTCATTAGGTTTTCTTCCGTCCATTTAAAAGGAGGATAAAATTCAGTACCGCCGCTTCTTAATTGTCCAACTTCAATAGGATCTCCAGGTTGTATATGATCTACTCTATAAATACTTGTGTGACAGAATATAATATAAAGATCTTGTGGAGAATAAGTATCAACTATTGATTTAACTTCGGCTAAGAATTGAGCTACCATTTTATCTGAAATAGATCCAGAAGTATCGATAGCAACTACAACGCATTCAAAATCCTCTTTGTATTTTTTATATCCATATTGAGCTTTTCCTGATCCTAAGAATCTTCTAGAAGGTAAAGTATATTTGCTTTTTGAAATAGCATCATCAATAAATACTTCTAATTCTTTTCTCCAGTCAACAATAGATGTTCTCATTCTTTTTAAGGCATCTCTAACACCTCCTGGGATATTACCTCTCGATTGAGATTCTGCTGCAGTTGTAGCAGCTTTCCATTGGTCTTTTTTAGCTTCTGCATCTTTATCACTTGCATCTTCTGCGTCGCCTAATGTACCAGTAGGAAGTACTTCACCTACTACAGTATGCCCTGAAGGTTTTTGCCAAGGTGTAACCTCGTATGTTGCACCAGGTTCAGTTGGATCTATTTCTTCAAAGTCCCTTCCTTCTCCCCCGCCTTTTCCTGGTTTTCCAGGCTTACCTGGTTTTTCTTTACCATCTTCTCCTTGGTCACCTTGATCGCCTTGGTCACCTTGATCTCCTTGATCTCCTTGATCGTCACCATCTGGTCCGTCTTCTTGATCATCATCTGGCATATCCTCATCATCCTCGTCCCAAGCTTCAGTATTTTTAGGTGGTTTAGGGGATTCACCCCCACCTCCGCCATTTTGGGGTTTAACTATTTTCTTAACGTCTGTAATTTTAGCTTTCATTTTTTATAAATATTTTGAAACATCTGATTCTGGAATAGGATCAAAATCTATTTCCCCTGATGCTACATCTATCGATTTAACAACACCATAGGTATTAGTTTTAGTATCTCTAATTATGTCACCTATTTTAAGTTCTGAATCTGGCTCACCTTCTCCTGGCTCCGGTTTTTCTGGGGATTTAGATCCAGATTTAACTAGCCATTCGTATATTTGCTCTGCAGAAAGATTTACGAATTTTTTATCATCTGGGTGCCATCCGCATCCAGGATATAAACCTTCTTTAGGCATTTCGCCAACACCTTCAAGTAATTGATTTAATGCGTAGTCTGCTGCAGCATTCCATAAATCTGGGTCTGGCATTTTTCTAGCAAAGTGAAATAATACGTTGTGCATTATTTCGTGACATATTACAAATATAATTTCTCCCTCAGTTTTTGCTAAAACAAACCCTGGATCGTAGTGTATACTAACACCATCGGTTGCCATTGTTCTATATTTTAGATTTCTGTTTTCTCTAATAACTAAATCAGAAAGAAGCTTTCTAAAGAACGGGTATTTACCCATAATATCGAAGCAACAAAGCCTCATTTTTTTAAAAGCTTGCTCTGATATTTGATTTCCTTTCGGATCATCCTTATCTAGATAAACTTGCTCGAATAGTTTGAAATCATTCCAACCAAGAATTCTTCTCATCTTAATTTTTTATTTATATATCTTCGCTTTCATCATCACTGGATTGTTTAACAAACTCATTAAATAAAACTGCAATAGACTTAGGCACGCTTCCTTTAAACCCTTGAAAATCTCCACTTTTGATACATTCTCTAACCTTTTCGTTATCTGACCATCTAGGTGTTTTAAATATTTCTATATCTTGGTTTTTAAGATCGTATTTTTTTCTAATCCATTCTCTTTGAAGTATAGTATTCTCGAAATCAGGCTCTCCTACACAAACAGAAACAGGATTAAGTTCTTCGCAAATAGATACCAAAGCATCCTCTAAAAGATTTGATGGTATGATTTTATACCCTGCAAATAGTTTAGGATCCTCCGAAGTTAAAGCCCCAATACATTTTTTAATTAGATCTATAGAGAATGGGTATTTTTTTGATGCTTCCCCATCAGGATGAACTACACATAGAAAAACAGGTAAGCCATTTTCTTTTTTTAATCGTGTACACATTTTTAGATGACCATTATTAAATGGCTGAAATTTACCTATAAGAAGATTAACTTTTTCTTTTTCTTCGTTTAGAATTTTAATTTTCTTTTTCTCCTTGTTTGTGGAAACAACTTTTTTAAAATCTCTAAATGAGAAAAATTCAGAAGTATCTTTTTCTTCCTCTTCTTCTTTATCATTAGATTCAGATTCAAGGATTAATTCTAAATGTTCATCACTTTCATTAACTGATTGTAAATCTTCCTCCTCTGTTAACTTAAATTTAGTACCTATTTTTTTAAACCAAACAAATGTGGGGATTCCTAATGCTTCTTGTATTTTCTCCTTCTTTTTAGCATTTATATAATCTGCTATTTCTTCAACAAGATGATTAAACTCTTGAATTAGTCCCTCAGTAAAAAAACCATGTGGTTTTCTTTTTAGCTTTCTAAATGAGTTTAGTATTAATTGTAAAATATCAGTATAAGCTTCGTCCTCTTCAAGATTGGAAAGTACTTCTTCATCTTGTATAAATTCTTTGTTTAATCCAAAGTTTTCTGACTTAAGATATTCGGGTTTATCGAAATCTACACCAATATATTTTTCTCCGTAAGCAGTAATAAATCTTTTAAAAACAGAGAATACAAAGTTAATATACCTTTCTTCTGGTTCTTCACCGTCAGCAGGAAAGCTTTCAATTCCTTCCTCTAATATAAAATTCATTATATCAATTAGACATAACGAGTATACATCATTAGGAAGATATGATGATCTTTCCGGTTTTCTTTCTCTAGAAAGTTCATAAAATATAGGATCAACCATTTTGGCTAATACCTCTTCTTCATTTTCTTTACTACTAAATCTAAAAATAATTGAATCAATCTGTCCTTCTAGATCTCTGCCTAGTGTTGTTTGTATTATTCCTGGATTTATAAGAGATATGATATACTTAGTAAAGCTTTCTGTTTTAAATCTATTTCTAAGATCCATCAGTGGAGTGGAAAGAAAATCCATAATCCATATCTTCTGATCTTGATTTAGCTTGCCTTGAAATAATATAGGAGCATTTTCAACCCCTATTTTTTCTGACCATATATCTAATTCTTTCTTATCCTGTATTGTTCTTACCGTATCACCAAACTCGTCTCTTACAATAATATGTGTAAGGATTAAGTGATTTTTAGGAACTCTGTCATACTCTATTCTAACAGGTTTAGAGTTTGGAAAATATATCATTCCAAATCTCCATCCTTTAGGTATATCCTGCTTTACCGAATCAGGTAAAGCATCTATGTAATTAATAGGCTTTTCGTAATACGTCATTAATATCCTATCAACTCTTGTAATTGGATTTTCTTGGTCTTTCTTATAAAAGGAAATATTATCTCCTATAAAATCTTTCTCGAATGAAAATGAGGACCCATCTAGATTTTCAGTCACTGTTATTTCGTCGTTAAAAAGTTTTTCAACGAAATCTTTACCTTGCTTTTGATATATTTCAGATAGATTCTTTATTCCCGCCATTTTTTTAATTTAAACAATTTATAAATTTTATTCCCTCGTGGCTAAAAACAATAAAAGGCCCAACTTTTATTATTTTCTTAGGCACATAATTAGAGTTAATAACATAATCTTCTAAAACTTTTAGAATCTGTTGAACAAGTACTCTAGATCGATAGCTTATATTATCCTGAGTACCCAAGGATTTCAGTAAATCTAGATATTCCTCTATTTTTATTTTAGCATCTGGACTTATAAGAGTTTTAAAAACATCACTTTCTATTGTATCTATAATTTCACTTCCTATTATTATTCTCCAATCGCCATTATCTTCCATACGAAGTTCTCCCCTTTCACCTAATAAGGTATTAAAAGAGAGATAAGATTGATTTGGTATAATAGAGGTTACTTGACTCCCTATATAGTGCTGTAAAAGCGGATAAAGAGCTAGATTTTGTGATAGTGTTAGCATTCTTATTCTTCTTCGTCTTCAGTTTCGTCACCGTATGTATATTCCGAATTAGGATCTTCAAATTCATCTTCGTCGTCCATATCCTCATCAGATGCGCTACTGTCACTAATGTTTTCGTCCCAAACCGGTTGAAGCTTACAGCTAAGATATTTAGAAAAAACTTCTCCTTCTTTTCTGTCCTCTATAACTACCATTCTAGGTCCATTGATTTCATCAAGTTCAATACTTTCTGCAAACATTTTAGACTCTTCGATATTCATGAAAGGGCCAAATGTGTAAGCTCCCATATCAGGAGTAGTTTTAATTTTAAGAGGAGCTGAAGAAATGTCCTTACTGTATTTTATCATTTCACCTTCTTTTTCAAAAAGATAATCATCACACATAGTAACAAAATGATAGTTAGGTTCTCCACCGTCGCCGATCATTTCTTTAGCCATATCTAATGCTTTGGACTCGTTCATTTTTTTCTTGAAATCAAAATTCTTTTCAGATTTATTTTTGATTCCTTTTTTCTTTTTGTGCTCTGCCCAAGCTTTAGAAAGGCCTCCCATATACTCCTCTTGAGCTTTTTCGTCTCCTTTGAACTTTTTATCAAAAGGACCAGAAACACCATGTTCCTTGTTATATTTTTTAGAAAAATCTAGGTAAAGATTTCTTTCGTTTACCAATTCGTTTTCTTGTAATTCTTGTTTTTTCTTTTCTACTACTAAAGAGAATTTTTTCATTTTTGATTAGTTATTTGTTTGTAATACCGGTTGGGCTGGGTTGAACTCTCTAGTATAATACATAGTAGCTCTATTTCTTGCTATATCATCTAGAACAGGAACCTGTCCTTTTGCAACATTACCTTTTTGATAAAGATCTGCAATATTATCCTCCAGCTGTTTTTCAGTTCTTATACTAGGAAGATCATTTTTAGCAAAGTCTTCATTAGTATGTCTCATGAATTCCAAATCTACGTTATCGTCGCTAGCAGGTGCTTTTTTAGCAAGCTCAAATTTACTAGGACCAAATACTCTTTTAAGTACGTTAGGTATAACAGAAGGTAAGCCAAAAAGTACCTCTACACCAGTATCAGGGCCTCCGCCTCTTTCAGATCTTCTTGATTTTTGCAAAGAACTACCGATTCCAGCCATGCTGTTTATTCGGTCTTCCATTTTGCTAAAGAAGTTGTGAGCTTTTTGTAATACCGTAGGATTTTCTGTTAATCCGTATGTTTTTGATGCTCTATCTTTGTATTTACCAGGTTGATTGTGTCTAGTAAAGAATACATTTTCAGCCTCGTTAATACAAAAATGCTCGTATAATTGGATATTTTTCATTTAGATTCTTTTCTTTCTTCTTATATATCCAAATATTAAATTTTGATCTCGTAGACCTTATATTCAAAATGCTCTTTTTTGTATATTTCTATTCTTTCTTTTGAATGTTTCATAAGGTAATTGTCTTTACCGTTCCAAGAAAAGTTGTCTACAAAGTCTATAATATTTACTTTATCTTTCCCTTCAAATAATCTCATTCCCCTTCCTAAGCTTTGCTTGATTAAAACCTCAGATTTATATGATTCAGTAAGGAATATATTGTGGATATTTTTTACGCTGATTCCTGTAGAAAGAGTACCAAAAGATGCTACCAATATTTTATTAATACCTTCTTCCATTCTATTCAAAAAGATTTCTCTTTTCTGAGGATCCGTATCTCCGTCTATATAATAAACCTCACGTTCATTAGTTTTTTCTCTAATTCCGTCGTATAGTCTTTTACCGTATCCCTCGCCTACAGATTGAAAAAGAACCAATGAATTTTTAGAAGTCTTGAGTATAAAGTTTAGAACATAATCCAGCCTTTTGTCTGAATTTACAACAAGCTTTCTTTCAATATTAAATATTTCATTCCCCTCTATTTCAGTTTTTGTTTCTTTTAGCGTACCAAGTTTTTCTTTTACACTATCATCTAGCCAATCCATTTTAACAATTTTAATTGATACTGGAGTAGCATATTTGTTATCAAACAAAAACTTAGGGGATATCTCCATAATTAATGGTCCTAGAAATTGTTGTATTGTCAGATACTCAGCAGTAGCTTTATTAGCTAGAGTACCAGATAATCCAAATCTCCATTTAGAATCCCTACACAAGGCAACTACCTTTTTAATCGATGCACTTTGGGCTTGATGACATTCGTCAACAAAAACAGCTTCAACTCCATCAAAAAATTCAGGCTCCATTTTAACCAATGATTGATAAGTACCAATCATAAGCCCACTTGATATTTTCTTTTTATTAGATCCGTGTATTTGCTGAAGCTCACAATTGTCTAATTCTTCTAATCCATACTCTTCAAAGTCCTCAGATCCTTGTATTACAAGGTTACTATTTGGTACTACCATTAAGAATTTCTGAACGTTATGTACTTTCTTAAGATATGCAAGAACCATAAATGCAATGAGAGTTTTTCCAGAACTAGTTGCAACCTCAGATACGGAAAGTTTAAATCTTACGATCTTCCATGCTGTTTCTATTTGATAATCTCTAGGCTGAAAAGATTTACCTTCAAAAAAATCGTTACACCACGAAGTAAATTTTTCAAGAGTTAAAGAACTGTCTATGATGTTCTCAAGACCATCTATTCTCACCTCTATTTTATATTTTTGTCCTATCTGATAAAGTTCAGACCAAAGTCCAACTGGAACTCTCCAAATAGGCAATCTCTTATCTACAAAACATATAGCTCCATCCCAATGTTTCTTTTTAACAAGGGGGTGAAAAAAGTGGTTATGTATTTTTTTAGTTAATGATATTTCAATTTGTTTTCTTTCAAATTCTTCGTCATAATCAACTAAACTTAACCAATTCCTATCTTCACTTACTACGAATTTTAGCATTAATTAATAATTATTTTTGACCGCTCCCGATCTCATATACTCTTCAAGAGATATTCTTGAACGGACCCCATAAAGCATGTGGTCTACAGTTTTCATAGTTTCATTTAGAAAAGAAATCTGTGTTTCTACTATTTCCATTCTTTCTTTTAACTCACTAAGATCCCCCTCTATCAATGGATTCTTTTCATTTGCTCCGTATTTCACCTGGCTATTTTCAGAGTAATACTTTAAACGATCTGCTTTATCTTTTCTGAATTTAGCATTAAGCTTAGTCATAACTTGTCCAAGTTTAGCATTATATTCTAATATGATCTGTCTATTTGAATATAAATCGACCTGTACTTCAGCAAGCTCTCTAATGTTTTTCATACGAATAGCAAGTGATCTAATTTTTTCAGTCCACTCAGATCTTTCTTCGCCAAATTTTTTATCAAAATCTATTTTACCCTCTATATTAGCTTGTTGCTCTGACATTTTTTCTTTTTATTTTTTACTGTAATAACCTCTTTTATTTCAGAGCTTATTTTATTCTTTACCTTGCTGTTCTCATAATTAGAAGACAGATCAAAATCAGGTAATTCAAAGTCCCCTTTTATATCTACAGGAAACTTATATTTACCATTATTATTTTTAGCTCTAGATTTTTTCATATATCTATAATATCCCATTTATCAGTGGAAAAATAATTATCGAGCCTTTTGATTTTTTTTCCTGTTGATCTAAGATAATTTACAACATCATTAAGATCCCATTTTTCCCTATCAGGAAAATCATTTTCTTTTAAAAATTTTCCCCAAAGAAATACATTTTCACCATCTTCTAAAAGATTTCTTGATTTATCTCTTCCTGGTTTATCTCCGTCTAAGAACCACCTCTTATTTAATACATCAAAAGGGAAAGGGTTATTAATAGAACAAAGTGCAATTGAATTTGGACAAAGCCAAGCATCCAATGGTCCTTCAAAAGTTGTAATCATAGCATCTAAGTCCACAGTTGCAAATCCAAATACACTAGATATTGGATCAACCTCTTCGGCTTTTAAAATAATCTCAGGATCTTTTATTCCCATAAGATTTTTATAAATACCGCTAAGCTTATATGTAAAATATTTGCTATGTCCCTTTTTAACTATTGGCCTCATTTGTAAACCAATAACCTTAGTCTCGTCTCCTGAAAGATTTAAAAGATATAGATTTCTTCTTTTTGGATCCCATAAAAATTTACTATCAGGTGTATGGTTTCTATCAAGAATCCATTTTTCTGCAAAAGTTCCTTTAACCTCCCAAAGTCCTAGTTTAGCTTTTAGCTCATCTCTAGGTATTAGAATGTCTTTGTAATTTTCGGAAAAGAAATAATCAATAGAATTACGGATTTTCTTTCTTGCTACAGAGCTTCTTGATAATTCAGTTATTTCCGAGATCTCATCAGAACTAAGCATTGTCTGTATATCGAAATCCCTTGTTAATTGGTTCAGATTCTTAAATACCCCGCAACCTCCGTTATAACATTTATAAGTTAGTGTATCTAAGTATAGATTCCCTCTTTTCTTTTTAGGATCCCTAGAATCACCACAATAGGGGCAACAGAAATTTAATCTGTTGCCCCCTTGGTATATCTTAAGACGATGCGGATCGTTTCCGAAGAATTTAAGAAGAGATGCTTGTACTATCCCTTTAACTCGGTCTACTGTAAGACCACTTGCTTCCTTTGTTTCCATTACGATCCATATTTAGATTATTATAAATCGTTATATAAATCGTCTAGAGAAGGAGCGGCTTTACCACTTGACTTAGCTGGTTTTGATTCCTGATCTGGCTCTTCAGATTGTGTTGTAGTACGAGAATTAGCATCCTCGAAGAAACTATCAACATTGTTTGAAGGTGCTGATGTAGCAGATTTAGAATCAGAGTTTCCTGAAACGATTTCAGAAATCATTCTTCCGTCAGGAATAGTGTTTCTAATGATCTTCATGATCTTCTCAGTTTCGTCTTCTGTCCAATCTTTGTAATCATATTTATCAAGATCCAATGGACCGGATTTTAAATATTTAGTGATTGCGTCTCTGCTTTCCTCTGTTTTTTCAACTGCAGATCCATTAACCATAACCGGTCCTTTATCTCCAACGAATTGACAAAGATCGTAGTTGTTCCATTCACCAACCTTTCTTACCTGTAATCCAAAACTTTTACCTTCGAATAAATCATAAGGATTTGACGGATTACCAAATTCAGGTTTAATTTGTTGCTCGATAAGATCGTTTACTTTTCTACCGAATTTCAAGATCATGATTTTACCTTCAAGCTCTGGCTTGTTTGGATCTTTTACTACTTGAATCAAAGAATAGAAATCTTCTTTTCTTGAGAAAGCTTTAGAAATCTCTTGATCTTTAGCAGAAGCAGAATTTTTAAGCTTCCAGTAAATGTCTTTTAAAATTGATTTTTTTCCTACTGTAGAAGGACAAAGAGCTTTAAAGTTTGCTCCGTCTACAGGATCTTTTAACCACACGTAGTATTGGTGGATTTTAGATTTTTTAGGGTTTGTGATGTTAGGTAAGAATCGGATTAAAGATTTATACACACCGTCTTTTCCTAATTCAGGATACGGTTTGTAGATAAACTCGTCCTCATCTCTCTTAACTTCCTGTTTTACAAATGCCTCATTGTCCAGGTTGAAAATGTCAAAATTGTCTTCCATAATTTTTCAAATTTTTTTTAATTGTTTTTTTAATGAACTTAATCTTTATTTATACAGTGGAGCCTTTCAAAAGTTTCTCTTCATTTTCTTCAATAAATAAAGCTAACCAAGTAGCATCAATTATATCAGAACAAGGATTTTCTACTTTTCCAACTCCTTTAATCCAAGTACCTTTATTTTTTTCTAATACATCCATTAATGGTTTAAGTCTAACATCAAATCTTTTCTTTTCTAATATTGTATGGTAGAGCTCGTCTTTTTTTGCATTTCCCTTTACTGCAAATTTCTTTAAAGTTGTTGGAGATATTACAAAGAAATTATTAGGATCGATTTTTTTAACAACGCCTGCTCTAACTAAAGCAGTAGTCATAGAAATATCAATTAAAGAATTTCCACTAGATCCAAACGAAAGCCCTTCCATTGCTACGGAGGTTCCCCCATCAAGATAAGGTTCTAGTAATTCCAAAACTTTTTCTGAGAAATAAATTGCATTAAGGATTTTTTCTCTTTCCTTTTCGTGGTATTCCCCTTTAAATTCTTTTTTCTCAACTATATTAATAGAGAATTCAGAGATACCATTAAATACTTTGAACGGTGATCCGTCCTTTTCTAGCATCTTTGGTATGTTGTTAGTGGTTCTGTGGAGACTTATCCATTTACAATTATATTGAGTTAGGATTGCAAACCCTGGAGAGTTTAAGCTAAAGTCTATACCAATTATTTTTTTATCCGATTTCCAATTTGACATCTACGTAATTACATTTGAACCCAACAGAGAAAGTGCTAAACTGCGGGGTAGTTGAAGAGTAGTTCAACTGTATTTCGGAAAGTGACGTCACAATAGGTTGTTGAAGAAGAATGCTGGCCATAATAATACCATCATTATCCAATAATAAAAGTCTAAAGTCTGGAAGATATTGCTCTGGATTATTAAAATCCAAAAACTTAATAATGTTCTCGTAAATTACCCAATAATTAATAAATCCTTCTCCAAGTTTAAATGTAACAGTAAATTCTCTTTGAACCAAATTTTGCAAAGTGGTTGCACTTTTGTAAGATTGTTTGAATCCGCCTGGTCTAATCTGTTCTACGTTATCAACAGCTCTAAGCGTTGGGAAGTTTACAGATTGTATAGTTGCGTTTATAAAATCATTAACAGTATCATAAGGAATAGGCATTCTTTTAATGTACCCCTGGTATTTTTCAACAACAGCATCTACAATAAACCCCTTAGGAAAATTAAATATAAAACCATTTTGCCTGGCGTTTAAAATCATCTATTATTTTTTATTTGTAGATCCTTTTTTTGTAGCTCCTTCAGGATCGCTAGTTACTGGAAAATCTAAAGCATTACAATATTGTATATACTTAGGATCATAGTTACCATTAGACGTTTTAGGATGTATCTGGTAAGCAGCAGTTAAGAACTGACTTGGTTTTATTCCTTTAAATAGAGTAGCACCAGGTGATCCAGGTGTAAAATAATAATTAATAACACTTTGAGGATTAGATCCTTGTGATTCTTTTCCTGCTATAGAATCAGCTAATGCGTTTATATTTATAAGATTTGCTTGTACTGAACTTTGTAAAGGAACCTTAGTTGCTGATGTTTTACCAGTAGAAAATCCCCCGGTTGTATTTAAAAGAGAAGTAGGCTTAACACTAAGTACTGAGCTACTTCCTAAAACATAAGGTCTACTAGGTTTTGTTACTGTTGTTTGTGGAACTTCATTTACAATCTGATTTCCAGCTGTTGTTAAAGCTCTCGTTGCTCCTTCTGATGCTGTTGTAGAAACTGTTGTTGTAGTTGTGGTTGCAGTTCCGGTAACACCTTTTGTTGGTCCTGTCGAAGAAGCTTGAGAAGAAAGACCAGCAGTAAATTCGGATTGATTTTGCCAAGTTCCTGAATAAAGTTTAGTTTCTACCGCATCTGGTGTTCTAGAAATTATATAAAATTCTCTAGAAGTAAACCCTAAGATTTTTTTTGAGTTAGTATCAACAACTTTAAAAGCTACCTGTCCAGTAGAAGGATTTGATATTGAAGTTTTATTTTTAATATTTTCAACTCTTACGCTTTGTCCAGTTTTATCTAAGAAAACAATATAATAAGTTAGTGAAGTGCCTAGATCCATAATCTCAGGAGTTGTAGTTCCTTTAAGATTATAAACTGTAAACTTGTAAAAGTTATCAAATGGATCGACAAGAATTTTAGCTTTTCCTTGACCATAAGCAGTATTTGCAGTTGGACTTGATGTTTCAGAAACTAAATTCCCATCTTTACCAATAACGATATTTTCTTGCGTGACGGAAATACTATTATCTTTATAGAAAACCGGTATTTTTTTCTCTATAGGAGCACCAAGAGTAGGACTTACACCAACAGGTGATAATATATTAGCAGCTTGTATAACTTTATTGTATACCTTCTGAGAATAAGCTCCTGTAGTTAAATTTATCTTGTTAACCTCTCTTCCGTATTTAGTTACATCTAAAGAACTAAATGACGATCTTCTTATAATCTGATTCTGATTAGTTTTATTAACTAATCTCATAGTATAGTTTACTATGAAAGATGTAGTTAAAGGGTTAACTAAAACGGGTCTAAAAATATAGGGAGAGTTATAATCTTGAGTTTGTGTCGTTGAAAAATTATATGTTGTTATATAGCTTAGACCAACTTGTTCTTTAACTTCTAATTCGTGTATAACATAATAAGAAACACCAACTGTACCTTCTGCATTTATAAAATCTTCTAAGAAGTTACCTTCCCATGTTGGATAATATTCAAGATAGTTATAAAAAGAATTCTGCTGGATTACTGCGGCTAGATTAGAATAATTGTCTCTAGGAAAAACACCTAATTGAGCTCTAACCTGAGCTATGTAGTTTTGATATCCGTCTTTAAGAACAGTTTGTGTTATCTCGTATAAAGTAAATTCAACAGGAGCATCTTTTAAAAATCCATTTCCATCTGATGAAATTTTAGCACCTAATGTATATGTTTGTGCAGGTTGCCCATTTAAAATCTCAAATTGAGCAATCATATTTGCATAAGCAGGTATCTTAACTTCCACATAATGATCATATAAAGCTCCACCTAAATAAATAGGATTAGGATTTAGAATAGGAAGAGCTACATCAGATTTTGTAACAAGAAGTTGTAATATTGTTGCTTTCTTTCCAGTTCTTTCTTGAAATCTTATCTGTAAAATTACACCATCAATATTATCAAAATTGTATCCTGATACTATATGAAATTTTATAGTGTCATAATAAACTCCAATATTAGAAGGGAATACTATAGGAAGACCACTAACGGGTGTTAATTTTGGATCATAATCTAGATACTGAGTTAGATAATCCATATCTAACGTAACGAATCTATTTTTTGCCGTTTGAACAACACTAAGATCCCTTACATTGGTAGTGGTAGCCTGATCTGCAGGCTTATTTAAGATCTGTACTGAATTGTCAAAATATCCATTTACAATTTTTTCAAATCCTACTGCGGGAAGACCTGTGTTTACAAAGTACTCCTCCGGATTTGGTGCTGTAGTATAATCATATTCTAGCAGCAAATAATCAGTAAGCTTAACAAATCTCTGTGTTGATGTGTAATTAGGCATGAGTTATATATTCCTTTTAATTTCTCCTTAGAATTTAATTATGGAATATTGAATACCAAGCCCTAATACAAATACAGGTCCAGCTATAGGCTTTCCTATAAAGTTAACTCCCGCTCCAATTCCCACTCCTACAAAAGGACCAATTGACCATTTTTTCTGAGGAAACATTTTCTTTAACACATCTGATTTTTGAGGATCAATTATTGCTCCTTCCATGCTAGTAATAGTCATACCAGGATATTTTGGAGTTACAAAGATCTCTAGTGCATTATCTTTTTCCCTAAGTCCGGTAACAAACGAAAATCCTAAAACGTCTTCTCCTATTTTAGTTTTACCAGGTTTTATAATATGCGTTAATGTATCAATCTCAAAATAGCTATTAGCAGAAAGCTTTCTATAATTTCCTTCCGAATATGTTGTGTCTAATTTCCAATCTAAACTATATTTCCCGTCGTTGTATTTAGTAACATATGTAGGCACATATTGAATTTCGGTTTTAGTTTCTGCTTTAACTTTTTGTAAAGCAATTACTTGCCCTTTTACTTTTTTCAATTCAACAGCTAAATCTGAATTTAATTTCTCTAGACTTTCTTTATCTGCAAGTAATGTCTTTTTAACAAACATGTCCTCACCAGCCTTGTTCTTTTGAACTCGTACAGTGTCATTTAAAGCATCCAAATTAAGATTCTGTATCTCTAATTGGGCTTGAAGATTTGACGTGCTAGAGCACTGTCTAAATAGCAACATGCAAAGTATACCAACTACAACAAGAAGGAGAATATCCTTTCTTTTTAGGATATTAGTAATTGAAAATTTTTCGTTCATATTCTCGAAGATTATTTAATTTTTGTATTTCTAATAGAGTCTCTTTTTTTAAATTTTCCAATATTACAGGATCATTAGAGATAAGATCTTTATTATTTTGATGCCCTTCTATTTCTTTTTCTAATCTAGAAAGATTATCGTGGGTTTCCCCATATTTTTGTATAAACCATTCTTTAGTCATTATCTACCGAATTTTTTAGATATAATACTTATATACGATTGAAAACCACTTGTATTTGCTATTACAACCCTAAATCTACATCCAGCTGCTACTAAAAATGACACAGAGCTATAAGCATCCATAACCCTTCTTTCAGGGAGATAATAGGATCCTGATCCTATATTATTTTCAGCATAGCATTCATATCTAGCATTCCCTGAACCAGAGCTACCTGCTTGTACAGTAATATACCTATCGTAATTTACAGCAGGCCAATCATAAGGAGCACTTTGCTCGTTTGTTGGACTTAAGAACCAATCAGTGGAAGAAGTTAAAGGGACAAAAGGGTGTGGAAACTGTACGCTATTTCTAAGAATAATTAATCCTCCATTAAGAATAGATACGTCTCCTGTAACCCCAAGATTTCCCAAAATGTCAGTATTACCTACAACTGATAAATCACCTTGAGTATTTATTGCAACAGCATTACCTCCTGGAGATGCACTAACATCTAATGCTGCACCTCCATATAGTGGTAATCCACCAATAGAAACGTTATGTCCAGTATCGCTGACAAAGAATCCATTAGTAGGAGCAGCTAATGCAGTACCTTTACCAAAAGGAATAGGCCGAGACTCGAACAAATTCCTAGCAGAAACTGCTATAGCAACAGACCTGTTTAATCCCTTAATAAAGGAAGTACCAGAGTCATCTCCTATGTCTGATGTTATTTCTATTCCGTTCGGATAATTATTTACCTTCGGTCCTGTAAAATAACTAAACGGATCAGGATGTCCTCCAGCAGCATAATGGACTCCACTATAAAGATTTCTGTGAATCTTTAAGTTTGTATAATTCGAAACGCCTGCTCCTGTGGAACTGCTCGAAACTGAAAAGCTAGACAAAGGATCCTCAGTACCTATTGTTTGTATTCCTGAAACAGTTAAACTATGATTTCTGTATGGTCCATCGCTTCCTGGAGAGTAAAAATTAATATTTCCTGGCAATGAACCAACGACTCCATTATTTGTCCCTGCATTATTTCCTATTTTAATATTACCATATCCAGGATCAGTAGTAGTTCCTGCTTTTACGTTTAACAAATAACTATTTCTAGCTCCAATATTAACATTGTTAAGTGAAGCACTTCCAGTTCCGTTAGACATTATATCTAACTGGTTATTGGAATTTCTAACTTGTATTGTTGTAACTAGTCCCGATGTTATACCAGGAGAGTATGGCCCAACACTAGTTGGACTATAAGTAGTTATTGCAAATACTGGAGCATTTCCTGTTGTATTTAAAGAATTTGAAATCTTTTGTTGATAGCTAATTAAAGCTGCTCTTGCTCCAAATAGATACCCAGAATTTAAGAAAAGTTCCTGAGAAAAATCAGGACCAGTTCCGCTTATTTTATCAAAAGAACTAGAAACTGCAGCAGCATCAAATACCCCATCCCCAATAACTGTTCTTCCTATAGATGCTACATTAGGAGGCGAAAGTGCTCCCGTTGATGACGAAGGTCTTGTTTTAACTTGTAATCCAGGACCGTAGTTAGGAGAACTAACCCAAAGCTGAGGAAAAGCTCCTTGAGCTTCTGCTGGTCCTGTAGTGTTAAGAGGTATTGTTGAACCGTTATATGCAGTAGGATCAGTAGTTCCTATCCCAACAAATCCTTCTACGTATAAACTACCTTTATTATTATTAGCAGGAAGTAAAGAACTCCCTGTAAATAAAGTTCCTGTATGCTTTCCTACTGTTTTTGATATACTTACGTTACCTAAAACCGAAAGCTTTCTTGCATCATTTCCTGTACTTTTAAATTGTCCAGTACCTACACCGATACCTGCACCTACACTATCGCTATAGAAATGGGGGTAGTTTTGATTAACTGTGCTACCGCCTAAATTTGATACTTCAAAGAATCCAGCACCACCAGTAGCAACATCTGTAAAAACACCTTTACCAACTGAAGCAGTTTTTAATTGAATATTTTGAGTAGCAGATTCTGCGGTAATTTCTTCTTGAGAATACATATTAATACCTCCAGATCCACCACCCATATTAGAAGAAATATTAATACTTCCTGCAGGGTTAGTAAATGTAATATCATAATCTCCTGTACCTGAAGGAGCAACAGAAGTCCATTGAATTGAAGGATTTTTTAAACTACTAGCAGATCCAGTTTCTGATGTTGTATCGTAATTAGATCTACCAAAGCTTATAAGCTTTTGTCTTGTTAAATCTGTAGCAATTTTAAGTTTGGAATTTTCATAGTTAGTATTACCTATAGCACTAGCTCCTGGAGTATAATCTGCAATAGAAGCATCTGATAATATAACGCTATTATCAGAAGCAGTTCCTGCTATAAATATACCTTTTCCTGTAGCTCCTCCATTTAGAGAAATAGGGGTAAATCTTTGAAATATATCTCCCGCTGCTAATCCATATCCGCTGTCTACCCAACCTGTTGCCGTAAATACATAGATCTCTTGATTTGCTGAATCCGGATCTAACCAATAGTCACCAATTGCAGGATAATTCCACGGGCTGCTTCCTGTTATTGCTCCAGAAGCAGGAGAGGTATCTTGTACAAACCATTTAGTCCCCGAAGGTCCTTGTATACCTTGTACACCTTGAGGTCCTTGTGGACCTATTGGACCAGTTGGACCAATAAATCCTTGTTGACCTTGAGGTCCTCCACCAGCACTTAAAATCTGATCGAAGTTATAATTTAGCTTGTCAACTATAGTTGACTGGTTATCTCCTTGGAGTACGTTTAATATGTTAATCTGTGGCATCTCTACTTATAGTTCTAATATATATCAAAAATTCACCTTTCCTTAAATTTTTCCAATCTGTATAGAGAAAGCAAGAGAATAATTAAAAGAAGGATCTTTTGCTATCTTAAATTCATATCTTAATTCATTAACTTTAGTGAATCTAATTTCGGGGGATTGATAATATCCATTTATTGTTTTTTCGTAATCAGCTAAATCTCCAACTATAGTAGTTAAAGATGCTGGGTTTGTAACCGGTATTTTTTTAAGATATGATCCATTATTTTTAGACTGAAATATAGGAATTACATTTAATTTCATATACTCATTAAAGTCGTCATTAATATCACTAAGAGAGCCAAATCCAAATTCAGGAACAATAAATTGTTGGAAAGTTTGCTTAGCTCCATCCTCAAGAAAATATCTATTAAGCATTCTGTCCATTAATATCACACCTCTAATCTCAGTTAAGGTGTTTTCCCAAAGAATTTCATAGTTTGGATAATTATCATAATTTAGATCAATCACATTTGAAAGAGATGTAGGATAAACTATTTGTTTTTGAATTGTTACCAAATCGGGAGTTTGCATAATTTTACTACCAAAGAATGATTTAACTTCCTGCATGCTTCTTGTACCAGGTAAGCTAACGTATCCTGTTGGTCCACTGTATTGTCTATAAAATCCAGGATCCCAAGAGCTTTCAAATAGAGATAAATCTCTTTTATCAACTGGAGTTTCTCCAATTAAATTATATACTGGATTATAAGGTGAATCTTTACTTATTCTAAAAATCCACTCATTAGCATATTTATAAAAATTAACATTCTTAACAGATCCGAAATCGTCTTTATCAGGTCCGAAGCTGCAATAAGCATATTCTATAGGATCAATTATTCTAATTTTTTGCCCCATATATTTTCCTCCCTGAGCTACATAATAGACAGTATCAGGAAAATCTTGAGTAATTTCTATTGTTATTAAAGCTCCAGGAGTTCCAGGTGTACCAGAGGTGCCATAATTATAAGTTATTGCATCATTTGGATAATTGTTCCCAATATTATTAGTAGAGAAATATAATTGATATCCAGTATTGCTTGGATCGCTAACATCAAATTTGTAATTTAATCCCCTTAATAGAGTTATTTCTTTTTGAGGTTCGCCATATAAGGATATACAATAATTAGATCCAATTTCATAATCATTAGACGAAATATCCTTTTCAACTATAGTGGTAATAATATAATCATCAGGAAGTATCCATCCTGGCATATCGTATTTTACATTCTCAAATTTTAATACCTCTCTAAAGCTAGGAACGTATTCCCCGCTATATCTGTAAAGCTCAGTTTCACCTGGTGCTTCATTTAAGGTATATCCAATATTAAATAGGGATAGTTCAGCAGATTTATCAGTATCTTCCTGAGTTATTAAAATTGAATTTTGTTCTAATGCAGAAGGCTTAATAAACTCTATTGTGAATTGATTATCTAAAACATCAGTTGTTCGTGTTGTTTCGTTCCATACAAACGTTTTATATTCTATGTAAGGATGACCAGTATTAACTAGAAGTGAAAGATTAGCAAAAGATATTTTTTCCAAAATACTTCCCCAATATCCAATTCCGCCTTCTCTTTGAAATATAGGAATGTTTTTTACAGTACCGTAACTAGCAGAAGAAGGTATAATTTGAGGTCCAGGTAATCCTATATCTCCAAAATCAAAAATGTAATTAGTTTGAGTGTTTGTAAAATTTATAAGGGATTGTCCAACACCAGTAGGGAAAGGCAATGTGTAAGCTCCTGCAGGTCCACCGCCAGTTGATCCAATAACTCCGTAAAATGATCCAGGTCCAGTAGAGCTAGTAGCTCCGGGAGTTGTTGTAGGAAGATATGTAAAATGTACTTCCTCCCTTAAATCCGTTTCATAGTCTGGGTTTGGCACTATATAAATTTCACCCTCCTGTCCAATTGTTCCACCATTAACTACTGAATATACTCCAGATGAAGTAGGGACAGGAGATATGTTTAGAGCAGAAGATAGTTTTATGTCACCAACTGCAGGCAATCCAATAATTCCGCTAGGTAAAGAAGAAGTTACAGGGGCAGTTGCAGTTTGTTTTGTTAATTTATCCTTTAACGAATAAAGTAAAAAATAGTCAAGATCTATACCTTGTTGATTAAGAGGCAATTCATAGTCAGCTGCTCTCATATCATCCATTAAAACCTCAAGTATAAACGTGATGTTTTTGAATTGTCTATTCTCCCAGATTTTTATTTTTATCGGAGCCTGTATTATAGATTCTTTATTATAAACAGGGACAATGACGCATGAAAATTTATAATCTTCGTAGAATCTATCATCACTTAAATACTTTACAGATTCATTTTGAGTGTAGTCTGTAAAATTTCTTTTTATTTTAACCTTTGCCCCTCTAAAAAGTGTTTCAGATAATCCACTTCCTTGATTAAAACCAAAAACCGAATATCGTTCAGTTAGATTCACATTAAAGATAGTACTGCTATTAGAAAAATATGGATATAAATCTTCTCCTTCTACTGAAAAATAATCTAAGAAATAATCTCTATTAGCAGGATTTGCATCACTTATTGACGACTCGTTTAAATCCCCATGAAGATAACTTTTATCTTTGTGTATATTATGCTCAGGAAGAGAATATGGAGGTGTCTGCAATTGATACCACTCGTGAGTAAAATATTGCGGATCCTGAGAATTTCTAAAAAAGCTAGGAGAAAAATTAAGCGGGCTAAATGCAAGATTATTATTTAATCTATATCCATTTCCTCTTACATCAGTTCCTCCTTTATAAACCCATTTAGTTATATAAGGACTTACTCTACTATTTATTGCAAAATCCGTATTATAGTTATCTTTTGTATAATCATATTCAGATGAAAGTTTACCAAAATTCAAATTAGAATATTTAGTATCTAATCCTGTCTGCTCGTTAAAAAATTTAAGATCCTGTATTCCATAAAATCCAGGGAAGGCATCAAGATCCGGGTAAAATGCAGTATCAAAATTTATTGTATTTACTGTTCCTGTCTGGTTTCCTCTCGAAAATATAGTGGGATAAACATTAGCCTCTGCACCAGTAGATGCTGTAACTAATGTATAGGATTCTACACCAAGATTACCAACGAAAAAATCTGGTCCCGTAACATTATTAGAATTGTATATTATTTCGCTTCCTGAAGAAACAAAATAAGTTCTGTTTGGAATTATTTTAGTATTTCCGTCCGGCTGAACGTCTAAATATTTATAGTATTCTTCTGTAGGGGTATATCCATAATTACTATACCAGAAATCCATATCGATTTCTCTTAATCCATAAAAAGAAAATATTCCCAATGGTACATCGTAGGTATCAAAAGCAGATATTTTATTTACAGATCCGATTGATATTTTTTCTGTATGGTTTGCAACTTCTAAGGTTGCATAATTTTCAAAATCTTTTAATCCTATTATTTCCCCGCCAAGGTCCTTAGCATATTCATCTACGAATCTATATTTCCCAACAACTACAGAAGAACTTTTGTGTGAATATTCGGGTATTCCACTAAAAGAATCAGTTGCAGTATTTTTAACTGTTTCAATAAAGGTTTCGCCTACTATAATTTTATTAGCATCCTCCTTCTTAACCTTAACTCTATTTGTAGAATAGTTAGACCCTCCGACAAACGACTGCTTCTGATTTATATCACAAGCATCTTTTTCGTTAATTAGAATAGTGCCTCTTCTCAAATCAGGCATTCTTACAAGTAATGAAAAGTCCTGATAGAAATCTATATAGTATTTTGTATTTTCTTGTGAACCTGCTGCTCTTGTTCTTATTACTACTTCATCACCAGAGACAAAAGCTTCAAAAGAATTATAATTAAAGCTATTAAAAAGTCCAGCTATTGCAGTAGCAATTTGTTCAGGAGTTCCAAAAGGGTGAAAATAATAAGCATTGTCTTGTGAGTAATAACTTCCTGGACCCCATTCATCAATTACAGATGACATATCAGAGCTTCTTAAAATGTCATACTTAGCTCCAGGTACTCCATAAGTTCCTAAAGGATGATAGAATACAAATGAATCCTCGCTTGTGTTTGTAAGTTGTCCCCCTATTTTTATAACAGAATATGCTCTTCCTTTTTCTCCTGTTGATTTACCATAATATTGTTTTTTGGTGTTTACATCAGATCCAGTAAAATTGGAAAGATTAACAACAGTATTTTGCAATACTAATTGATTTTCAGTACCAGGTAATCCGTATAAAGATGTAGGTAATATCTCTATTGCAGTAAGATAGTTTTCGTCTTTTTTTAAAGAATAAAAACTACCAACTTTATCTTTTATCCAGAAAAGTTTTGTTCGCTCATATTCATTTACATCATCTGAAGTTGGAATTACCCCTTTTATTTGAATAGGGTCTATAAATAGCCTTACTCCATTATCGTTGTATTGATAATATGCTCCTTCCTGATAATAATATCCTTTATCATTTCTTTGAGGTACTGGGGTATTTCCCGATGCGCCGCCATCGTAATACAAAGCATTTCCGTCTAGCTTTAATGAAGATACTTCTGCAGCATTTACATATAGACCAAAATATCTATTTATTGTATAATTTTTAGATTCACCGTCATTAAAAAGAAATTCTAAATTAAGAAGCTTATAGCTAATTAATCCATTTCTTCTAAAACCATCGGTCATATAATCTTCAAACCCTATTTGTGAAGTTGGGGTTTCAAAATAATCTAAAAGAAAATCTCCTTTTTTGTCAAATACGCCTCTAGTATAATTAACACCGTTGTAATTGGTTAATTGATTCTCTTCAAATCTAACATCAATAAGACTATCTGTGTATCCAGTAGTCGTTTTAATTTTTCTTAGATATTTTCCTATTTTTGATTTTTCAGTGAGATCAAATGTTGATACTGCAGTAGCTTTTGGTAAAATCTTATTATAAAAATGAGAAGAAGTATTTTCGACATCACTTTGATGATACAAAGGATCTAAAAGAATCACTGTACCACTTCCTTGAACAACGGTAAACGAGACTAAAGCTCCTCCGCTAAAGATATTCCCGTCTGTGTAATTGGATGCGTTATACGATACAATAAATGGTAAATACCCAGTAGCATTTTTGTCTACATTAGGGTCTTCTAGAACTTTATAACTAGCTCCGTTAGATATAGAAGTAACAGGAACTTGGTATGGGTAATCTATAGGATCATTTACCCTAAATATTACAAAATAGTCAGGTATATCCTCTCCCATCCACAAAGGTGCAAGATAAGAAAAATCTTCAGAATACTTATCAGATACTAGAGGGGTTACCCCCGAACTGTAAATAAAGTTGTAGGAATTTGCTAAATTATTAATCTGGTTTTGTACTGGCTCTCCTTCCCCTGCTAATCCAAAAACAAACTGAGGAGGCGTTTTACCTTCGTTAAAAAAAGTATACAAATCCCTATCAAAAGAAGATTCGGGCGAAATTCTAAATCCCTTATAAGCCTGGTTTGACATCTCGGCATTAGAGTCAATGGAGTTTAACCAGATATCCTTATTAGCATCAATGGTAAGTTTAACATTACCTGATATTCTAGGATTCGCTCTGAGTACTCCAAACGATGCCGTCTGTTTAATTATCTTTCTTGCCAATTTTCAATTATTTCTTAGTGGTTATTACAGTTTGGGAATAAGCAGGAGATACAAGCGATGTCTTAGTATAGCTTCCTGATATTAAAACGTCAAAAGAGAATAAATCCTCGTTCTTTACCTGTATATCTATTCCTATTTTTTTACTGTATGTAATATTCTTTAAACTTCCTGCTTGTCTCCATCCTCCAACATAACCAAGCTTATCTTGAGCTCTCATTTGGAAGATAATCGGAATTGTTATAGAATTCTCTTGTCCAAATTCTAACGTCTTTTTAGCTAGCTGAGTTGATCCTTCGACTTGAACTGCTGTATGATTAGTTGGTGCAAGATACAAATAAGATCCACATGAATATTTACCGCATAAGTATTCGTCGCCATCAACAAATCCTAATTTATTAGGGTATGATCCGTCGGCACTAAAAGTGGCACCTGTTGCAGGATAGAATTTTAATTGCTGGGTAGGTAATGTTTGTGTACTTCCTAGTGCAGAGCTATTTGTATTTGTGTCAACTTCAAATCCAACAGAGTGTCTAAATGCAGGATATACCATTGGTCCAGATGCAGAAACTATAGGTCTTTCAAGATCAGTAAACGTATCCCCATTTAATGCAGGATGAGATACGTGTATAGAAAACTCATTAAGATTTCCGTTACCTGCAGGAGCACCTGCCGTATAGTTACCGTTCCAAATATTAGTATTGTTACCAGCACCTGTAATAGTAGTAGATGACGGATCGTATGGCATAAGTATACCATAATTGTTTATAGGAAGACTTGAAGTACCGTCACTAATAACCCATCCTAATGTAGTAGCCGGATCATAATAAAGATCCTCGTCTAAACCTACACTTTTATATCTAGAATAAACAAATTGAGAATAAGCATTACCACTTTGATATCCTAATGCTTGTACAAAGTCACCAGGTGTAGTGGTATTAACTTGTGAAGCAACTAAACCTGATAATTGTATAGGAGTATTCCCATACTTTCTGTTTTCATTATAGTCTGATCCAGTAGGTCCAAATATATTCGGTGCATGTACTCCTTGACCTCCAGGGATTAAAGAAGATAATTCTAAAGGTGTTGCTGCTTCGTTTCTTAATTCTAAATAATAAGTCACAGTTGCAATTTTTCCTTTATTGCTAGGATTTGAAAGATCTATTAACTGATCATAATACCCAGCAAAAAGATTTACTGTACTTCCAGGATTTACTTTGTTTGAAGTATTTCCGCTTCTTACATAAACTCCAAGAGTTCCTTTTGCTTTTGCAATTAATGCTCTTAGTGATTGAAGCTCATTATCAATCTGAGTTAGCTTTTGAAATAAATCTATAGCAGTACCTTTAGCATCAAAGAATCCTGATGAAATTACACTAGATGTATGAGCATAATATTTGTCACCTGAATTAAAAGATGTTGAAAGATGCTGATCTAAACCTTTAGCTTGTAACTCTGTTTGAATTTGTACTAGGGTTTGATCACTTTGGTTTTGTGCTATAAATGGCGTATTGTCAATCTGTACAGAAAGGTCTGCAGGGAAATCAACAGTAATAGAAGTTGACCAATCAGAGGTTAATGGGTTTGTTGGCCATCCTGCTTCAGATATAGCTTGAACCTGAATCTCTACTTTTTCACCTTTAGATATAGCAATGTCGAGCTGATTAATATTTACAGTATTTGCATCACTAACATCTTCAAGCTTCCATGTATAAGATCCGGTATTTTCGTCATAAACTTTTTTTCTTAAATCACTTTTGAATTGAACCCAGTTAGAAAATTGTCCTGCTCTTTTTACGCCGTCGTTATCAACAAAATCAATCTGCGTTGTATTATTAGGATTTCCAGTTAAAGAAAGATATCGATACCTTACATTAAATTGAACAATGTTTTGCTCTCCTGTTTTTGGGTCAGTTATAGGTTCAGGTATAGGCCAAAATCCTCTAACTCTATAAATAGGTGCTTGAGTTAATTCTGGTGTAGTAGCAGTAAGATTATTTAGATCGGTTATTGTTGTTGATAACAAATCAGTTTTAGACCCTTTATCTTTTGAAAGGGTGGTAATCTTATCACTAAGTTTTTTAAATTCTGCTGTTGGAGCTTTCTTTGTTGCAGTAGTAGTTAGATCTGCTAATTGTTTTCTAGTTTGATCTATTGCTCTGTCAATCGAAGTAATTTCGTTCTTTAAAGTTGTTTTTGTTTGAATCTTTTCTTTAAAGTTTTTGTTCTCCTTAGAACTTGTTATTTGTGTATTTACTTGTACAACTTTAAAATTGTCAGTTGATACTACAGGAGCAGAAGGTGTTTGCCCGTATACTGCAGGAATTGTTTTTTCCTTAGCTGCAGCAATAAAGGTTTTACCAAAATCCGAAACCTCTGAATTATAAAAATCAGAAAGAGTTTTTACGCCATCCGATGTGTTAATTTGTAATTCATTAGACCAAAATGTAATACCTGGACTATAGTTGCTAGAAGCAACATTAAAATCTCCGTCAATTGACTTGATAAATACACCCTGTCTTTCATCAAAACCAACATTAACATCTACTGCTTTATTTGATAGGACATTAGAGAATATTATCAATGAATCATTTCCAATTTTAACTGGCTCAAATCCAAATAGTCTTCTAAGTACAATAGTAGAAGAAGCTGCATCAATGGATGTAATCTCGTATTTAGTTCCTCCAGAAGTAATTATCTGATCTCCCTTTGTTAATGTCCTGGTATTAGAAGTAGTAGCTAAAGTATCTGAGTACTTTAAAGTATTTAATTTGTATTTTCTTGTTGTATTTGTAGTAGTAACCCCGTTTTCTGTAGTTTGTGTTTCTTCGTCAAATACTCTAAGAACTCCAAAAGATCCTGTATATCTAATTGTTCTTAACTCTAGCTCATTTATTTGCTCATCTACAAAATATTGTATACCTTGACTTTCTAAAGCAGCAATAAGGTCTGCATCTGAGATATTATTTTTACCTTTTATGTTAGCATCAAAATATTGTCTTTGAACATCAGATTGAGTGTTAGCAATAATTCTTTTAACCATTACCCTTTCAGAATTCGTAGGGATTTGATTTTCAACATCAATAGAAATGTAAAGAAGAGGGTTTAAAAATGATTCAAAAAACCAGTTATTTCTAGCTTGAAAGGTAGACGGTACTTGTAAACTACTTGGAGAATTAGGATCTTTTAAAACCGATGCTTGATATATTTTTGCAACTGTTCCGTCAGATTTTCTAATATTAGCAGTATTATCTTCCATCCCTGAAAGAGCTAATATGTTTTGATCTAGCCTATTAATTTCAGATTTAAGAAAACCGTATGAAGGAATCTGTATGTTTTCAGATGTATTATCATCCATCAAGAATTCAATCTCAACTGAATCCTTAGCAGTAGTTGCAACATCATTCAGTTTATTGATAATTTCTAGAGAGTTTTTCTGTAATCTTAGAAATTGGGCGATTAAAGATGAGAATGAATTTTTCGTATTCGACATTTCTTATTATTTTATTTGATCTACTTCAAATATTAGATTTACATCGTCGGTACAAACAATATCAAAAATAGGTTTGTGTGAAGCACCGCTGAAAGAAGTATTAGTAAATCCTGCTACTACTGTTGAGTATGGAACTCCTGAAGGTGTTCCTTTTGGATATTCTCCCATAACATCAGTAAGTATAACAAGAGAATAGTTTCCAAGATCAATATCGTCTCCAATAACTAATCTTAAAACCTGTCCTTTTTTCCATTTATTGAAGCTGTCATCAATTCTTATAACAATATCATTTGTTGCAGTAATTGAAAGACCGTTGTTTTTGTGTTTAAGGTAATTAGTATAGATTTCTAATGAGATTGTGTTACCAGATACAGGATTAATAGTAAAAACTGAATTTGATCCAATGTTATAATCTTGTTGAGTAACATCAACTCTTAAAATATTTGGTGTTGTTCTATCTACCGTAGTACCGTCTCCATCTTTAAGAAGATCAAGATTGTATGACATATTAATAGAAGTCTGATTTTGAAGTATGTTCTGAATATCGTCACTGTTCTTTTCAATAAGACTTAATATGTCTTGCGTATTCTCAAATAAAGCTTGGTTTGCTTGTAAAGAATTTTCTACTGCGGTTAGCCTTTGTTTAATTTCGGTGCTATCGTCCGTATTAATGATAAGATCTTTTAAATCTGCAACCTCGTTTTGTAGAGCCATTATCTCTAATGTTCTATCATTAAGATTTTTTGCAGCATCTTGAAGAACTGTTGCAGCATCCATAAATATAGAAAGAGAGAAAGAAGAATAGTCATTAATTGCCTGTTCTACTCCTGTACTTTCTACGTCAGTATCAAACTTAAGGTTTATTTTAAATCCGTACGAATTACCGTTTAATTTAGTAATTGGATCTGGCTTAAACTTCTTAAAATTAGGAAGTTTAGCAGCATTAGTTGAGAATGGTTCTGGATCATTAAGGAATAAAATTCCGTAAAGATTAGTTTCTGAATCTGCTGGATTATTAGGATCGTAAACGTCATAATAAACCAATACTGTATTAAATTCAAAAGAAGTGGTAGTCGGTGTACCGTTCCACTCCTCAATAGTTGTAATACCAACATAGTTTTGTATAGCTTTATAAGAAGCAGGATCAAAGTCAATTTGAACTCCGTCTAGATTGCTTCTTTTATAAGTAACTGAATATCCGCTAGGTCCTGTAGCGGCAACATATTTTTGTAATTCCATATTACCTGCATCAAAAAATGTAGAGTCAGTGTAATATGAATTTGGTGTCTCTCTAGGAGCATACCAGTTAGTTGAAAAAGTACCAGTAGCAGATGTTCCGCTTACCCCAGGTTCTCCTAAAACGTCTTGGTCAAATATTGCAAATTTCGGTAATCCATTTGGACCGTAAACTCCACTAGCAGCTCCTCTCCCTTGAATATATTCAGTGTCAATAGGATCTGGCGGATTATGTGTAAATGTTCTATCAGGATAATAGTTTTCGTCTGCTACTGTTTTAAATAAAACATAAGGGGTATTACCATCTCCAGTAGGAATGTGTATATAAACTTCCGAATATGCGTTATCCGAATTTTGAACAGAGTTTACTACATCAATTTCACCAATATATTGTACGATTCTTTCGTATCTGGGAGTTGGTGTACCGTTACCACTTAAAAAAGTATTTTCTTCTACCCATCTTTTATCTGAATAAGGAAGACCGTCTACTGTTGTTGTAGTACTTTGATTAAGTGAAGTAACTACTTCGTTCGTATTTGCAGATCTGTATCTAACACCTCCTAGCTCTTTAACCCATTTCCAAAATACCCTCTCTGAAACATTTAATTTAAGATCAGGATTATAGTTTGGATCTGATAATATAGTTGACTCAAAATTTAAGCAATAGTTCTGAAATGAAATTTCTGGTGAAGGACTAAGGTTATTTGGGTTTGTTAAAACATAATCACCATAAGCTGCATCAAGAAAAGTTGTATCTATCGCATTAAATTGAAAAGTATTTTCACCATATGTTGGACTTCCAAACTCTGGAAGCTTTAAAAGAGCATACTTAGAAAATTTAAACTTCTTAAGTGAGTTGTTGAAAGTAAGGCTTAAGTCCTCAGCAGCAGAAGAGAAGGTATAAAATGTACCTCCTTGAACTGCTATGGGGCGTATGTATGGTGTTTTTGCCATTTATAAAATTTTTATTAGAATGTCCAGTTAGGAGTACTTGATACAACCACCCATGAACCTTTTTCTGTAGAAGCCCCTTGATCTATTCTTGGCTCCCACATAAGAGTAACAGTAGATTTATAAGGATTAGCATTTGTTGCTACTGGTGAAGAATACTGTGCTTCTGAAGTATTAAATCCTGTATAGTATTGTGAAGCAGGTCCAGTTACTCCAGTAGCTAATAATCCAGGAGCTGTAGCAACATCGATTAATGTAACTGTAAATCCTGCAGGGATATCAGAAGCAATAGCTCCAGATCCTGTAGTAGCATAAAAGAAAAATCCTGTATCAAATCCAGTATCAGCAGGAGCAGTAGAAACATAGTCAGATTGAATGTAAATAACATTCTCTGTTAATGTTAACATATAAGGTGAAGAGTAAGTACCAGTAACACCAGCTCCAGGAGCTGTTGGAAAAGCAGTAGTAGAACCTACGGATGCTTTTCTATTTGTATTTACTATGCTACCGGAAGCACCAAATGTAAGAGCTCCATTAATATTAGTCTGTCCTTGGAAAGAAGCAGTTGCTCCAAACGTTGCCGCTCCAGTCGTAGAAAAAGAATTTACCTGTAGTGTATTTGAAAAAATACCAGTTGCAGCAGACACCGTATTAGATGCAATAACAAATCCTGCACTTGCTCCAGTTCCATAAATTTGAATAGTAGGGGATCCAGAGGAAGGCATCACCATACTATTAGAAAGCATTGATTTAGCTTTAATCTGACCGCTAGAAGCAGTAGATACGTCCATCGATCCAGTCAATACATTAATGTTAAAAGTATTTTCAAGATCGTTGTAAGAATTTTCTAGTAATAAAAAATTAGCATTAATTGTTAATCTAGATCCGGAAATTGAATCGGTTCCTAAGATTTCTGTGATTGTTACTGACATTTGGTTTTTCTTTTTTTGATATATATCCTGTACTAGTTACAATAGGAAAAGTACAGGGACATATATTAAACAGTAAATCCACAAGTAGTTTCCTAAAAAAATAAGTTTCTTTATGACAGAAAGCAAATGGACACAAAAAAGAAAACCTAAAACCCAAATTAAATTTAAGATTAATCTAAACGAAGAACAAAAAGAGGCTAAAGCTATTATACTAGCAAACCCTGTTAGTGTTCTTAAAGGAGCAGCTGGTTCAGGTAAAACCCTACTAGCAGTTCAGATCGCTTTAGATATGTTATTTAATAGGGAAATTGAAAAACTAGTTATTACTAGACCCACCGTTGCAAAAGAAGATATAGGATTTCTTCCTGGGGATCTAAAAGAGAAAATGGATCCTTGGCTAGCGCCTATTTATGCAAACTTAGAAATGGTTTATGAAAAAACCAAAATTGAAAAATTGCTAAGTGACGGTATTATTGAAATTTTACCTTTTCCTTTTATGAGGGGTAGAACTCTAGTAAATTCATGTGTAATTGTTGACGAAGCCCAAAACGTAACAATGACTCAAATGGAAATGGTTCTAGGAAGGCTTGGTATTGGATCTAAAATGATGATATGTGGAGACACATCTCAGATAGATCTAAAAAACAAGAAAGAATCAGGTTTAGATTTCATGAACACGCTTTCAGCAAGAGTTGAGGGAGTTAAAGTTATCACTTTAAAGAAAAACCACAGACATCCTATTGTTCCTGCTATTCTTGATGTCTATCGAGAATATACTATTTAATTAAGCAGTAACGTTAAATCGATTAAGTGGGGGAAACCCCATTTCTTCTCTATCTTGATAGATGCTTCTAATTAAGAAGTCTTCCGGATTGACTACATCTGGTATAAGATCCCCAGCAAATGCTGTTTTGTGGTCTATGACTCTTATTTTCCCTTTGTGTTGTACATCATAAGAATTTCCATTTGCGTCTTGTAGCGAGCACGAAATGGTGTAAAAACCAGGGTTTGTAAACGTCCATATGAAGTAAGGAGTCTTTCTTATGTTAGCTACAACTTTTCCTGTCTCTGAATCGGTCAATGTCCAAACATGATTTTTCTTTCCAGGGATTAAAGAATCAATAGGATTAATAAAAATAGTGGTAGCAAGAGGAATTTCAAATTCTTTATCATAGAACCTTTCTTCCCTCCATGACCAAGAATGAGATCCGAACCAAGATTGAACCGAACCTATTTTATATCCCTCTCTAAATCTTTGCTTTGGAATTTTTCCTATAAAAGCATTAGGACTATTTGTACCAGGTATAGAGATATAAGGAGAGAAATCTGAATCGCCCTCAAAGTATCCAGTTATATAAACATTTTCCTCGTCATCTAAAACAATATCTAAACCAGCATCCAATAAAGCCCCACCTGCAGTAACTATGTCTATTACTTGACCATCTTTATTAAATTTGGTTAAATAAATGTCTATTATACCTCTGGGATTTATCACATCAGGTGAAAAATAAGCTTCATCAGAGAATGCACCAGTTATATAAACATTTTCGTCCGAGTCGCTTTCTATATCATAAGCAAAATCACCTGAACTACCTCCACACATTTTCATCCACATTAATTTTCCAGTGGACAGAAGTTTAATAACAAATATATCAGTAGTTCCAGGGAATGAGCTAACAGTTTGGTTTTCGATTCCAATTGTTCCTTCAAACGATCCCGTTAATAATACATGACCTTTTGGATCTACCGAAATAGATATAGAAGTAAAGACAGTCGAAGAACTAGATGCTAGGGATTCTTTCCAGATACAATTACCATCTCCTGTATTTATTTTTGCAATAAAGGCATCAGGAGTACCAACTCCAGTTAATTGGGTATTTCCAAAATCTACAGAAGATGTAAATTTACCTGCTAAATATAAATATTCCTCTTTTAATAAAGCTAGTGAGCTTCCAGAATTATAATTAGTTGTTCCGTCTCCTAATTGTTTAGCCCAAACAAAAGATAATGTAGAATCAATTTTTGCTAAATATGCAGCAGGGCTGGATCCGGTATTTGTTAATGTATAAGTTCCTAGATTTATGGTGCCTTCAAATTCACCACAGATATAAACGTTTTCATATTTGTCTACTTTTATATCATTTATAGTAGGAGTACCTGTAGTAGCTGTTATAGACAAAGCACTCATATTAGTTAACATAGACGAGGTCTTATGTATATTAATAGCAGCAGTTGTTCCATTATCAGAATTCCAAACAAAGTATATGTTATTGTTAGCATCTGTTGTGACAGATCCTGCAGAAGCATTTACGTCTTCTCTTGAATATGCCCATTGTAATACTCCGCCTTTATTATATTTAGCTAAATAAACCCCTTGGTTAGATCCGGCTACGCTTAAGTATATAGGATTAATATTATTGGTTTCCCCCATAAAGATGCTACCCTCGAAGTTACCAAGAGCTATTATATCTCCCTCGCTATCTACTGTTAGTTTTACACCAATGTCGCTATAAATATCACCTAGTGTAACAACCCATTCAAAATTTTCTAAAAGATCCCTAGATTTTTTCTGAGCAATTCTTTCTATCTGTGAATTTCTCCAATAGCTTTCCTTTGTTGCTTTTCCGTTTAGAATATCTCTTAAAGGCGCATATAAGAAGACATCGTCAATATTTAATGATGGGAATTGATCTTTGAGATAATCGATCGGATAACGCTGCCAAATTGGCTTATACCATGAGTGTCTATCAACATGAGCCATTACTGGTCTTGTGTAATCTGAATTTAATGTGATGTTATCATTTAAAGGACCCAATATAAAATTGAAACCTAATTGAGATTGTCCTATACCTGAATTATGAATGTACTCGATGGAAGGAAGTGGCTTAGATGTTTCGTGGTATATGAAATCCCATCCATTAGTACCAGGGTTTGTTGAAGTAGCATGTATGTGGGGAATTATGTAATCAACTACACCTAATTCACCCGCCTGAGTTCCTATGAACAAACTTTTTGGAAAAAATGTTTCCCCATTTTTTACGGTTTTCCAAGGAGCTACAAGAATCTGATTTCCGTATCCTGCTGCTGTAGGATCAATAGGAGTTACATTATCATTTCGGTATTCAACTTTAGTAAAGAAATATCCATCAAAGTGCCAAAGGCTTATCCCCGATCCTTTTAGGACAAACCAAACATTAGAATTTCCAGAATCTACAATAGAAAGATATTGTCCTGTAGGATCTAGTTCAGGATTTGTTGAGCTGTTCCAAACTGCCCATCTTGTCCCATCCCAATAGCTTATAGCATCTTGAGTGCCTATCCATTTATGTCCAAGCTTATCAATTTCAATAGAATATACATAATCATTAGGTAATCCTGAATTTGAAGTATCATAGTGTTTAAAACTAACTCCATCAAATCTAGAAATACCTGTATTTGTCCCTATCCATAAATACCATCTATTCATAGAATGGTGTTCTAATTTAAGGGTATTAATTACTCCAGGGGTTATATCAGAATTATTAGCATTAAATAAATGCCAAGATTTTTCAGTAGCATCATAATATAATAATCCAATTTCTCCAGGTGAAACTGAAGTATAGAATGAAGCAAATATATCACCATTTTGTGTATTGGTTTCTATTTGATAAATGGTTGAAGGCACATTAGCACATACAGGAGTTCCTGAATTATCAACAAAATCCGTAACATCAAAAGCATAGCTTTTAGATGGATCTTTTTCGTCTATTCTAACCAATGGTTTATAGCTACCATCTACACCTATCCATTTAACATCGTTTCTATCAACCTTAATACAATTAGTAAGTCCTCCTAAAGTTGGCATTACACTATTTGTCGAATCATATGTTGTATAATTAAGACCATCAAATCTTATAACGTCTGTACCAGATATCCATATATCTCCGTCACCGTCCCACCCAAGTCCAGAAACTTGAGCTCCTGGTACAGAAAAAGGAACATTAAAAAATCTAGTAGTAACATCTTTTGGTCCTGGGTCCGTACTTAAATCTGGAGAAACAGGGTTTAGATTTTGATTAGGATAAAAATTATTAGGAAGATCTGAAAATCCTCTAACTATGTAATTAAACCTTTTAATGTTTTCGTCCTGAGAACTATTCAATTGTTCTGCAGCTTCACCTAATCCAAGGTAGCTATTTGATGGCGAACTAATTTCAGTAAGAACTACTCCATCAGTTTCACTAGTAACCCTTATTCTGTCTCCGTATTGAAGAGAGTATAAATCAAATCCACCTAGCCAATCATTATGATAATCAAACATATCCCAAGTATGAGCATATGCTTTACCGAATTCAAAGTCTTCAAAAGTATCCCATGATAATCTTTTAGTACCCCAATATTTCATTTCTTTTGTCGGAAGGGAATTATTGAAGTCATAAAATTTGTATTCCTCTGTTTCGTTTACACCTCCGCTAAAAGTTGTATTAATTGGGGTTGAAAATAAGCATCCCGTTGTTTGTACATTTAAAACTTTCCCGTTCCATAAAGCTCCGCTGTTATTTGGGGCTTGTATAGTAAATGTTTTATTTCCAGGGGTAACGGAATCAAGTAATGTTATAACTTTACACTTAGGAAGATTTAAAGATGTGTTTATTAGATAATAAACTGTACTAGCGGTAGATGTTAAATCTCCCTGGAAACCACATTCAGCAATAGTAACGCCATCGGCAATTACTTTTATTGTTCCTGCCCCATATATTAATCCTCCAGTTATAGGAGTTATTACTATCTGTGGTATCTCAAAAGTAGTTGGACCGGTTACTGTTATTGGAAAATTACCATAAGGAGCACCTAGAGAATCAAAGATCCAAACAAAATCACCAGAAGAATATCCATGAGGCGTAGTTGTTGTTACAGTAGCAAAAGAATATCCACCAGAGACAAAAGCACTTTGTATATTAATTATTGATACAGAATTTGCTCCAAGATCAAATATTGCTGTAGCTTTAACCTCAGGAACTTTTGAAAGTACCTCACAGCTTTGTCCCTCATTAAAATTATTAGAATACTCAGGGAAATTCTGTATAAAGTCTGATACACTTATTGTCTTGTCGGTATTCTCTACCGGCCATATCCATTGAGAAGGATAACTTTCCCATTTTAAAGGCATATTATCCCAATCATAAATCTCAGATTCTCTATATCTGGTAATTGTATTTAATTCTATTTGTTTCTTGTCTACCTTTATTACACTTCTTTTTATCCCTAAAGATATTGAATTTAAAGTGTCCCAAACTCTACACTGAACATTATATTCTCCTGTATAAGGTAAAAAATGAGGAAGTGTTTCTAAATCAGGAAGAGCTCCTCTAATTTGGAAATAATATGGCCTTTCGTCTTCTTTATAAATAGTCCATTCAATTTCATAAAAATCTAAATAAGGTAATCTAGCCCAAGAATAAAATCCTCCGGAGTGTACAAAGTTTTCAAAGTAGTCAAAGCTATACCCAGAGAATGTTAGATTGGTAGGAGATACTTTCCAGCTTGAATAAGTACCAGAGCCTCTTACAGATATTACCTGAACATTTAAAATTCCAGTACCTGTATTATAATCTCCAGGATTAACATATCCTAGCATAAGATTACTAGATGATAATGTAGACTCTATTCTAACAAAAACTACATCAGTAGAAGAGCTAAACCATCCATTTCCTGTACCAATATTTAAAGTAACAACCTGTGGTATTGTACTATTTAAAGAAATACTTGTTGTGCTGTTTACTGACTGTAAAGGAGATCCAGGATTAGGTAATACTGTATTTGTATAGCTAGCAACAGATAAAAGATTGGTAGTTATTGTAGCATCTAAAGAATCCCAAGTACGGCTTAATTCGTCCCATGCTAGAGTAAACGTGGAGTCCTTAATTATAACTGGGCATCCTGCAGGAAATACAAATTCTTCACCGGTAGAGAATAGCTTATATCCAGGTGGATCATAATCTCCATCACCTAAGAACTTAGGCATCTCTCCGTTTTCAACGTCTTTATAAAAGCTTTGAATAGCTTGAGTTAATAATGGAATATTAGATACTGGATATTCTTGATAATAAGAATATGGTTCTATAGTATTTCCGTAATAGCTTATACCAGATTCAGTTCCATTTACAGCAGGATATAATAATCCATCTTGGTTTGGTTTTATATAAAAAGGTCTAAGATCCTCTACATAGCCATTACCAGGATAAACACTAAAGTCTACTTTTATACCGGATTTTACTTCGTCTATACCTAGCTGATCTACCCATCCTCTTGTTTTGTAAATATTAAAATAGATACCCTCACCAGTAATGTCTACGATTCTAGCATTAAGTGGAAGGTAATCTCTTTTAAGTCTTTCTTTTAATCCAAATAGTTTTAAAAGAACTTCTTCGGGACTAAAAAGAAAAGCATCTTCAACAATAGGATATCCATATTGATCTTCGTCTTGATTTTCAACCTCTCTGTTTATATCATAAAATAATCCAAACAATGAAGTCTTTTTATATGACTTAGATGGGAATACTTCTTCGAATTGTTTTTTTAATCCAAAAGTTCCGTCTTTCCTTTTTCCGTAGATTTCTACATGTTTAAACTTACCTTCGTTTTCGTCTTTTAAAAGACTACTAATTAATTCCAATGAGCTTTCTCCCGTTAATGTAGGAGCAGCTAATTGTTTAAGAATTTTATTATTCTGCTGAAGGGGGGTTAAAACTGTTGCTGTATCTGTGTGTACATTTAACCAATATTCTTTAACCCTTAAATCATAATACCCAAAGAATTTTATTGCATTAAATAGAGATTTATAAGATCCTAAATAAGGGAAAATACTTTCCCCAGTAAGCAAAAGCTCCTTTCTTTTCTTATTAATAATTTCAAAATCAGGTAAAGGTTCTTTAATGTCTGTATCTCTCACAATAAAAGAATCGGTAGTCATAAAAGATCTACCAAAGTTATCTAAAAGAACAGATAATCTTGAATCCTCTCCTTCAACCTCCCCGTGTAAATTTACCTTTAATATCGTAACGGGATTATTTGGATCTGTATAATCCTCGAATATTAAAGTTCTGTCGTATATTCCCTCTTCGTTAGAAGTAAGTGCAATATTAACCTGCATTGAAGAAGATGTAATATCGCTAGTTACAACAATACCACTAGGAGAAGCTATTGTATCTCCGGAAACAACCTCAGGATAAAATTCAACATTATTAGCTTTGACCAATACTGGCGCATCTAGTGTTGTGTCTATACCAAGCTCATAGGTATAGATAATGGAAGAGACGTTAGTTTTTCCGTCATAGTCATTTTCCCATCTTGTTCTCCAAATAGGAGATCCTGGACTTATACCATAACTGTGTGGAAAACCGTATTTAGTTTCTCCTAAGCCATCTAGAAATTTCTCAATAACAAAGATGTGCTCTACTTCAAAAAGTTTTTCAGAAACTACAGGGAATAATATAGATCCTTCCCAATAACTTCCGTTCCAAGCAAAATTATATTGCTCGCCTTTTTTGTCAAAAAATAGAAGATTTTGAGTTGTCATATTATCTTACGTACTTATTATTTTTTGGAACTGTATAGTTTATATAGTTCTTGATATACTTAGTAGTTTCGAATAATCTATGAACAACCTTTTCGATACTAGAAAGAATTAAAAGTCTATTTTCGTCTCCATTTAAAATTTGGTTTGACATTGTTTTTTCAAAGATTTTTCCTTCGTAATCAAAACCGATATTAGATCTAATATCATTTTGCTCTTTTATAAACTCGTACCAGCTTTTTTTATCTTCCATTTTAATTTCCTGATTTTATTGATGACTTAAGTATGTTATTTACCTTGGTATTATAAGTTACCGGTACTATAGCTCTTATGTCTATATTTACTGAAGATAATGTTTGCATACTAGCGCCATAATCGTAATAAATACCATTTCGATCTTCCCAACCTCCTGATATAATTACTATCTCGTCTTTTCCTATTAGTATATCTCCAAATTCATCGAATCCTATTTCAGGAGAATTTGAATTTTGAGCTTTAGCAGCTTCGTTTTCTTGTCCCACAAAATATAAGGAAACGGAGTCTATACCGCTTACACCTTCTATAGATGCAATAAGATCAGATCTTGGTATTTTATCTCTTCTTCTAATATTTAAGAAATAGTCACTTAGTATATTTACTATTTGTGTTTTTATTGTATCTGGATCATTTCCTTCAAAAATAGTAATTGCAATATTTACAACATATTTTATTATGGTTGGATCTAAAACTTTAACAACAGTTGTTACAATTTTTTGTCCGCTTTCATCAAGTAATTGATAAATTCTATCAATCTGTGGTTTGGTTAATTTAAACCTAGAGACAGGAACATCAAAATAAGATTCGTTGCTTTTTAACGTAAGACTGATATCTGGTACCAAGATTAAATAGATAATATTATCATCATCTAAGTATTCGTCATTAAAAGTTGTAAATGCTTCAATTATCGAAAACTGCCCAAATTTTTCAAAAAATGTAATGTAATTAGTTGGATTAGCAAGAACAAAACTTCTAGATGTTTTTGGTGCTATTAATCTTGTTAAGTCAATTGGCTCTTGGTTTGCACCCATTTGAGGAGCTATTGAACAAGAGATTTGTATATAATCTTGTAGTGTTACGTTTCTACCAAATAGATCTGTACCATCAGAATCAAATTTTAGAATTACCTGAGATGAATCCTCAACTGTAATATTACCAAAAGCTCCCGCAGATTCTAAATATGTAATTTCTATTATAGATCCAGATGGGGGAGGATACCCAAAATCAACAGTACCAAAGAAAACATCAATACCAGAAATAAGAGAACTTTTAAGAAGATATCCTTTAGAATTTCTTGGAATATCATAAAGAGAATCATATCTTTTCCACTCTTCTCCGTTTACCTTAACTGTAACTTCAAAATTCTCTATACTCGAAGTACCTCTTGCTGAGATATTAAAGCTTTGTAGCTTAGATCCGTCTCCTGTGTATTGGTTACTTTTTAATGTGCCTTCGATTATAGGTGCTATTATTTTTGAAGAAGCATCGAGATTTAATCTTAAATAATCTTGGTTTAATTTTATTAAATATACTTTACCGTTATTGACACACTTAATCTCTGCATTGTTTGGTACTAATATAGCTCCACCTCCAATATCTTCGTAACCTTTACCGTTCCATACAATAACAGCTTCACCTTTTGCAGATATTGCTCTAGTTGGATTGTGTCCAGCTAATGTTGCAAGCCCATAAATGGAAGATTCTCTTGTTGCCTGATTTATATTAAGCTCTGTTATTGAATCCTCTATAAAGTATAGAATAAATTGAGATAGGTTATCCAGAACAAATATAATTTGTCCCCAAACTGAGGCAACAGTAAATAATTGGCTAGACATAGAATATCTAGCCTGTATAAGATCAAATGTTTGACTTATAAGATCTGATATTTTGGCTTTGTTCTTTTGTAATAAATCCATTTTTTATAAAATTTTAATACCTAATATAGGACTTCCCTTTATGGCGAAATCAATAATGCAAGCATCCCTTGTTTGTCCTTTTAAAAACCCTATTTTAAAATCAACATCATATCTTGAATTAGAAAGAGGAACATACGTTAGTAAGTGTAATCTTATAGCCCTTTCGAGTGTATTTTGGTCCACACCAAAATCAAAAAGAAGTCCTTCTAGATCTATACCAAAGTAAGGATCTCCTAAAACCTCTCCCGGTCTAGTCATCATACAATTTTTTATCATACCAATAAGGATTTCTACCTCATCATCTGTATGTAATAACCCAACCTTGTAATTTGGGTCATCGGGATTTCTAGGATATATTTCGGAAAATCTTGCCATCTTAAATCTATATATTCCTTTTTAATATAAAGGGGTTTTTGATAGATTATTAATGCAAGAGGTTAGTTCCACTGTAGGAAGTATGAAGGAGTGTTTTCGTCTTTGATCATTTGTATAATCTCTTGTTTCTCCGTTGTTCCTAAAGATTGGATGTTGTTATAGTTAACTCTTACACCACCAGGAAGATTATATTCAAATGTCCCAAGTAATCTACCAATATTAATTTTTGCTTCAGCAAGTACAAACCTTACAAAAAGCTCATCATCATAAAGGCTTTCTTCCGGTATTGCAATATAAGCTCTTACACCTACATCTGTACCGCCTTGAATATTATTGTCTGTACCACTTACAGTACCATTAGATCTTGCTGGGTCACGCCCATTTATAGTAAGTTTCTTTGTATTTTTATTGTAATTAAAAGCATAGCTTTCTAATAAATATGCTTTAGCAAGATCAAAGAAAGAATATAAAACAGTTCTGTAAACCAAGTTATCACCAACAAAAGGAGAAAGCATAAGCTCTGATCCTAATAATTTAGAATCACCAAAATCTTTATCAGGTGTTCCAATTAATCCCGCTCCGTTTACTTGTCTTACATCGTATACAGAAACAACACACTGTGGTAATTGAATTTGTCTTGTAGCTCTAAAAGATGGAGTTATAAATAATTCTCTCCCTAAAACAAATATTCTATCTTCTACTGCATATTGGTAATTGTCATAGAAATAAGCTCTAGCTCTTTTAATAATCCTTTTAATCTCTTGATCATTAAGGTTATAAGGTAATGAACAAGAATGTGAAATCTCGTCTTTTACTTCCTGGATTAAATCTGCTTCTGTCATAATTAGTTATTTTGATCGAATCTTACTCCAGGTATGCCTGAAGGCTTTGAATTGTTATCTTTAAATCTTACAGGTTTCGAAAGTGTCTCACCATCATTCCTGTTGGGAAATAAAGCTTTTTTAGAAGATCCCTTCATTTTTTTATCATCAGATGGATCTTTAACAACTTCTGTATCCGGAGATATAGTAGCAAGATTTCCAATATATCCAGATCTTATTACACCTCCATAAACCTCGCAGTTTATTTCCTTGTCCTTATTATCAATATAACTGTCGTGTACAGCGTTACTGAACATTATATCTGAATACATTATCTTTGATCTATAAACCTCGTTAACGGTGATTAAATCGCAGTCTTCAAGTGAACAATCACTCAGCTTACTGGAAAATATTCTGCAGTTTAAAAGGTTACCAGTTATTTCAGATTCTAATATGTCATAATCTTTTAAAAGATATGCCCTATTAGTTTTAACTTCCTTTAATTGGAATTTACCAAGAGTACTGTCATAATTAACTAATCCGTCTTTTATTCCGTTTTCAACAATAAGATCATATAGAACTTCGCGGATATTAATAAAGAAGGATCTAAGAATCTGTGGGTCAGATCTTAAATCAACCATTATATTCATGTGAGGATAGTTCTTCTGAAAAGCATTAGGATCAATAAAGGTAGAAGCACTTTTATAAATTTCATTAAGGAAGGATTTTAAAACCTTAAGATCATTATCAGTAAAAATATTATTCGACTGTAATGTTTGGAAAGTATAGAGAATAATATAATCTATTACTTCTTTTACTGAAGAATATTTTTTCTGGTAATCTTTTCCTCCTAAATATCTAACTTCAAAATACCCGTCTTGCAATTTTGTAAAATTAATCCCCATGTTTTTTTCAACAGGAACTTCAAAAAGGTTCTTGTCAATAAAAGAAAGATTAGATGGATCTACAAATTTATTTGAAGGGGTAATTCTCTTTATAGATTTAGCATAAAGAGATCCTTGTCTATCAGGAAATCTTTTATAAACTATATTTTCATCAAAACCTAATACAAATTTAAGCATATTAAGTTGACTTACTGGAGGAACCTCAGGATAGATTGATGTGTCTATACTAACACCAAATTGAAAAGCACATCTTTTATCCGTATAGCCATTCAAATCTATCCATTTAAGAATCCTAATTAAGACAGGAATAGACTCAAAATAAGGAAGAGGACCCGTGATGAGTTCAACCATCTTGGATCCTCCTGAATAATCTGGTTCTAGTTTAAATACGTCTTTTGTTGGAACGAATTTGGAATGATACTTGTTAAATAAGATAATTTTCTTACCGATAGATTTCCCTAAGTTCTCAGCAATTTCATCCCTATTTAAGTTGCTGTAGAACTCAAATTCGAAACCAATCTTTGCTGAGTAAAAGAAATCATTAGTAAGTGGATTAGCCAATTTATTAGTTTTCCATTAATTGTATTTTAAGAGTAGATAAATCCACACTTAAGACCGAGCAATCAACCAATTGCCCAACCTCGTATTCTTTAATAGAGTTTACCAATTTTTCTTTTTCGATTAATCCTGCTAAGCCGTTTTCTAGTCTAACAAAGGCTCCGAAAGTTTTCATTTTGGTAATCTCTGCTTTATATATTTTCGATTCAGAATTTTCCCCTAAAACATCATAAGAAGAATCCTTCATTTCTTGGATATTCTTTAATTTTTCATTAGGTTCTGTTACGGAAAGAACTACACGGTTTGGATTTTTAATATCAGTAACATAGAATGTAACAGTATCCCCTGCTTTTAATTCAGATGTAATAGATTTATTTGATTCGTCAAAAGGAATAATACCAGTAAAGATACTGTCCCACTCAACAAATACTCCGCTACCAGAAGCGCCAGTAACAATACCGTCATACTTACTAGCAAAAGATAGGTTTTGTACCTCAGAATCAATAATCTTTTTAAGATATTTTTTGAAAGATACTACAAAGATATCTCTTCTTTGATCGTACATCTCTAGCATTACGGTTATTTGTTTTCCTACATAATCCGCAAAATTCATAATCCTGTTTGCAGCAGCTAAGCTTCCAGGTAAGAAACACGGAATTCCTGATAAGTCTACCATAAATCCTCCATTACATACGCTAGTAACTTTTACAATATATGCAGTATTGTTGGTTTTAATAGCATCATGAAGTTGTTTCTTAAGAGCTTTTTCATATCCGGCTGATACAGATCCATTAAACGCACCAGAAGGTTCTTTATTAACAACAACTTCAAGGACTTGTCCTTCTACCATATCGATAGATGGATAGCCAAGTTTTCTTAAACTTCTTTCCTCTTTGTTTGTATCAATAACTATAGATTGTCCAAAAGCAGTTTCGCCTAAAGCAATTCCTTTTTCTTTGTCAAATTTTACAATTTTAACTCTTACGGAAGAATTATTTTTTAAATCCTTTCCCTGGAAATCGCCAGAAACTTCTTTATCAAAATACTTTGTGTATTTTTTTTCTAGTTCTTCTCTCTCTTGAGGTTCGTACTCAAAGATAGTATAATTTTTTGTTTTCATTTACTTTGATGTTTGTATTCTATTTTAGTGTGAGATTGGATTAAAATTTCCAACTTTTTAATATTTTTTTAGATTAAAAGCTTTTTGCAATTCTGAGGGCAATTCTGGGATTGGATAAACTGGATCCGCTGCTCCCAAAAAGAATTTGAATAGTCCAGAAACGTCTGCAGCGCTTCTTAAAAATTCGTCTATATAAACAACGTAGTATGTATTTTTTAAACTCATTCTTCTCCACGAAGGATGATCGTCTGACATAACTATGGGGTTTATTAAATTTACAACGTTTCTCCCAAGAAGAACAGTTAAAGGCCAAGGAATCTTAGGAAGAATAGTCGAAGAAAGCTCTATTGCAGGCATAGTTATCTTTTCCAATAGGGGCGTTTTAGGTACACCTTTAAAATACTTCCAGAAAAGACTATAAACTATTCTTGCTGGAGGAGGTGCACCCATACCAATAAGAGCTTGCTCTATTATATCGGTAGGTCTAGCCGGTGGTAAAACAGGTATTTTTGCTATATTTAAAAAATTAGGTATATCAGGAGAGCTTGGATTAAACTTATCTCTAATCATATTTCTTACCATCTTTTGTATATCAGCAGGCTGAAGGTTTACAAACTTCGGTGAATTAATATCATTAATTTCTGGAAATATTTCTTCCAATAATCCGGTATCCAAAGATTTTACAATAGCATCAACAACAAAGCTTTTAATTATAGATCCTGGTATTGTTATTTGTATAATTCCGCCAGCACCAGGAGATTGTGTAATCTGGTCTTGTTTTGGAGGAAATACGGTTGGCATTTCAAATGCAGATATTGCATTTCCAAAACTTCCATTTAATGACTCAAGACAACATAAAGGACTTTCAGGGTGCGGGAATTTAGATATTTGTGGCTCTTCCCTATCCAAAGGTCTTTCTGGATCAAAAGGTCCTCTTCTTGACAAACCTATTTTTTTAGCAATAAGTTTTTTAAGATCCTTAACTCTTATTACCAATATTGGATTCTCTCCGTCGTATCTAACGTATCTAGCAAAATCTTCTCTTCTGTATTCTGCCTTACCCATACCTTCCATAATTCTAGCATACATTGCTAGTAATATTGGATTAGGCACTTTTAAAAACTTTAAAGCCTTTGGTGCAGAATTAGTTATCTTAACAGGAGGAAATGCAAATGTCCCTTGATATTCACAATTATCAATAATAGAAAAAGCACCACGTCTAACTTTACGAGTAACTGAGAATTTATTTCCCTTTAATAATATGTGAGTTATAACTAATGAAACCGCTCTTATTTCTCTTACCAGATTTTTAAATTCGTCATCAAGCATAGTTCTTGGATCCTTATCAATCTTAAGAAAAATCTTGTTTGAATTTGATACGTCTGTATTTTCTAAAATATATTTAGGAGGTGTTGGTATTTTAATAAGCTTTAAAACTTCTCTTATTTCGTCTTTGAAATTAATATCGCCCCCACATTTAACAGGGACAAAACTTGCTTTCATTTCTTTTAGTATTCTAAGGGATTTTACAATACCGGGAATATCTATTTTTAATTTGTCTTTATCCTTTGGGAAATAAATCGACTTAGGATTAGGTATACCTTTATCTAAATAATCTTTTATTACACCCTTTAGGGCATTTTTTCTTTCGTTTATTATAGCATCAAGTTGCTCCTTTTCTTTTGTAAAATCAGGCTTGGGGTCATCAATTAACGCGGCTTTCTTGTCGTATTCTTTCTTCTTAGAAAGTATGCTTTCTTTTATACCTGATTCTTTTATTTGTGCATCTCTTAATACTTGTACATCTCCGGGGGGAGGTATACTATCTAATATCTTTGTAAAGTTACTTTGTATATCAGTTATGATTCTTGTTGGCGAATCTATATTATCTAAACCAAAACCAGGAAGAGGTATTAATTTATCAGGAATACCGAAAGAAAGAGCTTGTTTAATTTTTTCTAATGGATCTTTTATTTTAGGATCAGACTTTCTCGGTATAAATCTAGGTCCTCTAATTCCAGTTAGAAATAAAGAACTACCGGTTACAAACTCTTTTATATAAACTAAAGGCGTTGGCATAAAACCGCCAATTAAAGGAATAAATATAACAAGTATCCCTAAATTAAGTGGAAGAGGTATAACAATAGGCGGTATGATCGTCCATATCATAGGAAGTGGTATCCTTATATAAGGAAGTCCGTCAATTGGATTAGGTATAGGAATAGGTATAAAAGCAGGAGGTAAATATCCTACTGGCCAATATTTTAATCCAAGTCTAACACTTGGCCCAGCCGAAAGAAAATAAGAAGTATTTTCTATAGGTGGTAATCCATTTGGATAAGGAAGAAGTCCAACCTTAGTAACATCCTTGCAAAATTGCTTCCACCAACATTTTTGAAAAATAGTAGGACAATCAGAACTTGGCGGAGACGAAAGTAAATAATTACCCCCCGATTTAAAATCCGCTCCAGCAGGTCCACAACATACAGGAGGGCAGTTTTCAGGATCGTTCTGGTCTGTACCATTACCTGCTCCTGCGCATTTTATATCAGAAAAGCTTTTTTCAAGAGCAGAAGGAGATAAAGAATCCTCCGCTTCTTTTCTTTTCTCTGCTGCAATTAGCATAACATCCTGAAGTTGCTCTACTTTCTTTTTAATGTCAAAATAGTTTTCAAAGATCCTTGCTCCTACAATATCAGACAACGGAAGGGTATTTCCTAATCCAGTACCAGCATCTCTTGCTTTAGATTTAATATCCTCTACAGCTGGGTTTATTATTTGGGTTTTTATGCTGTTATATTTTTGATCCCATTTTACTTTAAAGTTACCCCAAAAATCACTAAAAGCAGGAGTTGGCTCTCCTTCTGCATCAAAACTGGAAGGTCTTAACTTGGAAGGATCTCTAGCATCGTTATCCCCTCTTTCTTCTGCACTAAAAAATAACCACGTAGAAGCAGATTTTTCTATAAGCTCTCCGTATAATATTCCCCTGTCCTCTTTTATTTTATTTACAATACTTTGTTTAGAATCATTAGTTTTTATAACTTTTTCTACAAAATCATAAAACTTAGCAACATCATCTTGTCCGGTTTTAATATTGTTTATTTTTAAGAATTGATAGCTGTTGAAATAGTCAGTAGGATTTCCGTATAACAATCCTCCATTTCCTGCATATTCATTTCCTATTTTAATTTTTTCCTGATCTGGCTCGGTAACATCTATCAAAGGCTCAGAAGGAGCTCCGTTCATTGATATTTTACCAGGTTTTTTAGTAGTTTTATAAGGAAGAGGTAACCCGTAATCAGTCATAAAGCTTAGCTCAAAACTAAGTTCACCTTTTAATTTTACAAAATTAACTTCTTTAAATCTAGCCGAGAATTTTTGTAAAGAAGTTATAAAAGGATATCCTTTTCTTTCCTCTCCTATTGGAGAAGAAATGTCTTCAAAAACCCTATTATTTCTAATCATCTGATCTATACCCTGTCCATAAGGATCTAGTGGATCCGTATAATTTCCGGTAAAGGATTTTTCAAGATCATTAATATTACTATCCTTTCCCGTTCTTTCTTTTAGAATATCTAGATTTGATTTCTTTAAAGAAATTATTTCATCCCTCTGTGATTTAAGAGATTCTATAAAATTCCCTTTTATTAAAATATTTCTTATGTCATCTATATTTTTACGGAAATCTTTAACGCCTTCATCTATAGGAAAAGATTTTTTAGAATCGTCATATGTAACAGGAGATTTTCCAGATATTGAGTTAATAGTAAAAACGGTTTTGAGTTCCTCGTCACTTAGACTAGAATAATTTTCAGTATCTAAAACACTGAAATTAAATATCTCTTTTGTTAATATCGGATGAGCGTCTAAAAATAAATTCTTATTGTTTGTAAAATCCTGCTCTGCAGAATTTATCTGTATGTTTATTTCTCTTTCTTGGTCGTTATAACTTAAAGCTTGATATGCTGCTTGAACTGGTAAAGGATCTCCTTCGACAGGGAAGTTTTTTCTATTTCTCCATGTATCAGAAAGAGTTTTTTGATATTCAAAAATTATTTCATAATGATAGAACATTTCTTCAATGTTTCTTTCTATCATTTGCCACCTAGCCAGTTCTTTATTCTTGTCGTCTATCTTTTTTGACTTGTCTAACGCAGAATCTATACAAGATTGTATTGCATCAATATTTACAGGGGCTGATTCTGGATCTGCCTCATCTGGATTTAATCCAGAGAAATCATATGCTGGTGGATCACAAAAATCAGAAGCAGAATCGTCAAATGCTTCTTTTGTAATTATGACATCACCAGTTATAGGATCTTCAGGTAAACCTGGAGCGCAGTCCTGGTCTAAAATAGGATCGTCACCATCTGGATAAAAATTAGAATCATAATCATCTATTCTGGATGTTCCTTGGTCTGCTTCCTTGTTAGCTCCTATACTATCATCATTTGGGTCGTCAAAATCACAAGGTTTAGAGCTTTTATTTTGCTCTTTTGTTATCTTGTTTATTTTATCAATTGCTTCTTTTACAGTAAGCTTAGGACCTCCAATTTTAACGTGCAGTATTTTTTTACCAGACATTATAAATTCAAGAGGAATCTTAAAACCAAGAATATTTAATTCTCTTTTTTTCTTAGATCCTGAATTAGACGGTTTACCAACAGTTAAAGGATCTAAATTATCAAATATAGATTCGTTTGTTTTTTCTAAAAAGTCAGGATCTTTTTCAAGAAGAAATTTTGTTATTCCATCAGAAGAAATACTGCCTTTTTTATTTAAAGACGTTGCCCCAGATTTAACACCAAGATCAGAAGCAACTATAGATTTTTGATCTATAACTCCAGAATTTAGCATCTCGTTATAAAGGGATTTGTTATTAGCCTTTAATGATTCTATAATAATGTGACTATATAAAGCATCCCCCTCATATCTACATGATAAATCTTCTATTTTTGAAATAGGTATAGGTGGCTTTTGTGGCTCTAAACTAGCAATTAGTGCTTCTACTTCTTTATTTGATTTTTCAAGTTCTTTATTAAACCCTTCATCAGATTGTAGGTCCTCGTAAGGAATATCCACCTTCTGTCCAGTAATAGTTTGTACTATTTCGTCGGTACTAAGACTTGAAAAATCTTTTCCTAGTAATTGATCAATCCTAGACGATATGTTATCATTTTCTGCCATCTTATCCTCCGGTTGCTCCGGTTGCTGGTAAAGAAACAGGGAAATTATTCTGTGCAGGTACTGTAGGTAAATCTGGTGTATTTTCCCTTGTTACCCTTACTGTTTGACTAGTTGCTAATTGTTCAAAGCTAGAAGCTAAGGTTGAATTTACACTAGGGGTTGCGGGCATTTTAGCATCAACTGCAGTTGCAAGTTTTTTCAAAAAGTCCCATAAAGGTTCTGCACAAACTGCAGAGAAAACAGGGGAGTGTCCAAGATTGGTTGTTTTACCGTCCATCCATACTTCTTCAGAAGAATGCTTAATTCTAGTCACTGCAGTATTCTCTATTTCTTGATCCGCATATTTTGTTATTTTTCCGCCCTTTAATTCTATAGAAGCAGAATCATCGGCGTGTGTTATTAGTATTGAATTATCATTCCTAATTATGATTTTAGAGTCCTTTAAATCGATTACTAGACCTTTCTCTACGGTGTAATACATTTTAAGTCTTTCTATTCCATCATATATGACAGAATGAGCTCCATCGTAGCTAGCTTTTATTTCATCAATTAAATCCGGGGAAAGCTCTTGTACTGCTTTATATTCAGGACTATAATAATTTCCGTTATTAAACTGAACGTGTACTACAGATCCCAATTTAGGTACTGACATCCTTCCAGACCCGCCACCTAAACCGTAGCTCATTTCAAATCTTTGATGTGACCAAGGTAAATCCTCATCTGCTAATTCATCAAAAACACCAAAAACTTTTATCTTAGCTCTTCCTCTAAATTCTGGATCTTTATTATCCACTACTACTCCAAGATAATGTTCTGATTCAACATTGCTTCTTTGTAATATATTTCTAGTAATTAATGACATATTGAATTATACAAAATTAGATCTATGTAGTTTCTTTAACTCTTAGGATATATCCTTCCTAAATTTTGATTATTATTAGAAGGAGCATCTTGGTATTCATCTCCTATAACTCTATTATATGTTCTTCCAGGAAGACCTAAATCCGTTCCTGGCACTTTGTCATATACATCAGAATTAACTCTAGGGTAAACTCTTCCTGGCTCGGATAAAGCTGATCCGGGAACATTTGGATATTCATCTTCCACTGGTGCTGCTTTATATTGTCTATCAGGTAAACCTAAATCTTTACCAGGTACATCTTTATAAGCATCCTCATTTGGTTGATCGTATATTCTTCCAAGTCCTCCAAGATCTGATCCTGGTACATTAGGATATTCGTCTTTAACAGGAGGTGCAGGATATTGTCTATCAGGTAAACCAAGATCTGCTCCTGGATTATCGGGGTAAACATCTCCTTTTGGCTCCTCGTATACTCTTCCTATTCCACCTAGGTCTTTTCCAGGTACATCTGGATATTCATCCCCCGATGGAGGTACTGGATATTGTCTATCTGGTAAACCGAGATCCGCACCAGGAACATCCGGATATTGATCTCCTACTGGTTCTTGATAAACCCTTCCAGGAACTCCTAAGTCTGCTCCAGGAACTCCGGAGTATTGGTCGCTCGGAGGAACCGCAGGATATTGCCTACCAGGAAGCCCAAGGTCGGTATTAGGATTTGTTGGATATTCATCCCCTCCCGGTATTGGGTATATTCTTCCTGGAGCTCCAAGATCTGAACCAGGTACTCCTGCATATTCATCACCGGGAGGAACTATAGGATATTGTCTATCAGGTAAGCCAAGATCTGCTCCAGGGTTATCAGGATAAACGTCTGTATTAGGTACAGGATAAACCCTTCCTGGTACTCCTAAATCAGATCCAGGAACTCCTGCATATTGATCACCAGGAGGAACTACCGGATATTGTCTATCAGGTAAGCCAAGATCTGTACCTGGATTATTCGCATAAACATCACTTGATAAAGAATTGTTTCCTGGGGTATTAGTTATAACGTTTCCTAAATTTTGCCCAGGAGCTCCAGGAACACCTGGGTAAACGTCATCTTTTACAACCGGGTATTGTCTTTCGTTTGGTCCTCCAAGTCCTTGTCCTTGAGGTGTATTGTCAGCAAAAGGATTAGGCACTCCGCCTTTAATAGTACTAACTATTGACTGGACACTAGATGCTGCTTGAGCAGCATTAATTCCTCCAAGTCCATATGCGTTTCCTAAAATTGCTCCCTGTAACATCGAGACCCCTTGATTTTTTAAATCGGCTACACTGTTGTTTATAAAGTTTGATGCCATCTGAGCAAAAAATTCTGCTGGATTTGCTTTATCGGTAAGATCTATTGGTGCTATACCATCAGTTTTAGAGTAGTCATATTCGTTATAGGCAGAATTAGAATTTCCCCATATATCTGATATAACCATTTGTTGAATATTATCATCCTTTTTAAGAACGTCTGCTAATTGGTTAAATTGTATTTTATAATCTTTTACTCTTCCGACGTGTATTTTAAATTTAGTATTAACAGCTGCACCGCCTTTATTATCTATTGAATTATAAGAAGGAAAAGTCTCATCAAAATCAAACTCACATTGATCAAATTGATAAACAAATGCGTAAGGACCCATTTCGTAGGTACCAAATTTATCACTCCCTGGATTTTCAGTATTGGTAGATTTTTGTAGTAACCCCTGGGTATTATTTAATAATCCTGTTTGTGAATTAAAACTATCTAAAAAATTTGCGGCTTGCGCTACCGAAGGTATAGAAAAGGGATTAAGAATATCATTAATTCCATAAGATAATTGAATATTTCTTAACTCCGTTACGACTAACCACATTCTAAACTTCCTAAGATTCTCAGGAACCATTATTCTGTGATATGTGTAATCATACATTGCTTTTCTGTATAATTCAGCAAGTCCAAAAATTCTCATATCAATAGACTCCATACAATCTACAGTTAAAGTACCTGCTCTTTTAGGAGCACCCATTTTCTTTTGATAATTACCTATATCTGTTTTTAAAAGAGTATCAAGCCCGCCTAAAGTTTGAAAATAATAAGGGCATTCCTTATTTATAAACTCCAATCCTTTTTTAAATGCCTGCAGCATTTGTTGTCTTTTCTTTGATCTCTGATAAACAAATTGTTGAGCACCCATATAAGCTAATGGAGCATGCATAGGGAAAAATCCATACTTAGCTCTATCGTCTATCTTTGCTTTTGTCCCGTAGAAAAAATCCTCGCTTGTGGTAAACCCGCTGTCTGTTCCTTTATTAAGATCTTCTACTATTCCTTGTACTGCTGTAGGATCTGCTGGATTTATTTTTTTACTTTGAGCATTTCTTGCTTGATCCTCTATATCTTTAGAAATATCTGCATAATCCTTACTATTATAAGATCTAAATAGAGGCGAAGGTGCAAGGAACGTTTCAGGATCCATTATGGAGTTATTACCAAAATCAAATATAAATTTAAAATGAAGGTATGTAGGATCTTCTTTTTTTCCGTGTTTTGTACTCGATATTCCCTTTAAGAATTTCTCTCTTTGGAAATCTATTTTTCTATTCAGAGCATCCCCATTAGGAATTACACTTCCTTTTAAATTAGAGCCAAAGTCTGAAATAAAATCTGCCATTTTTATAAATTATTTTCCAAAGATATTGTTTTTAATATCTCCCATATTATTTTGCAAATTGGTTGAAGCGTTTTGAACAAGATCATTAAATTCAGCAGGATCTTCTTTAGGATCAAGAGTTGAAGGGTCTGATGCAAGTCCAGGATTAAGTGTCCATTGTTTCTTACCTAAAAGCATAGTTTGGTGCATACCATCTTTTTTATTGTACTCGATATTAAATCCTAGTACAACATAATTCCCAGAAAGAAATATATTCGGTATTCTTTTGTCTGGTCCTGGAGCCAAAGATGTTCCGTCACCTTTAGCAGCAGTATATTTAGAATCCCCTGATACAGTAGAACTACCCTCTGTCATTATATTAACGGGAAATGTTTGTCCTCTATATAGAAAAGGAGTCCACGCTCTATTTTTAACACTTAATACTATTTTATAACTATCGTTTCTATTAAGAATATTTTGGACTTGTGCTTGATGAAAATTCTCGTGGATGTTTTCAAAATAAGCTGTCCCTACGTAAGTATTTTTTATTTCTTCCTTGTATAAGGACTCGCCCAATCTTCCTTTATTTAATGAATCCCTAGAACCTAAATCCTTATTGGTTACAGATTCTATACCATAATTAACATATTTGTTTTTTGGTTTATCTGATTTTAGCTTATCATCATAAAATTGTATTTTCTGAAAATATCCAAGATCGTTGTTTATTTCACCAGCATGTTGTTCAATTGACATACCCGTTATAAATAAAGGTGATTTGCTATAATTAGTAGAATTAGTTAAAACAATAGGAAATTCAACTTCTTTAGTATCTGCACCAGGGGCTAAGTCGCTATTATAATCTGCTCCGTAAGCCATCCTCATTGTTTCTATCTTAGAGTTTTTTTCATCAAATTGCTTTTTTAAATTAACTAGATTTATATTATAATATTGATCGATCCAGCAATCAAAATAATCTTCCTCGCCTAACCAAGCACCATTTGTTATATGCTTTATTAATGTCTCGTAATCCTCATTAGGAGAAATCCAAGTCATTGCATCATTTGTCTTTACCTCATTTGAAGCATATCCTAGATTAAGGTCTTCAGCAATTTTAATTAAAGCATCAGTACTATTACCTTTAAAACTTTTAGAAACGTGCTTATATAATCTAGGAATTCTTACTTCGCCTCTTATTGTATAGGTTTGGAATCTACCAGAAGATGCTTCAAAGTTATTTTCTTCGTTAAGCGGAGACGAAGAGGTTGAAAATGGCGATACCACCTCGGTAATTATAAAGTCCATTCTTATTGGCTTAAACATATTACCAAATGCTCTAATATAAACAGAAAAAATATCACCATCCTTTGGAAAAGAGGTAAACAAAAATCTTTCGTCTATTGTCTGGAATCTAAAAATAACAGTAGGTTTAAATCCGGTAACATCAAGTTTAAAATAAGAAAGTCCTTTTACTACAATACTATTGATCCTAATTAAAGGCTCAGACATACCAAAGTATTTCTTTTGTATATTTCCAGTTTTAGCATCATTAACATCCGGATCTCCTTTTTGGTCTGTAGTATCTACCACAGAAAGTTCATCCAGAAAAATATCAGGATTTCTGTATTGTAATATTGCTTTTCTTAAATTAAATTCTGCCATTATTATCTTCTAAAAATATTTTTCTGTGCAAGTTTTGTTTTAATGTCTGTAATCGAAACGTTCTTTCTTGGTTTTGTTTTACATTGGCCAATATCAGGACCGAATAATAGTTTTCCCCCCTCTACTAATATCTGTTGCTGTCCCTCTTGTAATAAATTAGGAGGCAATGGATTTTGTGCTAGGTTTGATATATTTTTTGAATTAAGATATTCAAGTCTTTCTTTACTAACTTGAGATATTTTTTCTTGTAATTCTTTTCTAAAAGATTTTGCTTTTTGTTTTTGGTTTGTTATTGCTTGCCCACTAGCAAAAAGATCTTTAATCATAGTTTGACCAGGAACAGCAAGTACCTCTCCAGAAGCTACAGAAAGGGGATTTGATATATTGTTTAGTTTAAGTAATGTACCTAATCCGTCTTGATCCCCCATATAAGATAAAGCCACTAAATCTGGTCTCATTTCAGTTTCGTCCGTAACAATAGCTATGCTTCTTAAGCTATAAGTTATTGTTCTAGTGTCCCAGGAAGGAGATAAAAGATCTAAAGATTTTGTCTGTGTCTTTGGGTCTGTTCTAAATGGCTTATTTTCTATTATGTCTATTCCTAGCATTCTTTTCTATTATTTATTGCCCAGTATTGTTATTAGGAGCACCTTCTAATATATTTTGATCCAATGTAACATTGTTTACTTTAAGACCACTCGTATTAATAAAGTCATTAGATCCTTGAGTAGATTCAACTAATTGACCAAGATATAATCTTCCGTTACCTCTATTAAACATTGATTCCCAATCCCCTCTGTGTCTTTGCCTTCCAGGGGAAAGCGTAAAAGATGCTTTTATTTCTGTAGGGAAATCATCTGGGCCTAGATCATCGTTAAAATTAATCTTAACATTAGTACAAACTAAGTTACCTATCATTGCTATAGGATTTAAAGGATTTCCAACAACTAAATGCCATTCACCGGTAGGATATCCACTTAACATTATTGGCTGATAATAAACCTTCTTTAAAAATAAATCACTAAGCATAACTGCTATAGATGACATGAATTTTCCGTTTTTGTTTATCCCCTTTTTAGGATCTGCTATAAATTGTTTGATCTCATTAGTAGCAGCTTCTATATCGGATTTTATGGATCCTTCAGCACTTAATTGACTATTTACGTTTTGTTCAGATAAAATTCCTGATACTTGATCTTTGATGTATCCAATAGGATCTACTATAGATTTTGCATATCCTTTAGATCCGCCAGGGAATCCAAGACCAACGCTAGTTTGTTCTAGTCTTAATTCGGGTGCAAGAAATTGTCCATAATCGCTTCCTATTGACAAAAGATTAGTCATTAAATCCAAAAACATTAGCTTTGTATTAATCTGTCCAACAGAGGTTAAATTATATTCAAAGTTTAAAGTAAATGCTTCGGTTCCTCCTGAAAATCCTTGTTTTCTTGTCATTACCTGATTAACAGTATTAACATTAACAAATATTTTTTTAGACAAAGGTCCATCCCCTTGTACAGCACTATCTAATAGCTTTCTTCTTAGAGCATTTATATTTTTTGTAGGATTAGCAAAAGTCCCTGCTAGTTTATCAAGACCATCTACATCTATATTATTACTTCCGCTCTGAATAAAAGATTTAATTAAATCTCCAAATGGAGAATTCATTAATCCGGGATCACCAGTTTGCTCGCTTTTTGTTGGTTCTTGTGTTTCGTATGCAAACATTAAACCAGTAGAAATATTTAGAATAGAGCTTAAGCTGTTGCCTGTTCCTTCTCCAAAATATGTAACTGCTTGAGCAACCGGAAGTGAAGAGTTTTCTCTTGCTAGTTGATCCTTTACCCTTCCAAGTCCAGGAACATTTACTTGGTCAAATTTAACTTTTTTGTTATCGCCAATAAAAAAATCACCAGGCTTATCTGGCAGTACTCTTAAGGAATCTAAAGTAGGATATGCAAATCTTCTTAAAGTAAGCATTCTATTATTTGGTATTACTCCATAGTGCTTACAAAAAATAAAATCTTTAACGTTGTATATTTGGCCTCTAAAAGAACTTGAGGAATCTAAATAAGCAGGAACAGTACCGCTTTTTTTACTAACTGTATCTATTATCATTTTAGCAGTTGGGTTCCTAGATTCTATTGGTGTTATAGAAGGTAGGTGATCAACGCTTTCTGATTTGTGGTATGGAACCTTCGATCCGCCACTTCCTGTTCCTAGTACGTAATAAGCAAAAAGACCGCTATATACACCATCTGATGTAGCAGCATCATAAAATAAGCTTTTTGGTAAAGCTTTTAGTTCGCTTAGCTCGTAGGTGTAATATACTTTATCACTTTCTGAGCTATAAAGCCCAGTAGCAAACCTTTGAACTGTAGAATCTGCAACAGTTCCTGCAGAAGTTCCAGTATTATTTATGTTTGGTGTAGACATATACTATATACCCGACTATTTATTCATCGATTAAAACCACTTCACAAATCTCACATTCAAAAATATCTGAGATTTTATTTTTAAGTAGCTCGACAAATAGATCGTTTGGACTATCGTATACTATTACTAGATTTGATCCTGATGATATTTTATTCTTGGATCCTGTTAGTTTTTTGTAAAACCATTCTTCGAATATGAACTGTCTTATTTCGTTCATATCAGAGGGGGTAAGACTATTAGTTTTAAACCACATGTTCACGTCAATATGACAGAGGTCACACTGATCCATCTGTACACTTTTAATCTTGTCGATTTTACTGACTATGAAAGATTTAAAATACACTAATTATGAGATGTGGTTTTTGTTATTATTATTGTTTCTTTGCTCTGTTAGGTTTCTTAAATGAATAAGCTTACCCATAGCCTTAGATCTTTCAGCAACTTCACCGCCTTCGTTCTTTTGTTTATTCTTACCAAAAAGGCCCATATCCTTGGCCATCTTTCTTCTTTGTTTTCTGTTAGGCAAGTTCATCACTTTCTACTTTTTTAATAAATAAATCTTTAAATGTTTTAATAAAAAGGGTACTAACTAAGCAATCATCTAAGTTTAATGACTCCTCAATTGAGATAAGTTCAAATTTGCTATCTTTCTCTCCTTGAGATCCGTCGGTTGTTTTTTCTTTGGAAACCAAAGAAGTTATATCAACAGAAAAGCAAGGATTAGAATTAGAAACCATCTTTGATGTAAAAAGTGTTCCTAGGAAATTCCATCTTTTTAAATCATCTACAAAAAAACCAGATTCTTCTTCAAGCTCTCTTACTGCTGTTTGAAAAATATTAGCATCTTTATCATCAGGAGTTCCTGTTATTAGAGTTGCAGACATTCCTCCAGGTCTTTGATCAAGAACCTCGTTAATAATACCAATTTTTTCAGGGTTGCCGTCAGCATCTAAAGTGTAAGGCATAATAATAACACCAGGGTTTATTTGGCGTATAAAAAGTTTACCGTCAGATTCTAATACCTCAGTATTTTTACTCTTCTGCAGAGACGTCATTTCCGCCTTTTCGAATATTTCCATTTTTACCTTTATATATATCCCTTATATTTATCCTTAAACTTTCTTTAATTATTTCCAAATCAAGATCGCTTACAACAAATTCTATTATCTCTTTATCAGCTTCTTCAAAAGATGAAGTTAATACATTATAAAGGTTTTTCGTTGGGAGATTTAATTTAAGTTTAATGTCCACTTCTACCCAATTAGGTTTTTGTTTTTCTAATAGGGTTGTTATAGGATTAGTGGATCTTACTGTTGCATTGCTTTCTTCTGCAACCATTACATTTCTAACATTTTGAATTTTAGAAAATTGTTGTTTATTGCTTGATGGGGGAAGAGCAATAGGAACCTGTTGGGGGACATTAAGATCTATTTGGATCATATATTCCTCCATTAAAGCGTAATTAATTCTGGTTCCGTCTTTAAAGTTAACCCAAAGAACGCCAGTGGTTGCATCTTTAAATACACTTTCGTATTCACAAACGTTACCGTCGTTATCACCTTTCATCCATTTATAGCCAAAAGGTCTCAGTTCCTTATCTAGAACCTCTATGTCAAGTTCATCTATATTTTCCATTTTAGGTTTTTTTCTTATTATTTTTCTTAGAAGATTCCACATCTTCGATTATTTTTATTTCAGTATATCCTTCACTTTCAAAATAACCTGCCCATTCAGCAAGATCTTTTTCAATGATCCATGTATTCTCGTATTTTGTACTCCCTACGCTATTAACTATAAGAATGTTATCCATTATAGGGTCTTTATGTCGTGTTATTTCAATATGGTATCTTCCACCCTTTTTTTCAAAAACCGCCTTAAATCCTTTTTTAATTTCCATAGGTCCTTAGATTATTATATTGGAATAAAAAGAATAATTTCATAAGCCACCTCCCATATATTTTTTCCACTTATCTAGAAATATAGGTTGTGACCCAGAAGTTAGCCTAAACATCTCGTCATTATTATCAACAACCTTCTCCGTTGTCTTTCCAATATTCTTGTCATGGTGAATAACTATAGAGTCAGTAACCAATGCATGTTTTATTCCTTTTTCCCATAATGTCATTGCGTAATCATTATCACAAAACCAATGGTAGAATCTTTCATCAAGATCTCCAATTAAATCATAGATCTCTCTTTTATGTACAATACACCATCCTGACACATGTTTTCTTATTTCATGACCTAAGTGTATTCCGGTATGAGGACTTATACCATACATAGTTTGAGTCATTGGACATATTGGAGATAGTGAAATAATATCAGGATTTTCTAAATTTGCTTTAAGGATATTAGTAAACCAACTTTTAGTAAAAGTTAAATCGTTATTACATAAAGCAACCCATTCATTATCACCTTCCTTCCTACCATAATTTAAAAATTTATGATATCCATATGGCATTGGTGCTTTTATAGTTGTGACACTATTAGGAAATAATTCCTCCCAAACGACACCGTCCTGAGATTCTACAACTATTACATTGAATAAATCATAAGGGTTATCCTCTGATGCAAAAAGACTTTCTATAGAATTCTTAGTAAGTCCCTTACAATAATCGTCCTTTGCGTAACTGATTATAACAACATCGCATTTTTTATTCACACTCGTATATTTTTCTTGATGTATTTAATACCTTGTCTAGATTTGAAAGTTCCAGCATATTTTCAGAATCAGAGGGAGAGGATTTTGGATCAGGATGTGTTTCTATAAAAAGCCCATCGGAATTCATTATAGAAGCATACTTAACCATCTCCTCTATCATATCGGATCTTCCTTCGGTCTTTCCATAAACTCCATTGGGTTTTTGTAAACTATGAGTACAATCCATAATAACTAAAGATTTGCTACACGATTTTTTTAATCTAGGAATAGACGTAACATCTACTATCAAATCATTATATCCAAAAGAATTACCCCTTTCACAAATCATCATTAAAGATCCGCCAGCTTTATAAAATTTATCTTCTATAAATTTACAAGATTCGGGAGAAAGAAATTGCCCCTTTTTAACAAGGGTAGTTAATCCGCTCTTAGCACATTCTTCGATTAAATCTGTTTGCCTACAAAGGAATGCAGGTACCTGTAAATAATCTGCAAACTTAGATACCATTCTTACCTCTTCTACTGAATGAACATCAGTTATAAATGGAAGACCGGTAGAAAATCTAACTTTATCTAATATAAATAAGCCATCTTCAATACCTAGTCCTCTATAAGAATCCCCAGATGTTCTGTTTGCTTTATCGTAGCTTGCTTTAAATATTGGTTTAAATCCATACAGTTCAGATACTCTTTTTACTTCATTAGCGATCTCTAAACAAAGATCGTATGATTGTATAACACAAGGGCCTGCTATTAATATTTTAGTCTTTTGATTTTTTTCCAAGATATCCTCCATGGTGTCTTTTTGAATATTCATTTTTTGTAAAACCTTTAATTCTCATTAGTCCAACAACAATTAAATCACAGATTACTGACATACATGTTGTAGATGTTGTTGGGGTCAATCCAAGAGGACAGATTTCTTCCACAGGGCCAAACTTTAAAACAAAATTAGTTTTCATATCTAACTCTTCGTTTGATTCACCAACTATACTTAATATTTTAAGATTAGGGTTAAGGTTTCTAGAAAGATCGATAAGCTCAAGAACTTCTCTTGTCTTACCAGAATTTGAAAAAATAATTAAAATGTCGTCCTCCCCAATAAGTCCCAAATCTCCATGTTGAGCTTCTGCTGGGTGCAAAAAATAAGAGGGTGTTCCTGTTGAGCTTAGTGTAGTAGAAAATGTATGAGCTATTTGTCCTGCCTTGCCCATACCTGATGTTATTATTCTAGTGTGATTTTTAGCATATCCTTCAATTGTTTGTACAAATCCAGAAATTCTGTCAACTGGAATTTTAGAAAGATATTCCATCTCCTTTAATAATAAATCAGTATACATTCTCTTTAATTTTAGATTCAACCATTTCTCTTAATATTGAACTAAGATCCATCTCAGCTTTCCATCCTAATAGCTCTTCCGCTTTTTCTGGATTTCCTATTAGAAGATCAACTTCAGAAGGTCTAAAATATTTAGGATCTATAGTAACAAGAACTTCCCCTGTTTCTTTATTTTTTCCTACTTCATTTAATCCCTCACCTTCCCATATTATATGCACTCCAAGAATAGAAGCTGTCATTTCAACAATAGATCTAATAGTATATGTTACTCCAGTTGCAAGAACAAAATCCTCTGGCGTTTCGCGTTGTAGCATTTTCCACATACCAACAACATATTCCCTAGCATGTCCTATATCTCTTTGAGAATTTAGATTACCCAAAGAAAATGTTTTTATTTTTTTGCTGTGAATAATATCAACAAGAGCATCAACTATTTTTTTCTCAACAAAATTCTCACCTCTTCTTGGAGATGTGTGATTAAATAGGATTCCGTTACATGCAAATAGATTGTATGCCTCTCTATAGTTTTTAATTATCCAAAAGCCATAAAGTTTTGCTACTCCGTAAGGGGATCTTGGATAAAATGGTGTGTTTTCGTTTTGTGGTATTTCCTGTACTTTACCATATAGCTCAGATGTGGATGCTTGATAAAGTTTAGTGTTTGGTGAATGCGATCTAATTGCTTCTAATACATTTAAAGTGCCTATAGCATCAACTTGCCCAGTATAATAAGGTATTTCAAATGATATCTTTACGTGGCTTTGAGCAGCAAGATTGTAAAATTCATCAGGCTTTATACTAGAAATAAGATTGCTAATAGAAACTGGATCAGTGACATCTGCATAGTGCCAATGAAAATTAGATTTACCTCTAAGATGATCAATTCTGTGTGTATTGAAAGAAGAAGATCTCCTGATAGTTCCGTGAACTTCATATCCTTTCTCAAGAAGAAATTCGGCAAGATAACTTCCGTCTTGTCCGTTAATACCAGTTATAATGCACTTTTTTTTATTTTCCATACATTTCTTTATAGTAAGAATATGTCTTTTTAATTCCATCTTCTAATGAATATTTTGGGCTCCATCCCATCTCAAATATTCTAGAAGAATCCATTACTTTTCTCATAGTCCCCTCGGGATATGAATCATTAAAAATCACTTCCCCTGTGTACCCTACCTCTTTTTGAATGTAATGAGCTAGTAATTTAATTGATAGATCAGTTCCAGATCCTACGTTTATTATTTTCTCATCAGAATAGGTTTCGGAAAGAAAAATAAGAGCATCAGCTAAATCGTCAACATACAAAAACTCACGCATTGGATTTCCTGTTCCCCATAGCTCAACAAATGGCTTATTCTCTATTTTAGCTTCGTGAAATTTTCTTATTAAAGCTGGTAATACGTGACTTGATGTCAAATCAAAATTATCTCCTGGCCCATAAAGATTAGAAGGCATTACTGATATAAAATCACATCCGTGCTGTTTTCTATAAGACTGACACATTTTAATTCCTGCTATTTTTGCAATAGCATAGGCATCATTTGTTTCCTCCAAAGGCCCAGTCATTAAATACTCTTCCTTTATTGGTTGTTGGCAATCTTTAGGGTATATGCAAGAGGAGCCAAGAAATACTAATTTTTTTATACCTGCTAAATAACATCCTTCTATAACATTAGATTGAATTTTTAGATTGTCAGTTATGAAATCAGCCTTAAAATCGTTGTTTGCTTTTATTCCTCCAACCTTAGCTGCACATAAAAAAACAACTTCCGGTTTATTTCTTTTTAAATAATCTATAGTTTCCTCCCTATTATGAAGATTAAGATTATATCTTTTTGGAGCAAGTATATAAGAATCTGGGTATTTTTCTAAATATCTTTTATACAAATTGGATCCTACTAATCCAGTAGATCCAAAAATACAAATTTTCATAAAATCTTTATTTTTTATAGAGAATCACTAAAAAATAGTTCCTTTTTATAATAGGAACAGATCAGAGGAGGTATTGTAGCCGTATATAAAATCTATTACAGGCTTACATGTATAATAATTTTCTTTTATAGGTCTTAAAAAATTACAAAGGACGTAATAGTTACTTTCTAATTTATTTCCGTCTAC